TATATTGAAAAATATGGGGAATATGATGGAAAAATAAAATATAATGGGTATTCTAAAGAACGAGTATCTAATATAATGGGGTTATCTATTTCGGCGTATTCAAAAATATCTCAAGAATTGTTTTGGTTAATACATAATGAATTGTCTGATTATGAGATTTCTAGTTGTTATTTTAAAGAATTAAATAGAGAAGTATTTATAAATGGTAACAGTAAGACCTATATTCCTGATTTTATATATAAAAATAAAATTATAGAATATGATGGTTTATATTGGCATGATGAAATAAAAGACAACCGTAGGAATCAATTTTATTTTGATAATGGTTATGAGTTGTTAGTAATAACCGACAATGACTTTAATCGTCAAAAAAAACCACAAGACGTGGTTAATAAATGTGTTAAATTTTTAAGAAATGAAACAAAATGATCGTTATGAAATTTTAACACCGGAAGGTTTTGTGAAATTTGATGGAATACAAAAATTAATGAAAAAAACTAGGGAAATATTTTTTGATAATAATATGACATTAAGGTGTAGTTATAACCATAAAATTTTTAATTATGATGGTGAAGAAGTATTAACTAAAAATATTAACGTTAATGATAAAATTAAATCCCAAGATGGTTTTTTAACTGTTATTGATATTATCGATTACGATTACGAAACCGAAGTTTATGATATTATCAATGCTGGTGAATTACATTTATATTACACTAATGATATTGTGTCACATAATTGCAATTTTCTTGGATCTGGTGATAACGTATTTGATTCAAATATGTTGCAAACAATTCGTGAAAATATGATAAAAGAACCCGCAAATAAAATGATGGGTAATTCTTTATGGATATGGAAGGAACCTGTTGTAGGACATAAATACATTATGGGTGTTGATGTTAGTCGTGGTGATAGTGAGGATTTTAGTACAATACAAATTATTGATTTTGATGAACGGGAACAAGTATTAGAATATATTGGAAAAATCCCACCTGATGTATTGGCAGAGATTGCATATAAATGGGGGAATATGTATTCTTGTTTTATTGTTATTGATATTACTGGTGGTATGGGAATTGCAACATCAAGAAAATTACAAGAACTTGGATATAAAAATATGTATGTTGATGGTATTGACCAAAATAATACTTGGAAATATGACCCAAAAGCGTTAGATAAAATACCGGGAATAAACTTTAATAACAAACGAGTTCAAATAATTGCCGCCTTTGAAGAAGGTATGAGACATAAATTCAGAATTTATAGTTCAAGGTTGTTTAATGAGATGAATACCTTTGTTTATGTGAATGGAAGACCTGATCACCAAAAGGGTCATCACGATGATTTGATTATGTCTATATCAATTGCCTTATATGTTGGTGAATCATCCTTCTCTAGTCTTGAAAGGGTAACAGAACAAACTAAGGCGATGTTAGATTCTTGGACGGTTACCAATAATGAATCGGTTAAGGAGATAATAAACTTTAATCCACAAATGCCACATTTTGGGTTTGATAATGGAAACAATAATTCGGGAGCATCTAGAAAGGATTATGAAACATATGGTTGGTTATTTGGTGGTAGATAGTATTTATAAATAAAGTATAATGGGTTTAAATCAAAGAAAAAGGTCTGGTAATATAATTGCGGGTAGTACAATGATTGTACCGGGGCAACCTGTGTTAAGTGCGAAAAGATTTCCCTTAACTTTTAACAAAAAGGGATCTTTACCTGACACAAATAGAGAACAAAATTATGTTCCACCAGCACCCCCAGTTATTATAACAAATTATATTTTAACGGAAAATAACCAATCATTAATAACCCAATATGGGGATCATTTGGTATGGACTTATTAAATAACTCAAGTAATATTATATAAAAAAAATTAAATAGTCAACATGGAACAAAATCAAAACAATCTAACAATTTGGCAAAGACTATCCCAAGCATTTGGGCCTAACTCACTGTTAAATCAAGATTATCCAACATATAAGTTTGATAAAAAAGAATTATTAAGAACCACAGATAAACAGGAATTTGAGAAGGAAAAACTTCAATCTCAACAAACTATGTATTTGTCAGGTCAATGGGCAAAAATTGAGAATAACTTATATACTCAAGCGGTTTATTATGAACCAACAAGAATTGCAGCATTCTACGACTACGAATCAATGGAATTTACTCCTGAGATATCAACTGCGTTAGATATATATTCTGAAGAATCAACAACTTCAGATCAAGATGGTTTTATTTTACAAATTTATTCAGAATCAAAAAGAATAAAAGGTATTCTTGCCGATTTATTTAATAATGTATTAGACATTAATACCAATTTGGCAATGTGGACAAGAAATACCTGTAAATATGGTGATAATTTTGTTTATTTAAAATTGGACCCAGAAAAAGGTATTGTTGGGTGTATGCAATTACCTAATATTGAGATTGAACGATTGGAAGGGGGTATGGCGGCAAAATCTGTCAATGCTGAGGTTGATCCTAAACAAAAAGGATTGAGATTCCATTGGAAAGTTAAAGACATGGAATTTAGTTCTTGGGAAATTGCTCACTTTAGATTGTTAGGTGATGACAGAAAATTACCATATGGTACCTCTATGTTGGAAAAGGCGAGAAGAATATGGAAACAATTAATATTATCTGAAGATGCTATGTTAATTTATCGTACATCAAGAGCACCTGAACGAAGAGTGTTTAAGGTGTTTGTTGGGAATATGGATGATAAAGATGTTGAACCATATGTACAACGTGTTGCAAATAAATTCAAACGAGATCAGGTAGTTGATCCAAAAACAGGAAATGTTGATTTACGTTTTAATCAAATGGCGGTGGATCAAGATTACTTTGTCCCTGTTAGAGATGCCGCACAAACAATGCCTATTGAGACATTACCAGGAGCACAAAATTTATCGGAAATTGCGGATATTGAATACATCCAAAAGAAATTGGTTACCGCATTACGTGTACCAAAAGCACATTTAGGGTTTGAGGAAGTTGTTGGTGATGGTAAAAACTTATCATTACAGGATATCCGTTTTGCAAGAACCATACATAAAATACAAAAAAGTATGATTGCAGAAATGAATAAAATTGCAATCATTCATTTATTCTTATTAGGGTTTGAAGATGAATTACAAAACTTTACATTAGGTCTTACTAATCCATCAAAACAAGCAGATCTATTAATGGTTGATGTTTGGAAAGAAAAAGTATTACTTTATAAAGATCTTGTCAGTGAAATACCTAACACTCTTGCGCCGACATCAGCAACTTGGGCTAAAAAACATATTTTTGGATTCTCAGATGAAGATATTAAGTTAGATGTTCAACAAATGAGGTTAGAACGAGCAGTTGCTGCCGAACTTACAAATACTCCAACAATAATCACACATACAGGTATGTTTGATACTGTGGATAAGTTATATAAAGTTAAGTCAGGATCAACTGAAACTGTACCACCGCCAGATGAAGGGGGTGATATGGGTGGATTACCACCGATGGGACCACCAATGGGGGGTTCAGAACCAATGGGACCACCGATGGGAGGACCTGAACCAGGTGGTGAGGCAGGTGGATTACCTGAAAATAATGAAAAAAATAACCTAAATATCCTATTAGAAAGTGATGATTTACAGGGTGATTCGTATATTGATTTATCCGGAGCAAGAAATTCTTTGGGTTCAATGGAAGAAGCTTTGAGCAAATTGCTAAGAGATTGATATTTATATATAAAAAACGATATGAAATTTGGTATATTAAAATCTAAAATAGAAAATGTGTTAATTGAATCTTACAAGAAAAACACATTCAAGAAAGAAATGTTTATTTTTGAGGAACTAATCTTAAAGAATAAAAATGTTAGTAAATTGTTTTATTTGTATGGGGAATTAAGTTCTAATAAAGGACTTAACGAATCTGTGGCAAATGAATATATTAACCAAAGTATTATACTATACGAAAACTTAATAAATAAAATCCCAACTTCACAATTAAAAGAAATTCAAATGTGGGTTGGTCATATCCAATGTGAAAATACTTATAACACAATAGATAATCTGTTTTCAAATGATGTTGTTAATCTTGAAGATAAAATCAATAGTAAAAATTCTATATTAGAATCAATTAAACTACCAAAAACTGAAAAGAAAACTGACATAGTTAATGTTCCAATTAAAGATATGGTGGAGATTGCAAATAAAACAATCACCAACTATATTGATAATTTAACAGAATCTGACAAAAAAGAATTAAAGTCTTTATTGTCGTCAAACGATGATACAATTAAAGAATCATACTTTATGTTGAAAGGTAGTGTATTAACTAAATTGGAAAACCTACAAGAAAGTGATTCTGATGTTAATAACAAAATCACCGAAACAATTAATAAGATAAAGGACGAATCTTACGATAAGATTAATTACTTTAAATTACGAAAATTAAATGGGGAACTTTAATCGTTAGAAATCATTTTTTGACGATAAATCGCCCTATTTTTATTTGTTCTATTTAATACCGACTTTTTAGTATATTGCTTTCTATCATTAAGTAATGAACTTTGTCTTGTTTTTATTACCTTACTTTTTAATTCTTTTAGGGATTTTTCTATATTCCCGTGTTTTACAACTACTATTAACATCTGATATTTTTACGAATTTATTGTATTTGATATATATCACAAATATACCTATTATTTTAAAAATAAACGTGATAACATGAAAAAAATTGATGAAAAAAGGAAAAACTTCCAAATTAATTGGTTATAGATCCTCAAAGGTGATATACGGAACAGTAAACTCCAAAGATTTTAAATCCCTATACCTTAACTTACAAACTTGGGTGGAACCCAAAATTGATCCAGAATCTTGGTCAAGAATTGTACTAAATATGGGTAGATCTATTAAACATTCAGTATATGAACATATAGATAAAACATTGTTTGACGACAAATTTATTGTTGATATGGACCTAAGAACAAGCGGACTACAACCAAAGAAAAAATCGTTTATGAACCTTGAAATTAATTTGTTCCTAATAGATGAATTAGACTTTAAAGATACAAAACTAAAGAGAAAATTAAAAACTATCGTCAAAGGAATATATGATGATGTTCTTATCAAAAACGAAAACTTTAAGTTTTCTTTAACAAAAAATGGAAATGTGAAACCAAATAAGGTAAAAATAGAAAAAGTTTAATATTTATATATAAAACTTTTGATATGAACGAAAATAGAATATTAGGGCCAAATGAAACGGGACGCGGGATTCTTGTTGAATACGATGCCGGTTACATCAACCCAACAGATAAATATAACTCAGAAATACTTAAAGAATCTAAGAATTTTTTAGACCACTCAAAACCATTTGAATTTTATGCCGTATTACAAAAATACGACACACCAAATAGAAATGGTAGAGTATACCCTAAAAAGATTCTTGAACGAGAAGCTCAGAACTATAAGAAGATGATTGAGAAGGGAACTTCCCTTTCGGAGTTAAACCACCCTGAATCATCACTTATTGATCTTGATCGTGTTTCACACATCATCACTGAAGTGTTTTGGGAAGGTCCTGTTCTATTGGGTAAATTAAAACTATTAACAAGTCCTGGGTTTCACCAAAGTGGTGTATGTTCCACTAAAGGAGATTTGGCGGCAAACTACCTAAGACAAGGTGTAACATTAGGAATATCTTCTCGTGGTGTTGGATCACTTAAAAAAGTGGGAGAACAAAATGAAGTACAAGAAGATTTTGAGTTAATTTGTTTTGACCTTGTATCTTCACCATCTACGCCAGGAGCATATCTTTTCTTAAATAGAGATGATAGACACAAATATGATGAGAACTTAGAAGAAGAGAAAAAAATTACCGTTGATCGTCATGTTGGGGAATCTGGAAACAAATCACTTGACTTAATGAAAAGATTATCCGATTATTTGGATAAATAAAATAAAATGGAACAAGGAGAAAAGTATTTCGTAGCAAAAATTACATCAGACCTGTTAGATACAGAGTCAGGTAAAGTAAAAAAAATGAGAGAAGAAAAATTGGTAATGGGATATACCCCAACCGATGTTGAGGCTAAAGTCACTAAAGTATATGAAAATTATACGATGGATTGGAGAATCACTTCAATTACTGAAAGTAAAATTGATGAGGTTATTGACTAACTAAATTAAAAATTTAAGAAAGGATGGACAAATGTTCATCCTTTTTTTATGCCCTATAATTTTTTATTTTAAATAAAAACAACTCTAAAAGTGAATTTTTTGAAATAGTCAAGTATTTATCAATAAAACTATTCAAAAATAATGAACAAAAAAGAATCATTAGTTGAGGACACATTCATCCAGTTAAGAAACTTGGAGAATGTGATCGCTGAAAACGCACAAGGAATACTTGCATCTACAATGACGCAAGAAATCAAAGAATTAGTAAAAGAATCTCTCAACGAACAAGACGATGAGGAGATTGACCTAGAAGCTGAGGTTGATACCGACGCTGATAATGACGAAATGGATATGGATATGGACATGGGTATGGATGATGAAATGGATATGGATTCTGATGACGAAATGGATATGGACATGGATATGGATGTTGATGACGATACAATCGATCTAACAGGTGCTTCTGACGAAGAAATTCTTCGTGTATTTAAAGCGATGAAAGATGAGGATGGTATTATCGTAAAAAAGGAAAACGATATGTTGCATTTATCAGATGAAAATGAAAACGTAGATTACCTAATTCAACTTGGAGAATCATATGATGAATTCGAAGATGAAGATGAATTCGGATCTGAAGAAGAAGAAAATGAAGGTGTAATTTATGAATTACATATTGATTCTGACGAAGATGAAGATGAAGATCTTTCTTTTGATGATTTTGATGAAGATGAATTTGAATTTGAAGAAGAAGAAGAAGTTGAAGAAGAAGACGAATATGTTATGGAATCTTCAAAATTCAAATCTAAAGGAATTGGTATGGGTAACGCTTCAAAATTCAAATACGGAAAAAAACCTAACCAAGATGGTGGTTTCGATGTTAAGAAAAAACAAGGAACAAGAGGTGTTGGAATGGGTAAAGCAAAATTCGAATATAAGGAGGAAGTTAACACAGGAAAAGAAACTAAAAGACCAGTTAGAAAACCAACAGTTAAAAAAGTGGAGACTAAAGAGGCTTCAAGAACTTATGGTAATGGATCTAAATCAGGTCGTGGTTTAAGAAAAGGTATTACACCTAATAGAAACTTAAACTTAGAATCTAAAAACGAAGAGTTAAACTTACTTAGAGAAAAAAATGAAGAGTATAGAAAAGCACTTAATCTTTTCAGAACTAAATTGAATGAGGTTGCGGTATTCAACTCAAACTTAGCTTACGCTACTCGTTTGTTTACTGAACACTCTACAACAAAACAAGAAAAGATCAATGTATTAAGACGATTTGATGGTGTTGAAACTATTAAAGAATCTAAAAATCTATACAAAACAATTAAAGACGAACTTTCAACTACAACAAGTACGGATAATACAATTAACGAATCTTTCGAAAGAAATCTGATTAAAACACCTACAAGTGGATCAGCAGCAAACTTGATCGAATCTAAAACGTATGAAAATCCTCAATTTATGAGAATGAAAGATTTAATGTCAAAATTAAAATAAAAATAAACTAAAAACAAATAAAAAACCAAAAAAATGGGAGCATTATTAGAATCAGGTCTTGTTGGTAACATCGGGTTAAAACACCTTAAAGTTATCAAAGAAGATACTATAAACAAATGGGATAAATTAGGATTCCTTGAAGGCCTTAAAGGTCACCTAAAAGAAAACGTTGCACAGTTATATGAAAACCAAGCATCTTTCTTGATTAACGAAGCAACTTCTGAAGGTTCTAACGGAGCATTCGAAACTGTTGTTTTCCCAATCGTAAGAAGAGTTTTCTCTAAATTATTGGCAAACGAAATCGTTTCTGTACAAGCAATGAACTTACCAATCGGTAAATTGTTCTTCTTCGTACCTCGTATCCAAGGATATCAATCTGGACAAGACCAAACACCAGCAAATGATTATGTTGGTGGTGGAACACATTATGCGCCAGTAGGGTCACCTAACAACGCAACAATTGATTCATCTACCATTGGTGCAGGTTACCCACCTAATTCAAACGCATTTTCAAAAAATCTTTATGATTTATTCTATGAAGGTTCTGAAGGTCAATTAGATCCTCCAGGATTGTTTGATTACTCAAAAGGTAAATGGTCGGCAATCACTACTGATGCAACTATGTTACAATGGGTTAACGGAACTATTGATAACGGACTTAATATTACTGAAACAACTAACGTTAGAAAAGTAATTGTTAAAATGTGTGGTTTCAGAGATCTTGGTGTTGGTAAATTAATCGGACCTGATGGAAATGAGATTGATACTGAAAGTTTCTTATCTGACTTGAGAGTATTCCAAAAATCAGGTAATGGAATGTCAGCATCTACAACACCTTGTAATGTATTGAGAGATACAAATGGTGATCCTAATTCTTTATTATTTAGAGTTGTAACTCAACAATATGGTAAAGGTATTGTTGCTCCAACATCTAACCAAGCATCTACTAGTTTCCCAAGTACAGGTAATGGTGGATCTTACAATAATATCTGTTCTCAAGATGGTTGTATCTATCTTGAAGTAGATTTATCTTGTCCAGCATGTGTTACTTGTGGTGAGACTATGGATGGTTACACAGGAACTACAATTTTTTCTGCGGCATCTGCAACATCATTCTCAACTGTTTATAGATCATACGCTAATATGGAATTTGAAGACCAAATTGGTGAGGTTTCTTTTGACTTAGAGTCTGTAACAGTTTCTGTAACTGAAAGAAAATTAAGAGCACAATGGTCTCCAGAAATGGCACAAGACGTTGCGGCATTCCACAACATTGATGCTGAGGCTGAATTAACGGCTTTATTATCAGAACAAGTTGCGGCTGAAATTGACCGTGAGATCCTTCGTGACTTACGTAAAGGTGCGGCTTGGAACTTACGTTGGGATTATAATGGATGGAGAAGATTGTCTTTAACAACTTCTTACACTCAAAAAGATTGGAATCAAACATTGATTACTGCAATCAACCAATTATCGGCACAAATCCACAAATCTACATTGAGAGGTGGAGCTAACTGGATCGTTGTTTCTTCTGAGATTTCTGCAATCTTTGACGATTTAGAATACTTCCACGTATCTAATGCGTCTCCTGAACAAGACCAATACAATATGGGTATTGAAAGAGTTGGGACATTAGCAGGACGTTACCAAGTTTTCCGTGACCCTTACTTCCCACCAAACACAGTTTTGTTAGGACATAAAGGAACGTCATTGTTAGACACAGGTTACATCTACGCACCGTATGTACCATTACAATTAACACCTACAATGTATAATCCGTTCAACTTTACTCCGATTAAAGGAATAATGACGAGATACGCGAAAAAAATGGTAAATAATCGCTTTTATGGCAAAATTACCGTAGATGGTGTTCGTACATTTGATTTAAGAGAATTGAGATAATCAAAATCTTAAATAATACTACAAAAGGGACAAGGAATTGTCCCTTTTTTTATGCGTATTTACAAACAATAGGGAAAATGAGAGTATTTATAGTATGAGAAAAATTATATTTAATGAGGAACAAATAAAAGATATGATATCATTATATGTTAATAATATTTGGGGAACTAGACAGATTGGTGAAAAGTATTCAGTTTCTGAAAAAACAATTAATAGAGTATTAAAAGAAAATGAAGTTAAGATGGATACTCCTGGTAGACGATATTTTGGAGGGAAAAAAACATCTGATAAAAAATATTACGAATCCAATAAAGAAAAAATATCAGAATACTATTCTGATTGGAGAGAAGATAAGAAAGAATACTTAAAAGAATATCAAAAAAAATGGAGAGAAGAAAATCGTGATAAATTACGAAAAATAAAACGAGATTACGAAAGAAATCGTAAAGCGAGAGACCCCCTTTATAAATTAATTAGTAATTTCAGGACTGCAATTTACACCGTATTAAAAGAAAGTAATGTGGAAAAAAACAAACATTACTTTGACATACTACAATACACACCTGAACAATTAATAACACATTTAGAATTACAATTCAAGGACACAATGAACTGGGATAATTATGGTGAATGGCATGTCGACCATAAGTTACCTATAACATCATTTGATATACAGGAGATGGGAGATAAAGAATTTATGTCTTGTTGGTCCTTAGATAACCTTCAACCAATGTGGGGTATTGAGAATATACGTAAATCAAATAAAACAGAATAGGGGAAAGGAGACAAGAAATTGTCTCTTTTTTTATGTTTGCTAATTTATAATACCAATATACACAAACAATTTAATTAACGATTGACAATAAATAATTTCATAGGTATTTATTAATAAAATGACCACTTATGAAAAATTCACTATTTATTTTATTCATTATACTAACAAGTTTTTTTGTTAAATCACAAGTTAGTTCCTACACATTTGGAACGTCAACAGGAACCTATACACCAATAGTTGGGGGTAGTAATTACGATAACTTTACAAGTTGGTCAAACACAAACTTTTTAGACGATAATAATTCAACCGCATTAGAATCTATAGGATTTAACTTTGTTTATAATGGAACAACCTATACACAATTTGCGGTTAACACTAATGGATTTATAACATTAGGATCATTACCAACCAATAGTTATCTTCCACTATCAACAGGAACGTCAAATAATGTTATATCGGCAATGGGTAATGATATAATAGGTCGTGGTTCATTATTGGCAAATAGAACTTCAGGTAGTGCGGTAATTACAATAACTGGTGGTGATATATCTTTAATATCAGTTGGTGATAAAGTAAGTGGTACAGGTATTCCTGCAGGTGCTACGGTACTATCTAAAACCGCAACTACTGTGACAATTTCTGCAAATGCAACAAGTGCAGGTACCGGATTTCATTTTAGATTTAGTAGGTCAACCTTCGGTATTAGATTTCAAACAATAGGTACATCCCCTAATAGAACTTTAGTTGTACAATGGACGGGGTGGCAAAGATATACCACAACAGGTGGTTTTGGTGAATTATATAACTTTCAGATAAGATTAAATGAGACCACAAATACAATCAACGTGGTCTATAATATACAAGGACCAACAAGTACTACCTCAACAACATTTCAGGTAGGTTTAAGAGGAAGTACGAACACTGATTTTAATAATAGATTAACAACAACAAATTGGTCATCAACAACCGCAGGGACATTAAACAGTTCAACTGTGACACTTTCAAGTACAGTTAAACCAACTTCAGGATTAACATATACTTGGACTCCCCCATCTTGTACCGCCCCATCATCATTATTGGTGACTTACACATCACCAACATCCGCCAACTTATCTTGGGCGGCATCACCATCATTACCAACAAATGGATATGAATGGGAAATTAGAACTTCAGGTTTAGGGGGAAGTGGAGCAACGGGATTAGTTGCTAGTGGTAGTGTTGGTGCTGGTGTTACATCTTCTTCTACCTCATCACTAACTCAAAATACCACATATATATTATATGTTAGAAGTAATTGTGGAGGATTATATAGTTCTTGGAACGCATCTGCAAGTTCAACATCACCAGTACCAGCACCCTCAAATGATAACTGTTCAAATGCAACATCACTTCCTTGTGGGACATCAGGACTTGCGGGAACAACTGTTGGTTCTGTTTCAGAAACCGCACCTTTAGGATATTCATCACCTTACGGTGTATGGTATAGTTTTGTTGGTGATGGTCAAAATACAACTATTACTTCAGTTGCAGGAACAGGATTTGATCACGAAATGGTTATTATGAGTGGAACCATATGTGGTGCAACATATACGTTAGTGACTGACCAAGATGTTGGTTTTTCAGGTGGTACTGAAACTTATACGTTCACAACAGTAAACGGTACTCAGTATTATGTGTATATAGCTTATTATAGTACCACAGGTTTGTCAACTAATACAGGAACCTTTACAATGACAAGAACCTGTGTCGCACCACCAACACCACCAGTTAACGATAATCCGTCAGGTGCAATATCAATAACCCTTAATACTGGAACATATTCAACATACACAAACGTAAATGCAACATCAACATCAGAAGCAACACCAAGTTGTGCTAGTTATACGGGTGAAGACGTTTGGTTTAGTGTTGTTGTCCCATCAAATGGTATTGTGGAGATAGATTTGATACAGGGGGTTATTACTGATGGTGGTATGTCAGTATATACAGGTTCTATTGGTTCTTTAACTCAAGTTGCTTGTGATGATGATAATAGCGTTAATGGTTTAATGCCTTACTTATATTTAACAGGATTACCTGTGGGTCAAACAATATATATTAGAGTTTGGGAATATGGTGGAGGAACCACAGGAACTTTTGGTATCCTTGCAAATTCACCTATTGGATTACCTGTAGAGTTATTATATTTTGAAGGTTATGGTTATCCATCTTACAACAATTTAAAGTGGTCAACCGCATCGGAACATAACTCAGATTACTTTTTACTTGAAAGAAGTGTCGACGGTGAACAATGGAATTACGTAGGCACTACAAAGGCAATGGGTAATAGTACTCAAGTAGTTAATTACTTATATGTGGATAATTTTAGATTTAATGGGTTTATTTATTATAGATTAACACAAGTTGATTATGATGGTAATTTTAAACAGTATGGTCCAATATCAATTGATAATAGAATAACAAAAAACATTGTTAAGTGTTTTAATTTAATGGGTCAAGAAGTTAATGAATATGAAAGGGGATTAATTATCCTACAATATGAGGATGGGACAGTAGAAAAGGTGATTAGATAATCACCTTTTTTTATTTAGATAAAACTCTAATTGATTTTGATATAATTTCTGATTCACCTATACTAAAGGCACCTCTCTTATGTGCTGATTTTACCGCTTCCACCAAATAATATATTGAGTGTTCTTTATCCATTGTTGATAATAGTAGATCTAAATGATCTTCTGTTAATAAATTAATTGTTCCGAATAGGTTACCGAATAACTCTTCTTTTTTTTCTTCTTCCATTTCCAAAATATTTGATATTTATAATAGTAAGTAATTATTGGATAATGTTAAAGGATATCATAAAAAAAGTATTAAGGGAAGCAACTTCTGAATCGGGAAGTAGGGGGTCATATATCGCACCACTACAACCGGGTATTAGAATCTTCAAGAAGAACGAAATGGGACCGTTTACAATACCCGTTTCCAAATATGATAGTCCTATGTTAGAATTTGATAGTTATGACGGGAAAATGGACGAAACAAAGAAACAAATCAAGAAGATAGAATCTAAGGCTAAGAAAGTTTCCAATTATATTAAAAATCATCCAGAATCAACTAATAGTGATGATGATGGTAACAGTATTAATCAAACTCCTGGTAAAAATTTAAAGATAGTTCCAATCAAAGAAGATTTGGGGGTTTGGTTTGGTAAAAAGAAATCACCTAAAGGATCTTCACAACCCCAAGGACCGTGGGTTAATATTTGTCGTAAAAACGAAGGTGGTGGACATCCCCCTTGTGGTAGACCTGATGCTGACCCAAAAGGTTATCCTAAGTGTAGAGCAAAGAGTGTTGCATCTAAAATGAGTGATAATCAAAAAAGAAATGCGTGTTCTCAAAAAAGAAATGCAGAAAAGAAGGATACTCAAACGGGTAAGGGACAAAAACCTGTTATGACATCATATAAAACAAAAAAAGAATCAATTGATTCCTTGATTGGTAAGATTATATCAGAGATTAGAAATTTTATCTAACACATCGGTCAAGGAGTTTTTGATCTGGGAGTTTACCTGAGTTTCCATATCAATTCTACGTTTGTCGGTTTCTTTATCAAATATAAAATTTAATCTTGTCCAATCTCTATCGCTTAATTTTACGTTATAGTGGTATACGTGGTTTGTGATATCAACTCTACGATCAGAAAATGTAATGAAAATATCTAATTCATCATTTTTTAAATATTTTTTATCTGATAGGGGAGCAATCATAAAATCTGTGGATTTATGATTAATAATTTTTAAACAAATTTTAAAACAAGTTTTTTCATAAGAAGAAACATCTTCTTTATATGATGGTATAATATTGTTTCTTTGTGTCCACAAAAAAAACTTCATTTTTAATCTTTTAAAAAACCTTATAATTCTTATTCTCATTTTTACTTATTTATGTGAATGATAAGTAAGTTTTTTTAATAAGACAAATGTTAAATTAATAGATTATGCTTTAAAACATCAATAAAATCTAACCAAGTATCCAAATCATTTTCATTTCTACCAATATTTGCGGAATAACAACACAACACAACATTATCTTTAGTATATCCTTTATTTCCATCTAGTCTATCTAATGAAGGTTGTTGTGGGTGTTTAGATCTATTAGATGGTATTAAAGGGACTTTAAACCAATAACATAAACCATTTTGATTATCAAACATTTCATTAACGTCTCCTATCGTTAAAGTATGTTCTATTTTTCTGTGTTTAGAATCATGTAGTAGCGTGTTTTGCCATAACCTAACTCTTCTTTCTTTTTGTTTTAGTCCTTCTTTTTTTCTTTGTTCAGGGTCTAATCTTTTTTTTCTTTTATAATCTCTGGTTTTTTTTAAAACACACTCTTTACATCTGTGACCTCTTTGGTTTTCATAAAAATCAGTTTCTAATTTTATTTCACCACATTTACTACATTGTTTATCCATATTATTAAATATACGGATAAACAAAATAAATTAAAAAAAAAGAATATTTCTATTCTTTTTTCCATTTACCCCCTTTTGAATTATATCTTTTAACTGCGGCACCATTACAATAGGCACTAGGACATACGTCATATTTTGTTTTAGCCCAAGATAATGATTGTTGCCATAAATCTTTATTAGTTGCAACATTTTTATTTTTTTTACCTTCCATCATGACCATATCTTTATCATCAATATTCATAGGCATTTCACCACTTTCGGTTTCATTCATTAAGAAATCAAATACTTGATCCATATTGTTTTTTGCTTCAGAGATATGATCTTGAGCCCAATCGTGACCGTTCTCTAAAATTTCCTCAACCATAGAATGATCCATATCTAACAACATTTCACATTGTCTTTTCATTTGTTCAAGATTAGAGAAGAACATATATCTACTAGACTCTTGTTCATTAATAACTCGTTTAATGATTCTACTTAAATCTGATTCGTTTAATTTAATTACTCTTTCCATCTTTTAATTATTTAATCCGTTAGGACCACCTAATGCGATCATATTTAATTGTGTAACTTGTGTTCCATAACCATCTGTCCATTCAGGGTGTGGTGGTATAAAGGTTGTTACTGTTGTTCCTGAAACATCACACGTTTCTTGACAAATAGTTACTTCTGTTCCCGCACTTCTTGGTGGTTCAACACAACTTGTACAACCTGTGTATTCTACACTCAAAGAATCTATTGTGTCGATTGTAGATTCTTCACTTTCAGAATCAACTAAAAAACATCCAGGATTTGTTGTTCCGGTGAATGTTATATAATATGTTGAACCTGTGTTAGCAGTAAATGATCCCGAATCAACAACAATTTGTCCCGTACCATCACAAGGTGTTAATAATATAATTGCCATAATAAGTTTTTTTTATTTATAAATATCTCGTTTAATTATTTAATCCGTCTGGACCACCCAAAGTTATCATATTTAATTGTGTTACTGAGGTTCCGTATCCGTCCGTCCATATTGGATGGGGTGGTGAAACTTGTGTTACCGTTGTTCCACTTGGACCGCAAACTTCCATACAAAATAATGTTTCAGGTCCGGAATTTCTTGGGAACCTAGTGTTATCGTTATAACATTCAATACAGTTATAGTAAAATGTTAGTGGGGTTATTTCCCTAAATGATCGGTCAATCTCTAATGGGCAAGAATTAATTAATCTATAACATTTTCCATAATGTTCTAAATTAAAAACATTTTGTGGTGTTTCATAGTATCCTGTTAGTGTATACCAATCTTGTAATGTAACACTAACATATTCTTGGTTTGACCCATCACATTCAGAAATTGATACACCAATTCGTGTGTTTAAAGAACAATCCTCACAAGTATCGTAAGGTGAAGTATCTAAACTATTCCACACTTCATAAGTACCCATATATGTTTCATATGGTGTGTCTAAATAAAAACATTGGAAGTCAGATGTCCCATATTTTACTTTAACATAATCTCCAGTGGTAAAACCATTTGATGTTGTTATTATCCCGTAATTTCCAGAATCACAATTATATCCTAACCATACAAAGTTATCCGTCGTAAGACATTGTTCACAGTTTAGTGATGAATTAAAACTATATATATAATTATAACCGGTGCCTTCAGAATAATCTGTAATCTCAACACAATCATCCACCCAAGGATTATAAAGTGTTGTCCCAATTGAGTTATTCACATATTGATAAGATGTAAATATTCCTGTGTTTGTTACCTCTGTGACCGTAATCGTAATATCGTCAATCCCACTTATTCCACCAAATGAACTACCATCTATGATTATAGTGTCATCAACACCATATCTAACACCATATTGTACTGTTACTGTTGAGGTAAATGCTGATGAGGAATCAAAAACAACATAAAATGATGCACCGTAACCATCATTATCGGTTACTCCAGTGAAAGGACCGTAGGTTCCTTCAACGATTCCACTTCCGGAATATGATGGAGTAATTGAAACAATTGGACCCGTATTGGTACAACTTGAATACGCATAATTGACCCCAAAACACTGAATACAAGATTGGCAATCTGGTTGTGGATCAAAATTTAGAAATGAATTTAATGTTACCGCGGAAGTGGTTAAATCACCAATTAAAAAACAACCATCATCTCCCGATAAATTTGATGATGAACCATATTCAAGTAATGTGGATGCCCATACAACCTCATCGGAATTTGTTAAACAATTTGTTATGATTTTTTTATCGGCAACTTGATCTACACAATCCTCACATTGTTGTGGGTCAAGATATTCACCTAAGTCGGCAATAAAGGTAACGTCAGGTGTGGTTGACTCTATTGCGGTGACAATCCCACAAAACTGTTGATTAAGAAAAGTATCAAAATATGTTATTAAATGGTTTACATAATTATCATTTGGTAATGAAACATATACAATATCACCACTAATACAAGATGAAACAGAATATATAAACGGATTATCTGCATAACAGGTAGCACAATCCGTTTGTTCCGATTGGTTAATTAAAACTGAAATATCTCTTGGTATATTATTACCAAAATCGGAAACATAAAAACAACCATTAATTGGTTTTTCAAAATAAGTAAAATCAATATAAAATGTATCTCCGGTTGTTGTACCTGACGGTAAATCTCCAATATTAAATGGGTAAAGATCTCCTGGAAGATCACAACTAGTTAGATATAGTATATTACTATTATTAATTAAACATTCAGTACAAGATAATTCTGAAATTGGAGTTTCATTTAAAATTGAAAATTCTTGTGGGGGTGTAAAACTAAAATCAACAATATAATAACAACCGATTAATGGTCTACCATTCCCCGTAAAATTCATATAAAACGTATCTCCCGTTGTTATTCCCGATGTAAAATCACTAACATTAAAAGTGTATAGTCCTTGAGAACCATCACAATTTGATAGAGTAACATAAGGAGAATTATTAGATATACAATCAATACAATCGGTATATGGTCCGGTAAATGTTGCAACTGACCCAGAAGGATCTGGTACTGGTTTACTATCAACAGTAAAACAATTTGATCCTATTCTTGGGTCATTAAAAACAAAGAAATATGTTTCACCAGAGGTTATTGCCGATAATGGGTCGTCAACAACAATCTGTATAGGTGGTTTACCATCACATCTTACAATATTAATTTTTACATTATTTGCCATTATTTTTTATTTACGATTTGAAATTTTATTTGTCTCTTATAAGTATTTATTTCCCCACTTGAAACCACCTTTAAATCAATATAATATTCGTTAGGTATTTTATCTCTAGTATCAAATATGAAATAATATTCATTAGATGAACGGTTAATCTTAGTCCAATCTTGAACTTGAACTTCCGTTTGACCTTCTCGTACATACACTCTATAGAAGGCATCCACATTAGGTTGTAATTGATTTGTGGTATACGCCTTTTTAATAACAACACCAATTTTTCTAACATCCGTATTTAAAATTTTCTCATCTTGTTTTACACCATAAAAATCAAAACCATAGATTGATGGTTCTTGAGATGTAATACCAATTTGGATTGATTTCTTTAATGGATAAATAACAAATTCATTCTCAACGTTCGGTAATGAAAAACCATTCAACACAATACCACTCCAAGTATCTGTAAACATACACGGAGTATGATATCCCCCAGGAGGAAATGCGGGTATGGTAATTTCATAAACACCTTTAGTTCTTCTACAAGAAGTTAAACCCGTTAATCCAAATATTGGATCCCCGTTTTGGTCGCTAATTGTTACCGTTGGGTTATTGTCTAAATTTTGGAAGTCACCATCTTCATAGATATATAAATACAATTTATTAACTTTACCTAAAGAGAAACTATTTCTATCATCCTCAATTAAGTCATTATAATTTGTTTCTAAAAATGGTTCATAAAATGTTTGTGTATGACGAGTAAAGAACCCAACTTCATATGTTCCTGTTGTTCCCGTTAAGTTTTCAACTTGAGGTAAGTATGCAATACCCCAACCAGAGACATCTAAACCAAATTGTAATATATTATTAATTTCTGAGGTCATATCAAATTCAACATTTTCATCACCAAATTCAAAATGTTGTGTTGCAACAATTGTTAATGCAGAAAATGGATATAACCCTAAATTGTTGTTATTATAAATTCCTGGTTGTCCCCAATTTTGAATGGTTGTTGTTGCCGACCAATTTGACGGTCTATCAGAATAATTCTTATCCGTTGGGATTTGTGTTGCAAGATCAGCAAAATCATAACCAACTCCTTCATCCCAATATTGTTTTGTATAAGGGTCCACTTCTAAATTTGGTATTCTAAATAATATAAGATCAAATGATGTTGCCCTTAATCTACCCGATGAGGTTGATGTATTTAACAAATCTCTATCAAAGAAAGATGTGTTGGTCATCCTTAAGGTGTGGGTCATCCCATTATTACAAGTGATTTCGGCAATGGTGCCTCCAGTATATTTTTCTCGTAATAAATTAAGATCTAAGTCAAAGATAAAACGACTAAACCCAATAGGGTTTGCAATACCACCATTACCATAAAATAGTTCAGTCACAGGGTTTTGTCCTGTGTTTGTAAAACTATTGGATATGATAGTATTATTCTTACTAAAATATGAATTGTTGATTGACATTTACAGTTTTTACTATAAATATCAATTGATTCTAATATTTTTATTTAAAATTGTATTATCTGCGTTATTCAGTGTTGATGTTATTTGTGCAACCGTTACCCCATTAGTTGATGTTGGTATTGGTATACACCCAGGGAATGGATGAACGTGAGATATTAAAAACTTTGTTATTAAAGATAGGAATTTCATTAATTCCTCACCCCTAACCATAGAGTTTGTACTTGTTCCCTCACCTATAGACACTAATTTATCTTGTGGTATACCATATAATGTTTCCTTTAAATCCACAGTAAATGCCCCTGAAGATCGGTGACTCAATAAAAATAATTTATCTGCCCCCATCACAGAATATGTAATTGGGTTTACAATATAATCTCGTTTATTAACCTCCTCAATATTAACGTTAGATAAAATACCTAATCTTGGTGGTGTTTTAGCCCAAACTAAACCATACCCTTTTTCTTTATATCCATCACTTAATGTAATTTTATTATACAAAATTGATGCCTTTGTGGTACCACCCAAATGATTAATTAAGTCAAATACATCACTAATGATATAACTATAAGTGTTTGAATCTGGACCATAAAAGAATGGAAACTGATCCTCAATAAAATATGTGGTATATCCATCAATATTTATAACACCTTCATTAACCCCTTTAATAAAATTGTTTATCAATTCTGAAGTTTCAGATAAAGTTTTACCGGTAAAATCAATTTTATAGTTAGGTGAAAATGGTTGTCCCAATAATATATCAGTATTAACTGTTATATTTGATACTTTTATCAAATCACTATTTGTATTTGATAAGTTATAAAATTTAATAACCCCATCATATGTAAATCCAGTTGCATCTAAATTATTGATTGTCCATTGGACATATGATTTTGTGTTTATATCTTTATATGTTTCTGTGGTTATAGTTTCGGTACCTGTTGAAACATTTTCTAATTCATAACTTGATAATTGTAAAAACGACCTACCATCATTTTTTACAACAGGAACATTCTCATTACCTGAACTTATATATTTACCCGATCTAATCAGTGCCGTTGAATTATTATCACCTTCACTATCTACTAAAACAAAATCACTACTACCTCTTCCTAAGAATGCGTTATCTCCAGGTTTTGGATATACACCCTCAAGACCTATTTTTATTTTTCCTGTTGTTGGATCAACAGTTGATTCGGCTTGTTTAAAATTCTCCCCACTTGCCAAAACAGATTGAGAACTATTATAAGATTCAAATTTATTATTCCAAGGTCTTGATATTGGTCCTTGAGTATAAAATTTATTAGCGTCTTTTCTTTCATCTTTATTTACGTAAGTAATAAATACCAACTCACCTGTTTTAGGTATTTGTGAAATATAGTAAGGTAAAAGAGGTAAAAATATTAAAGGGTCTTTTGGTCCCCATTTATCGGCATCAGTCCAACCTGTAGGGTAAACAAATGCCATTTGTTCATCCTTAGGCATAATTCTAATTCTACCAATATGTAATGGATCATTAACATCCATTACTGTTCCAATAAACAACATTTTATTATTTTCCATTTCGTGATTGATACTCTTTTAATATAGTATCATAACTTAATTCTAATTTATCAATATGATTTGTCAACTTAATAAGTGTTTCTTTTGTTAAGTCAAAATCTTTTTGTATAAAATCCATTGCCAATTTCAAGTCTTTATTGGGGCTTGTTTTATAATTTTTAATGATCTCAACAATTTCTGATGATTGTATTTTATTTTCCATATCTTACATTACTAATCCAAATGCCGTATCTGGTATGGTTTGATTTGTTGGTAATACACTTAAGATCCCAATACCAATATCAACTCTAGCATTTTCTGTCATTTCTTTATCCATACCATCAATAATTCCTTTTATTGCTGCCAACATTAAATTAGGGCTTCCATCCGGCATAGGACCTGTTGGTAAACCAAGACTTTCAAATTCACTAATTACATTTAAAAACGCCCCTGTTTTAGAATAACCTTTTCTTAATTTACTTGCCAATAATAACGGTAATGGTAGTTGTTTTGTTTTACTTTGTATCTGGGATAACAACATTTGTAAATCATTTAGAATTGATTTACATTCCCTAAAATCTTTAATTAATTTAGCAATTGACATAATAAGTGCAACTAATGACAAAATCATATCCGCATATTTTTTTGTTTTTTCCTTAGCGATATCCGCAATGATTCCAGCGATCAATATTTTAATATCCTTCTTAATTATGTTAAATATAATTTTAATAAATAACGACGTAATTTTTGAAACAAGTTCTGAAAAATATGTTTTTAATTTTTCGGCAAAATCCATAAATGAATTTATTTCATCAACAAATGTTTGACCTAAAGATTTTGCCATTATCATAATTGGTAAAACAACTTTTGGTGATAATATTGACATTACCAATGCCTTTGGAAATTCTTTAAGGAAACTTAAATCAATGTTAATTTCTAATGGAAAAAACCCATTTGTTATTGTTTCTGTTATATTTGCCGCATCATTTATTGTGTTATTATTATTTTTACCATCAATATAGTTTAATGTTGCAACAGAATTAATAATTGCATCGGCATCAACAGGTAATTTTACCGTCCCACATTCCTCAAATTCAGAAACACCCAATTTAATATCTGATATTTTTTGATCTATCGTTCTTAAATCTATTTCCGAAAATTCAAAAAATGATTTATCAATATTATCAAATTCGGATACTTTGGAAATACCACTAACATCAATCTCAGTTGTTGAATCAAAACATAAACCCAAGATTCGTTTAAGTATTAATAATATTTTATTTAAATCACCCAAATTTATATCCCCATCACCTCTTTTAATTGATAATGCTCCGGTAAGTTGGTTAATTAAATTTGCGAACATATTCTTAAAATCAAAGATTTCAATTGTACTATAATAATCCTCAAGAAATTCAACAACTTTAGTTACCTCTCTAGTTTTTAAATCTACTTTATAAAAATTTCCTTGAATAAGACCATTTATAGGATCATTATATGATTCAACATATGTGATATCAAAAAGTTCTTGACCTGACGTTCCAAGATAACTTAATGTTGCCGGAACGGAATATGGTTGGTTAATGTTTTGCATCCGATCATACAAAGATCTATTTAACGAAAAGGGGAAAGTCCCATATTGAATACTTTCTTTTTCATATGTGATTTTACCAACATCACTATCTGGATCCTCCTTTAAGAAGTTTACCAAATCAAATGATTTAACTCTTAAATAAATTGATTGATTTGCAACAAATTCTTGATCCTGAGCACAACCAATTGCACTAGTACCTAAACTATTTAGAATATCTTTTATTTGGGGTTTTAATTCTGTTAATGCGGTAACAAAAACTCTTTTCAAATATTTTACAGTTTTTGTGGTTCCACTTTTTTCTTTACCATTTGACAATAATTTATTTATATCTAAAAGTTCGTCAAATTGAGTTTTCCTTTTTTCTATTTTTTTTTCAAAATCCTTCGCTTTTTGCGTTAAACTTGATAATTGTTCTGTTTTTTCTTTTTTTGGAGTTTCAAAAGATTCTCCTTTTCTTTTTTTAAGGTCGTCAGTGTCTTTTTTTATGTCCTTATACTTTTGCGTTGCAGATACTTTCTTTTGAACCGCCTTATATCCGTCATTTAAATCTAATGCCATAATTATTATAATTTATAATTTTTATCTTCAGATATATCCTTCTCAATTAAATTTTTAATTATATCATCATCTAAATCAATATCCGAAAGGGTAAAGTCATCTTGTTTCTCAGTTGACTTTTGCCACATTTGGGATTGTAATTTTGAAAGGGTTAATTTTTTATCAACACAATCGTTTATGATTTTTTGTTGTTTTTCAATAACAGGGCCAATAAGTTGCATATCTTCTGGTTCCTTCATCATTGTAAGCATTTTATTTTGAATCCTAATTGCGGTATTTCTTTGTTCCACAAGTTCATTGTAGATCTCTTGCATCAATGATAACATTGATTCTTTGGTTAAATTAATTTGTTTTTTTTGTGGTCTTGCCATAACAATAAATAGTGAAAACTTTATTTTAACATATCTTGAATTAGTTGAAAATACATTTTCTTATATCTTTTAATAGAACTTCTAATTTCCTTCGTTGATAAATTTGTCATTTCCCTCAATTCAAAAAGGATAACATTTTTATTAAATTTATTATTGGTTGTATCTAAAAATATGTTTTTATAATTTTCAAACATATCATAAAGGGCTTGACCTAACTTAATTTCCTGTTCAGTGATTTGTTTATCACCCATAGTGTCAGTTAACTTTTTAAGGAAATTTTTAATTATTTCCTCAGTTGTTATACCATCATTCTCAATATAATAGATCATATCGGGACTATGTTGTAAGTCCGAAGATATGTCCTCATATGAGATTTTTCTATTTGTTTCTTTTTGGTCTTTCATTATTTGACCCATCAAATAGTTTTTACAAATTGTCCCAAAATACGAATAAGCCTTTTTTTCTTTTGCCGGCTTAAACTTGTCTATTTTAGTCATTAAGAATGAGTGTGTATCTACATGAACTTCTTCAAAGTTCATATCTTTTCTATACAATTTGTATCTTCGTATTATTGATGATATCATTTTGTCTAAAGGATGTTTTAAAAACTCGTTGTAAATTTTATTCTTCTCTTCAAAAGTCTCTGCGGTTAGATACATTCTAACCGCATTTTCCTCTCTTTCGTCAAAATAATTATTAGGTTTTGGTTTTCTTCCTTTCTTTTTTACATCATTTGTGTCGTTTAAAATGGTTTCATTTTCGGTCATTAAACTTCTTGAGGTTCATACTTTATCTCTCTTTGATTAATAAACAAATATTCTTTCTTTGCCAAATCAATCCAAAATCTTACCTCATCCTCACTTAATCTGTTATCACCATTTTTATAATTCCAGAATATAGATCCTTCTCTTAAATTGGTGTGTTTATAACCGATCTTAGGTATAGTCATAAAATTAACAGAGTTTTGTGTCATTCTTAATAAGAACTCGTAACCAAATGTTAATTTAAACGATGTCTTCATCATACCATAATCAATAAACGATTCTTTTTTAATCATCATACCTGATATTTGGAAATTCTGATAAGACAATAATGTCTCATTAGTTAAGACACCCATCTCTTCTGAGAAATTTGCCGCGAATGTTGCCTCATTTGTGAATCCAACAAATACACCTTTTTCATCAACATCAACTACGATAGGTAGAAACGCATCAACTTTAGGGTAGATATCCGCATAACTCTTAAAGTTCTTTACCCAAATGTTTGAGAATTCATCATCAAATTCAAGGATTGATACCCATTTAGATGTTGCAACTTTAACTCCGTGATTTACTTGACCACAGAAGTTAGGTTCCTTTGCCCAATTTTCAAACTTTACGTTCATACCCTCAAAGTCATAAGACTCCAAATGGTTCTTTAAGAATGTTTCATCAGTATGGACGATAACCAATTCATCGATTGAGACCTTCTGATTTTTAATTGATGTGATTGCTTTGTCGAAATAGTCCTCAAAGAATCCATTATTTCCTGATTTAATTGGTAGGATTACCGAAACTGTATTATTTTCCATATTATTCAATTGTTTCAAATTTTATTAGTTGATCTTCAAAAGAAGTTAATCTTGTTTTAATCATTTTTTCAAATAACGAGATTACGTTGTTATCAAATTCTTCCTTATTAGAATAATTCAAAATAGTTTTTTCCATTTCATCATAAATGACTGGGTTAATATTGTCCTCTAACCAATTTTGAATATAATCAGCAACAACGTCAACCATCATATTTGGGTTATTGATCCAAATACCATTATCTTCTGTCATCCATTCTGGTTGTAGGTTAGGAACTAAACCAATCACAGGTATTCCCATCTTAAATGATTCCAATGGGAATGTCCCAAATCCACTTGTTTGGTCAATCCAAACTGAACAGAAACTTTCTTTCATTGCATTTGCAAATTCAACTTCCGATAAACCTCTTAAATCTCTAAATGTGATCCAACGATATTGTGGGAATTTAGAATAAAAAGATTTAATCATATTAACCGTATCTCTATGGTCTCTTGTATGAACTGAAATTACAGTTTTTGGTGGGAGTACTTGTTTTTCAAATACCTCAGAAATAACAGGTGAAATAACCTCAGATGAAATTCCTCTCATTACTGACTCAACATATTCCTTTTGTCTTTCTGATGTTGTGATACATTTGTAAAAACCTAATTTTGTCCAAGTATCACCAGGGTTTAAAGTTTCAAAGATGTGATCATATGCTTGACATAAAACAATTTTACCACAAGGTAATTTTGTTATTTGATCCATAACAAAACCATAAACTTCAGGGATGATTATAAGATCTTCAGGGGATATTGCCAAATTTGTTCCCTCAATTGCACTATGTGGTAAATGAGTCATATAGTCTTCAGACAACCAACTACCAACACCGAAATAATCAGGTTTCTCATGCAAGATCATTGCATTATAACCATTTGTTTTTAGTGTCATTGCCATTTGATAAATGTATCTAACTGAAGCTTTTGCGTTACCTTTTGTGTCTTGCACCAAAAAGTAGATTCTTGATGATTTGTCCTTCATATTTTGAACGGACTTTTCAAGTTTTAATATTTGTTCTTGATTCATATTGTTATAGTTTATTTATTATTTTCTTAATTAATAGTGTATTAAATGCCAATTTAAAGGGTAAAGGTAATTCACTTGAGTTCATTCCTAATTTTTCATCAATTTCGTCTGGATGTTCCATTACGATTTCTAACATAAATTTAACAGTTTCGTACTTCACCAAATGTATTTGATTATCCGTTTCACCCGATACTGGATCAATTGTTGTATAATCCTCAATAGCGTCTAAGTCAATGTAATAATGTTCGCCTAAAATTTTAAACATATTCTTTAATTTTTTTAATCAATTCCTCAAATTCAGATAACGATGAAATTTGATGTTCGGAATTTATTTGTTTATTGTAGTCAGTGTTAAATTTTATTACCATTTTATCTGACGGATGGTTTAATAATAAGTCAGGGTTTGCCGTAAGTAAAATGTCTACATTATCCCACATTGAATTTTTTGTTTGATTACTGTAAAAAAATACTTGTTCAACCAAACACCCAAATTTAGATAAGAAAAATAGTGATGAAGGTTTTGATCTACCAATCTCATCAGAAACAATTATGATATCGTTTTCTTCTCTTAAGTTGTGATATAATTCATTTAAATAATTGAAGGTTGATGTTTCGGTGGATGAGGCATGACCAAATAATTCCATCGTATATTCCTCAAACATAAATGAATATAATTCTTCTTTTGATTGGAAAGAAAAATGTTTTTCCAAATCCAACGAATCAACATCACTTAACACTTCATATTTAAAATAATTAACATCCACATTTTCAGTTAGACCCAAAACCACTTCAGTATCTCCCGAAAACGTTAATTCATATGTTTTATCTACAGAAATATACGCAAGAGAGTCCAATAAATGTTTTTCGTATAATTGTTTGAATTTACCAATGGTGTCTCTTAAAACACCATTAATCTCAATCCCTATTCTCTTTGTCATATTCAAATAATATTTTGGTGATTAATGGGTTTCTAACGTTCTTAGCGTCTCTAAAATCGTAAACACCGATATCAGAAACATTCTTAAATTTTTGTATTGCGTCGTATAGTCCCGATTGTTTTTTATCTTTATATCTGTCCGTTTGTTCAAGATCTCCCGAAATAAAGAATTTACTGTTATAACCAATTCTTGTTAATAACAATTTCATTTGGTTAGGTGTTGAATTTTGTGCTTCCTCAAAAATAAGAATTGAGTTATCAATATTCATTCCTCTCATATATGCCAAAGCAAATACCTCAATAATTTCAGCCTTCTTTAATTCTTCCCTTGCTTCTTTACCAATAATTTTATTTAATAAATAATACGAGGGGAAGATATAAGGATCCAGTTTCTCTTCAAGATTTCCCGGTAATGATCCCAACTTTTCTTCAGCTTCAACTGCCGGTCTAACAATAATAATTTTTTCATATGAATTGTTTGGATCCATTAATAAATCTACTGCCGCCTTCATTGCGATAAAACTTTTACCAACACCCGCAGGACCTGAAGCGACCGTAATTTGATTATTCTTTAAAATGTTATAATAATCTTCTTGGTGTTCAGATAAAAATTTGTTTTTTTGTTTTCGTTTAATTACCGAGTTAATGAAGTCCTTTCTTGAAAAGGGTTTAGAGTCTACGGTATCTGTGTTAATTGATGGATCTAATTTTTTTCTTGTCATACTTATTTATTTTTGTGTGTTAGTATTTAGTTTAGTCATCCACCCATCAATCATATCATCCATTAAAGTTTCAAATGAATATTCAGGACTCCATCCTAATGTCGTTCTTATTTTTGTTGAGTCTCCCTTTAAATATTTTAACTCTTCAGCTCTTAAAAATTTTTCATTTTGAGAAACATATTTTGTGTAATCTAAATCTAATTTTTTAAAAACGTATTCAACCATTTCCCTCACTGAATGAGTTGTCATTGTTGATACAACAAAATCATCGGGTTGGGTATGATTGGTCATCATATGTATTGCTTTAACATAATCTTTAGAATGCCCCCAATCACGATAAGAATCCATATTCCCCAATTCCAATTTATTTGATAGACCAAGTTTAATTTCAACGGCAGTTTTAACAACTTTGTTTGTTACAAAATTAGATGCTCTTCTAGGTGATTCGTGATTAAACAATATTCCGTTACAAGCGTGTAACCCATATGCATTTCTATAATTTCTAACAATATTATAAGCAAAAACTTTTGAACATCCGTAAGGACTAACAGGAGTCATAGGTGTTGTTTCTCTTTGGAAACCGTCCTCATCAACTGAATTACCAAACATTTCTGAAGAACTCGCTTGATAAAATTTAGCGTTAGGACAAGATCTTCTATATGCTTCTAATATATTTAAAACTCCTATTGCGTTTGTTTGTACGGTAAATTGTGGTATATCAAAACTAATTCTAACGTGACTTTGTGCTGCTAAATTATAAATTTCATCAGGTTGTATAATATCCAATAATTTTTCTAAACCTCCCTGATCTAATAAATCACCATAATGAATATTTAAATTATTCCTAACGTCTTCGGTAAATCTACTTTGTTGGGACTCAACCGTTGAATTCCTTCTTATAATTCCGTGTACTTCATATCCAAGATCAAGTAAATATTCGGCCAAATATGATCCATCTTGTCCATTAATTCCTGTTATAAAAGCTTTTTTTTGTTTGCTCATTTTTATTTATTTTATTATTTATTTGATGTTTTAAAAATATCCATTTGTGTTAAATCAGGCCAATCAATTACTGACCATTTTCTTGGCGGTGTATCTATTGCTAATTGTAATTTTTCTAAACCTAATTGTGCGGTTTCAGGTGTCATATAATAATGAAAACCAATAGTATTAATATTTTGATCTCTCCAAGGAGTATCGGGTAATCTACCGTCATATGACATTTTTTTTAAGGTAAAATAATCGTCTTCATTATCAAGTAAAATAATCCCACCTCTACCTAATGAAAGATGTTTTTGGTATTGGAAACTGATACACATAAATGTATTTGATATGTAACTATCTTTTCTCCAAAGAACTGCGGCATCAATAATTCTTTTATCTCCGTAATTTAATGTGTAATAATCTTCCCATTCTTCATCTCTCCATTCTCGGTCTAAACCCATTTTTTCCGATAAGAATGGAACAGATAAATAAGTCCTTTTAGGGACATTTATTTTAGTTTCTTTAGTATACCTTAAACACAATTCAATTCCGTGAGTACAACTATCAACCGCCACGGCGTATTTTGATCCAAAAAAATTCGCAATTAACTCTTCAAAATTTTTAATTGACTGAAACGACATAATATTTCATTTTTAATTTTTATTTACCCTCAATAAAGGTTTTAAAAATGTAGTCCTCGGCAAGAGAAAAGTCAATTGATCTTTTAAAGTTATCATTTACCGAATCCATTTTACTATAATATAATTCAAATGATAAATCTTCAATTTTAAATTTATTATCTAACATTATTATCCCATTAGTATTAAAATAATCACCAATATTACTAATACCATAATAAATTGGAATCGTTCCTGTCATAAAACAATCTGTAATTTTTTCCGTAAACATATTTGAATATGTTGCGTTCTCCATTGCAAATGAAAAACAATAATCTTTTAACCCATCTTCTTTATTATTTATGGGGTTATAACCTCTACCAAAATGATCACAGTCTTTAGAAAATTTATGAATCATTTGTTGTCTATAAATGTGTTCCGAACACATAGTTTTGTTTGATGCAATCATAGAAACCAATTTAGTTTTTGGATATATTTCACCGTGGGAAAAATATGATTTACCACTACATAATGTCAATTCAAAAATATCTGATAATTTTGATAATTCAACGTCGTGAGTAAAAACTTTTATAAATTTATTTTTTAATGTATTAATATTTTTTGAACACCAATCATATAAATGTGGTATTATCGTTTTTGATTCACATAACCACCCATAATTTTTAGTTTGATGATTAAATGGTGAGTGTAAACCATTATCGATATGTATTGATATTGAAGCTGATCCGTCTTTAATCCACTCAATAAATTTTGGGGGTAAATCGTTTGTTGAGATACTATGTTGGAAACCTCCACCTATCATATTAATTTTTACTCTGTCAATCATATTCTATAAACCTTTTTAATGTTTTCAGATAAAATAACAGAAGTTAATGATAATGATGATACATCTGCTTTTAGTAGATAATTGCATTTAGATAATGTTAAAATTTCTAATAGACATTCTAACCCCATACGATACATATGATGTTCTCCACCATTTTTGTATCTATCATATGGATTTAAATTAGGTGAGTTTGAATCAGCTCTAGACATTCCATCATGATAAATGATGGGAATTGAAATATTTTCTTTTAATGTTTCAATGATTGAACCATCATCAGTGGATAAAAAAATTTGTTTAATATCATTATTATTTGATAAAATTTGATTAATTTTTTTAATGTAACTATTTAAAGGTGAAACCCTATGGTTATGTACCATGTCAGTTAACCTAACTTGAACACCAAGCGTTATTTTATTTTCTAAATTATTCTGGTAGTATTCGTTTATTTTTTCAACTATGTAAGGTTTTATTTGAAATGAGTCATAGAATTTTTTTTTTAAATCAATGAAAATTTCTGTGTTTATAAAAGCATCTTTATTTTCATAACTAAGTACTGATGGTGTATAAAAATTCATGTTTTTATAATCTTCTGTTAGTGTTGTTTGGTTAAAATAGTATTCCCAACAATTTTTAGTACTATAAATAGTAGGTCCTTTTTCAGTACACACACAATCATTTGTTTCCATATCAACAAATAATCTATCGTCATCGCTTAAATAGGTAAGTGCGTTTAAAATAATAAAGATGTTACCAGCAAACTCAACTCCAGCAAATTCGTTTTCTGGTGATATTTTTTCAAAAGTAAATTTATAATTCATCGTAACCTAATTTTTTAGCGTTTTCAATTATTTTTATTGGATTTATTTTTTTAACCAAAATAGCTGGGTTACCCTTATAAACACCCCATTCTTCGGTGTCTCCAATCAGTAAACTTCCGGAGGTTAATAACACGCCTTTTCTAAGTATTGATCCTGGTAAAACAATTGCATTTGTCCCAATATTTGAAAATTCCTCCATTACAACAGGTTCAATAATTTGAGTTCCTTTTAATTCATTTGGGATCATTGCTCCAAATAACCCACTATCATCAAATCTATCTGACCCACAAATAATTCTAGCTCCGGCCATTATATTATTAAATCCTTTTGCGGTAAAATAACTATTTTTACCACCAATAATTGTTACGTATGGGCTTATATGAACATAATCGCCAATAGTAACATTTGTTGAACAATAAACCCCTTTATCAATTGCCACGTGCGAACCGATTATTGTCAAATCTTGTTTTGACACTACATCATCGTGAACAACAATATCTTTACCGATTATTTTCATTATAATAAATCGTTAAATTTAGAATTAATCATTTCATCAATGTTAATCTCATTTGATTTTGTTTTAAACATGCCAGAGTTTAAGTGAATATTATCAATTGAATAATAATTATCGTAGTTGTTCATGTCACTAACAATGAAATAAAAAAGTGTTTTAAATTCAAAATTTTTAATTTTAGACATTTTTTCTAATTTGTCATTAAATAATTGTGTGATTATATTTCTTTCATTTTTGGTTTTATAGCTCATGGCTCCATTTCCTTGTATACCATTATTAGACCCTGAAGGTATTGGACCCCAAACACCTACTTTATACCCTGAATTTATAAAGTGGTCTAAAAATAAACAATATCTATCAACACATTCTATAACAACATCTTCATATGTTCTATTATTATTATCGGCAACAAATCCTAAATGACACCTAGCATCAATTTCACCAAAAGAAAAGAATATATAATCCGAATTTTTGTTGATTGGGTTAGACAATAAAAAACTATCTATTTGTGAAATTTTTTTTATGTTTTGATATGCCGTTGGTGCCGTCAACCACAATTTAACATATGAATCATTAAATGATTGTACGTGGCTATCACCTACTAAATAAATCATAATTTTTTTTATTTTTTTTTATTTTTTATTTACCCCAAGATTCCCATACAAATGGATAATCAAAATTTATTTTAAATCCATTATCCAATAAATTATTACGGATTTTTTCTCTTCTTTCTATATCCCCCTCAATCCCCAAATGAAATTGTATTTGTATGTTTTTAAATTTGTTAATCGACCCTGTTAATATCATATTTTCTAAAAGTGGGTATTCATCACCTTCAATATTAATCTGTATAAGATCAACGTATTCTAAACCAAAATTATTTAGGATAGTATCAATGGTATTAAATTTAACATTTATCCCATTCCCATTAATTAAATTAGATGAACTACCATCTCCTCCCATATAAATAATACCATCTTTATCTTCAATTCCAACACCAACATTTAATAATCTAACTTTGGAGTTATTCTCAAATTTGGAGACCATACCACCATAAAAACTATGAACAGGTTCTAAAATATAAACGTTTGGGTTATATTTTTCAATCATTTGTTGAGCCCAAACACCAGTGTATCCACCCAAATCCATAATGATTGAGTTTTCATTTAAATCATATGTTATGTTATGGGTATAATCTCCCCTATCATTAAACCATCTACCTATCTCATTACTATTACTCATTTGTTATAAATTTTTTATCAAGTGATTGACCCTCATATGGTCCTGTTTTATATTCATAAACAATCGTATCTTCCTCAAGTATTTCATATGTGTGACCACCATAAAGGGTAAAACTCGCATCTCCAGCATATAAAATTGGAGTTGCTATAATTTGATCATCAATATCAAACAAAATACATTTAACACTACCTTTAATAACAACCCAAGATTCTTGAGCTATTTGTTCCGCATAGTGCCTATCTTTAGTAATATGTTTATGTGGTGGAAATGTTTTATCTTTTTCCATCTTTAATGTTGCACATTGAATAAAATTATTTTCAGGTATAACTTCTGTTCTACCATTAATATCATCCAATCTATTAATTACGTGTAATAGTTTTTTTGTTTCTACTTTTGAGTATATTTTTTCCATCTTTTAAATTTTAATCCAACTCTCAGGTATTATATCGTTGGTGTTATGTTGTATGTTTGATCCAAACCATTTTTTTGGTCCAACCACTATTTTATTATCATTATTATTTAACCATGCTCCCCACCAAGAAAATGATGAATTAGATATTATATTATTATTACATAACGACATTAAATATAACTCAATGTAATCTTTTTCATTTTCAATGTAAATAATATTATCTAAAATTAGATTGTCTTTACACCATTGAATGTCGTCACTAAAAACAATAAAAATATCAGTTTTATCATTTAACATTTTAATACTTTTTTTGTAATATTCTATAGATTGTGTTGGGTGATGATTTGGATAATTAATATAATCACCTCTCCTAACGTGGATACTGGTCGTTTTTTTATTTTGGTCAAAATTGTATTTTTTTTGTATATAATCTTCAGGTATAAAATTAAAATCTAAAAATTCTAAAATTGATTCTCTATTATGTTTGAAATATTTTTCACTTTGGAAAAACCCATCAATTTGTATATCCCCATTTATTAATGGGGTGTCAACGTATTCAAATGGATACACTCTTAAGGGAATACTTTTAGTGATTGGTGATGTTATAATATTTTTAAATAATTTTAAATATTCGTGACTATAATCCAAAATAGGGTTATGGGTTTTATCTGAATTCAAATAATTTAAATGTGTAATAAGATTAGGAAAACTACATTCAGTATTATTATCTATTGATAACGATTTTGTCGCCGCAATTTGAAATAGCACATTACCTATGCCTCCTTTTAAATTACAATAAATCATTTTTATTTAATTTATCATATGGTTTATACGACCTGATTTTGTTTACGACATTACTGATTTTATCCATATTAACTTTGTGATCATTGATTGGGTTACCTTCATTATATATGTAATTAATTTCAGTCATAAATTTATAATTGGTTGGTCCACACATTTCAACCATAGGATACATAAACGCAACATCTCCCGCAACAGACCAATAATTACCGTTTTCATCTTTTAAATCGTCAACTTTAATTTTCTTCCATAAAAAAGATTTCCAAGTTCTTAAATGAGTTAAAGTAAATGGTTGGTACCTAATATTTTCAAAAGTTGTATGAGGTTTTGCAAATCCAATCCTACCATCGTGATATAAAAAACTACCATTTGCCAACCAAATATCACCACTATTATATGTTTTAATTACTCTATCAAAAACCTCATTGTCGGGTAACCAATCGTCACCATCAACCTCAATACAAATATCTTCGTCTAAAACATTATAATTACCTCTAATTACTTGATCGTAATTTCCAGGTTGATACATTTTTAATTTATTTTCAATTAAAATAAATCTATCATCATTTTTTATAAAATCTTTAATTTTATTTACGGTATTGTCGGTTGACATATCATCAGTTATAAAACATCTAAAATTTTTATATTTTTGATTCATAATTGATGACAGGCATTTTTCAATATAATTTTCACAATTATAGGATGTTGTTAATATAATTAAGTTCATAATATTTTTATATATTCTTCTTTTATTTTTTTTGCCACTTCCATACCATCAAATTTACTTATGTCGGAAGGTACCTCAAAACGATCTTTACTAATTATTTCCCCAAGTGAATTTACATTATAAATCCATCCAGGTTTTCCACACATCCACCCCTCAATAGTTGTTCTACCTAAAAGGATACCTGCAGTCTCACTACAATTTTTAACAAAATCCTCAACATTATATGTGTCTTCGTAATACTTAACGTGAGAATTTTCTAACAGACCAGACAAATAATATGATGAGTTTTTACCTACTAACCATAATTCTTTACCAATATTTTTTGTATACTCTACCAAATCTTCAATTGATTTTTGTCTTAAATAATCAATTGTCCCTACAAATAGAACATAACCATTATCTGTAGTATTGGTTGGGTTAAATCTATTAGAATCAATAGGGTTATAAATAACTTCAATTTTATCTTTTGGTATGTTAAAATTATTTATTAAATGGTCTTTAATTTCAGGTCTAATGGCAATGTATTTTAGAATACTATTATCCATTACAGGATTTTCTAAAGATATCACTTCAGAATGGATTGTAGTTATTTTTTTAATATTTGGAAATGCTTTAACCAACGCTTCTGTGATTGGTTTATGTTGTGTATGTATTATATCAAATATTTGAGTAAGAAGTTGTGTGTCAAAATTATGTATTTTTATACCATTTTTTTGAGCTAATGAAACTAAAGGATCTCCAAGATTTGGTGATGTTATAGTGACATCACAATCAAGTTGTGTTAAATATTTAGATAATTCGTAAATATACATTTCAGATCCCGTGAAATTTTTAAAGGATAAACACCCAATTAATATTTTTATTTTATTTGACATCAGTTTTATTTATTAAATGTAATAAAGGTTATTTTTTATTTTATCAAAATTTAATTTAATTAATGGTAATAAAATTTTATTGTATTCCATAATAATTTCCCCCATTTCTAAATCAATATTTCTTGTTTTAGATTCATAATGGTACGCAACACAATTACTACTAATAATGTTATTGTAATCTTTAATTTTAAATTGTAAATTAAGTTCAACATCCTCCCAACAATATTTATAATTTTCACTAAACATTCCAAGTTTATTAAAAATATCTTTTCTAACCATCATTAAAGCCGCGGTATTACCAACCACATTTGATTGATCACTAGTATAGTTAAAATACGACTCTTTATTTTTATGTGTTACACTTATTGATTTATTTGTTTGATTAACATATATAGATATTCCATCATGTTGTAGTGTGTTATTTGGATAATGTAGTCTAGCACCAACTGTCCCAACTTTATTTGTTGTTTTAAAAATTCTTAACATTTCATAAATAACATTGTTAAGAACTTTAATATCGTTATTACAAAACAATAAAAATTCGTAATCATCATTTATGTGATTTTTAACAACATCGTTATTAATTTTTGCAAAATTATAATAATCGTATTCAATTAATCTTATGTTGTTATTTAGTTGGATATAACTTTTTATGATTTCCTTTTCATCATCTGTTGATCCCGTATCCGCAATAAAAATATCAAATAGTTTTTCATTACAATGTTCATAAAATGAATTAATACAATCCAATAACATTTCCACATTACCTTTTGTTGGGATTATAATTGCAACCTTACCAATATTTTTTAAAGGTTTTTCTTTAATTACCGGAACATAAACCGATTCAGGTTTTAAATCTAATGGTAATTCACTTCCCCATTTCTCAACGAACTTATCTTTGCTTTCCCAAAACTCTTGGTTTGGTCTACCAACAGATTGATGTGTTATCTCAAATGATGAGGTTACACCAATCTTAACTCCCGATAAGTAATTTGGTACACAGAATAGATGATCGTAGAAGTGGAACTTACCAATGGTTGTATCAAACATATGATTACATTTTGTTTTATCAAACGACATAAACAAACCATCAATTGTTACAACTGGAACTAAAAAAGGTAATTTTGGAGAATATTTACTTAAGAATTTTTTTTGACCATCAGGGTGATGATAAACTTGCCCGACCATTGTTTGGTTCATTCTGTCCCAATAAACTCCTGACTCGGGAAAATAACAAGAACCTGCTTTGCCTATAATACCATAGTCGGGATTATCCTCAAAATCTTTTAATAATTTTTTACCCCAATTTTTCTCAAGTTTAATATCGTTATGACAACAAACAATTATATTATAAATTGATTCAGTAATTCCGGAGTTATAAACATTTGATAATGAATGTTCATTATGATTTTCATATTCTAATATCTGAGGATCTTTAACCCCAACAGTTTGTAACAAATGTTGTCTAAATTTGTTATTATATTCTTGATCTTTATGTGTTGAATATATTATTGTTATCATATCCCAGTACTCCCGAATCCTTTCTCTCCTCGGTCTTTATTGTTTATGTTATCAACCTTTGTTAATTTAATCCACTTACCTGAAACCACGGGTGAAATAACTGCTTGTGCGATTTTCTGACCTTTTTTAATTATAACATTATTTTTTGTTGTATTAAATAGTATAACTTGAATTTCTCCTGTATATCCACAATTATGTATTAGATGGTCATTACAAAAAAAGTTATGATTATTAGATACCGTAATATCATAAGTTTGGTTTTTTGATTTTGAGATTTTTTTTATTTTAGTTGTTTTCATTTATAAAAGTTTTTAAATCATTAACACTATAAAATATTTTATAGTTTTTATATATCTGTTTTGTATAATATTCCTTAACGTCAACCTCTTCAGTATTCCACCCCTTCATTTCAATAATATAGGATAATCCGTTATTAAATTCAACCAAAAAATCAGGAACATAGTGTCTATTTATGTCGTTATAAAAATATTTTATTCTAATCCCATGTTTATTTGTCCATGTTTTTACTAAAGTAGAGGAATCGAATAATTTCATAGACTCTAATTCGTAAGAGGATGCGTACATAAAAATTTCATTATTTTTTGAAGTATATTTACCGGTCTTATATTTATTAGATTGATTACTGATTATTCCATCGGCATATAGTTGAGATATTTTTTTAGACATATTTTCTCTATATTCTAATGATTTCTCACATCTTCCGTCGTTTAACGACTTTTTTATTGATTCTATTGTTTTTTCTCTATACTCATTATTTTTCCACTTTTCTTTTGACGTTTTAGATATTTTTTCAATTCTTTCGTCAGATATTACCCATTTTTTAAACTCTTCCGACGATTTCCAATTCGTAAATCCAGAAAAAATTTCAGGAGTTTCCTTATGAATTTTTTTAATCTTTTCAGACATACTTTTCCTAAATTCAGGATTTTTATGTGTTATATTTCTAATTTTTATTTGTTTGTCTCTATAGTCGGGGTCTGACCAATTTTTTTTTGATCTTTCCGATATTTTTTTTAACTCATCATTTGATTTCACTTGAGAACCTACAAACATTAATTTATAGTCCGAACTATTCATTTTATGTTCAAATTTTAAGTGCTCAACAATTGAACACTTTTTTTCCACACCACAAATTAAACATTTCACCATAATACCCCTTATCTATATTGATAAATAGTATGCTGGTGTTAAAAAATTATGATTTCATCGTTTTCGGTTAAATTTTTTGCCAACTTAATCCCGTCTTTAGTGTAAACCTCACTATTAAGGGTAACCTCAAGAATTCCATGTTCGGTGTCAATTAATAATATTTCTTGGACTCCAGTATCAAAAATGGATGATATGACATCTTTCTCAATCTCTAAAGAATCTTCATTAAATGAATAAACGATATCCCCAATCCTCAGTTCTTTGATTGTCTTATCTCCGTCAATGGTTAATATCTTCATGTTTTCAGAAAAACAATCCACCGTCCCCGGAGAATTTAATACCATAAGCCCTTGTTTTAAAGCCAAACCACTCTTAGGCCTCACCTGTACCTCATACCCGTCAGGAATATCAATATGTAACCCCGTTGGAATTAATGATCTACCAAACGATTCTATTTCAATTTCTTCAGTTGAAAACAAATCAAATCCAGAATCTGTTGGGTAAGCATATGATGGGTCAATAGAATCAACGTTGGATTGAGAATACTCAACTTTCATTTTTTGTTCAAAGTTTGCCATATCTCGTTCAAGTTCGGCAACATCAACACCAAAAATATCCATTATGTTTTGGTAGTCAGGTTCTTCATCACCAAACATATCCTCAAGTTCTTGGAGATTTTCTAGTTGATTAAGTAAGTCCCCAAGATTTTCTTCTTCTTCCTCGTTAATCATTTTAATTCCTTTAATTTTTTAATAGTATCAACCAATACCACAACATCTTTTTCACAGTAATCTGATATCTCTTTTAACATATTTTTATTCCAATAGTAGTCGTGAACTTTATCTCCCGTCACTTCACCATCTTTTGGTGTTGGTATATCCAAACAAGTACACATAAGATCCAACGATCCGATGGAAGTATAAGAACCATATTGCCAAATCTCTTTGGTATCAATTGCCTTAACTTCCCAAGGTTTTGTATCATACGATGGTAAAAGTTTTGATGGCATAATCCCATTTATAATCATTCGTTTTGCCATCATCGGTATATCAAAATTCTTTAGGTTATGACCACAAAGATAAAAATCTAATTTTTGGCAACGATCCAATAGATTTCTTACTTGTAATAAAACTTCTTTTTCATCATCACCTGAGAATGTTTGTTTCTTGATATCACCATTGTCCATAACGAACGCCAATGAAACACAAACAATCTTTGCAAATTCAGGAACAAGTGCCGCCCTTTTCTTAAACACCTCATTTTTCCATTCCATTTCAGATTCCCCAATCATAGTATCTTCGGGAAATCTTTTTAGGAACCAATCAAAGTATTTATTAAACTGATCGGCAACTGAACTATTTAAAGTTTGGCATACCTCAAAGTCAGGACAACAACCTACAGTTTCTATATCAAGAAACAAAATTTTTGTAATTGGAATATTAATCATATTATTTAATTATTTTTTATTTTATCTACAACTTCCCACCCTTTATTTTTTCCATAAGATTTCAAAGTAGTAACACTAACTAATAGGTTATTTTTTTTTACGTAATCTTTAAATGAATTATAACCTAAAAAATTTAAAATATCACCTTTAGGTGTTTTTATTATCCAAATCATTTTATTTGATTCAGATTGTTTTTTCTTTGATAACTCACTTCTTTTATACCCAACCTTACTTATTGACATTTTTTTTCTTATGTCTTCATTATATTTTTTACCTTTATTTGGTGATGGAACCCCTTTTTTAATTTTAGATAATTTTAATTTAGTTTCATCATTCATAGGAATTCTTTTTTTACCTTTAAGTGACTCGCTTATTTTTTTTCTTGTATTGTCACTAACAATTCTACCTTTAGATGTTTCACTAATTTTTTTTCTAAAATTTTCAGACATTTTTAACCCCCTATTCCATCCACCTAAAGTCCTATTTTGTTTTTTCGCAGTTTCGGACATTTTAAGTTTTGTTTTACTACTATGATTTTTCCCAAACATAGGAGATCCCCCATCACCACCATTGGTTAAATTAACCAATTTAAATCCCCATACTTTAAATTGAGATATCCAATACATTTCAACCTCATTTGAGTCTTTATCGTCACATACATCTAAAATTTCTATAATAATTTTTCCCCCATTTAATAAAGTATTATTAATCCATTTTTCTTTATATGTTTTTTTATTTTTACTTTGATTTATATGTGCAGAGTATCTTTTATTTATTGATTTAGTTTTACCAATATAACGAATTTTAATCTCATCACTAAGTGTGTAAATATATGTCATAATAATAAATATTACGACATTAATAAAGTTACCTAATAATACTCAAATAAAAATCTTTTCGGTCAATGGTTACTTTATTAAGGTCGTAACGATCCTTTACCGTTTCATATAGTCTTTCACCCATATCGGTAATCATATTTGGGTTATCAACCAACTTCTTAATATATTTTGCCCAATCACTATGGTTATTATTTTTATTAACCAATAACGCATTACCATCAGTAAAATTACCATTATTTAACGAATGTTTCAAATCAATCGTGTATGGTCCAACATTAGATGCAATCAATGCCTTTTTATAAAATCCTGCTTCAATAACTTTAAGTTGTGATTTCATTCTGTTAAATACGTGATCAACAATTGGTGATAAAGAAATATCAAACTTAGAATAGTTCTTAGCGTATGTTGTTGTTGGTTTTGTCCATACTCTAACATAGTTTTCATTTTGCCACCCAGGATATTCACCATCCTCAAACTTATCCAAATATTCCTTATATTTTGGTGTAACGATTTTATATTTGTCGGTAAAAATTTCTTCATACTTAACCCAAACAGTTTCTTCAGGTTTAATTGCCCGTTTTGTTTCTTGATTTGTTTGTTTGTTAATTTCGGTAACTGTACCTCTTGTATCAAAACCACAAACATAATATTGTAGTTTATCTTTAACGGACGATAATTTTGAAACCATACCATCTAACAATTTTAAATCGTGTAAATGTGATGATCCACCCAACCAACCAACTCTTACTTTATCAGATGGTAATGTTGGTTCATTAAATTGAGCCTCCCTTGGGTCAATAGCGTTTGGAAACACAAAAACATTTTTATTAAATTTTTTAATTTCAAATGCAAAAATATCAGTTGTTGTTGTAACGTAAGAAGCAACTTTAAGATTTGCAATAATTTTTTCGTGAATTTTGTTATTTAAAATCAATTGTTGAATTGGATGTTCCTTTGTTGGTAACCAATAATCGTCAATGTCTGCAACAACAATAATTCCCATAGATTTAAGTTTCTCAATCAATGCAGGACATTTATCATAATCATTTCCAATTGTTCTATGGAAATGAACAATATGATATTGTGACCAATAATTCATATCATCCACCTTTGGTGCATAGTCAATATCAACGTGAAAATCATCAGGATATAGATTTTGTAGTTTAACATGGGGGTCGACAGATCTATACCGACCAACTCCTGACGAATCTGAGGGGGCGACTAATACTCTAATTTTTTCTTTCATATTTTTTTATAATTTTTTTTAAATAGGTAAGATCGTAAAAATCACTTTCCCATATTACTTCTAAATTATAACCATATTCTTTTATTTTATCAACTCTAAATTTATCCTCATCCCAAATATTCTTTGCGGTTTTTTTTTTATGGGGGTGAAAATAATCACTATCGTATTTTAATGGGTTACAATGCCAATAATCACCATTAAATTCTATAATTAAATTATATTTTTCAATATAAATGTCACAAACATATCTACCAACAGAAAAAGATCCTTTAGGGTTTTGTTTCATTTTTTTTAATTCTGTTAAAAGTTTTTTTTCTTTTTTAGAGACAGGTCCTTGTTTTGGAAAATTATTAGATATTTTTTCAGATATTTTTTTTAATGTTTCTTTAGTGTGTTTTTTACCAAAAAATGGATTTGATTCCCCCTTTTGTTGGTCATTACTACATTTTTTACATAACGAATCTTTTAATTTGTAATAATTTCTACAAGTAATTGATGAGTTATTTGATGACACAACCACATCAGTCCCACATTTAGGGCATTTCCTCATAATAACATATTTATCATCATTTTTAATAATCTTTAAAGATTTACATCTATCTCGTTTCCTGATAAGATTATGTTTGTTTAAAATGGTAAGTATTGTTGGTTTTGAAACATTTAACATTTTTCCAATCTCTATGGAGCTTTTTCCTTTATTATATTCACTAATAATAAAATTTTCATTAAGGGTTAATTTTGGTGGCATAAAGAACAGTTTAATATAAATATCATAGGTCCTATCAAAAGGTAAAATATCAATAACAAAAAACCCCCAATCTTAAGAATGGAGGTTAGCCGATGTAATAAAATACAAAGGGGTGCGTATTATTCTGAAACTTTACGAACTCTTAAAAGTTTTCCCTCAAATATATGTTGGCCAACTCTAAATTTAAAAACCTCATTTGATTTTTTTGTGGATTCTACTAACAGACCATTTTCTTTAAGAACGTCTTGTACTGTTTCTCTAACGATACTTCTAATATCATCTGCAGATATTGATACTGATGGTTGTGTTTGTTGTGTTTGTTGTGTTTGTTGTGTTCTTTTTGGAACGTTTTCATTAATTAAATCACCATTTGCCTTTGTGTTCATTAAACGAGATGCTTTCTCAATTAGATCACTTGATAACACTGAACTATTTACCGATGAGTTTGGTTGTTGTATTGGGTGTTCCATCATTAACCTTTTAATTTCATCTGGTAGTTTTGAATTTGCTATTCTATCTGCCGATGGAACTTCTGTATTCATTTTTTGTATTGGAGCTTCTGTTAGGTATTCCTGTGGTAAATTATAATTTGCCGATACTGGTGCGAAGTCCTCAACCATTGGTGATGACATTGATTGTGATGGAATTGATTGTGATCCACCTCTACCCATTGTATCATGCTTTTGCATGATTTGTTTGGATATAATTAACTTATTTATTAAATCTTGTTCTGCTGACATATTAAACTATATTTTGTTCTTCATTATTATCAAAGACTGCGTTAACGATAACACTATTCATACTTTTATCCCCATTTGGGTTATACCCTTGTCTTGGTTCGTTAAATGTATCTGCGGTTGGTCTAAAGGAAACAATTTTATCTACTCTAAAAAATCTCCAACTTGGTAGAGGTTTTTTACCTAAATACGCTTTATGTGAAGCTCCTTCTAAATCCCACGCTCTTAACACAGGATTACCCGCTTTACTATAACCAAAACACACAGGTTCTATGGTTCTTAACCCATTTCCCCCAGGTTCATCACCTTGGTAATATATTACAACCTTTTGTCTTTTCTTAATTGCATCAACGATTGAGTCTATTGATGCTACCTCAAGAATAAGTTTTTTTAAAGAGTTGTAAAGTTTCATTATACTGAAGGTGTGGTATAAGGTTTATCTATTTGGAATTCATTAATTTTAATTTCATTTTTTCTTTCCAAAGTATCTACCGATGAACCACCTTTGCTTGTATCCAAGAAAGATCCTGTTCCTTTACCGAACTCATCACCATCTGACATTGCATCTTTGTTTGTTGATGAATATTGGTTAACGGTTTTATAATCATTTTTTGGGATTAATTTTTGTCTTTGTTGTTCTGCTATTTGAGATAATTCATTATCTGGTTGTGCAAAATCTAATCTTTCTGTTTGTGCCATATTAAATTAATTTTTTCATTATTTCGTTTATTCTTTTAAGGCTTTCCGTGATTTTAATATCATCATTATAACCCGAATGACTTTTGGCGTCTCTATTCATATTTGACAACCATCCCATATCATCAACCAATTGGTCGTTTATATCTTCTGGCATTACATCTTTAACTTCTTGATTTGTATGAGTATTGTTTCTCATATGGTCAATTGTTGTTGTGATCCAATTGCTCATATAATCACCACCATTTAATATAAATGGGGCATCTTCCTTTTCTCCCTCATAATGTTTAAACCAATTCTGTATTCTTTCTAACTGTTGGAAGGTAACTTTGCCATTATCTCTTAAGAAATTATTTCTTTTGTGTCCTTCAATTGTTGCATCAGAATTTGGAACTTGATCAAAGCAATGATGTAAATGTTTAATTACTTCTTCTGGTAATTCAACAACTTGTCCGTATAATTCTTTATTCACCTACTTTAAGTATTTTAATTAATTGATTTATATTGATCCCTTCTTTTTCTGCAATTCTTTTAATTGATTGTAAGTTTCTTTTCAATATTTTTGTTACGGGTGTTTCATCATCACCATCTTTATTTATAACGTCTTCAGAATTCTTTTTTTTCTTTAAAAGAATTTCATCAATCATTTTAATCATTTTTTCTTTTTCAACTTCGGACAATCTTCTTTTGGTGAAACAATTTTTACATATTCCTCGTTTCTTTTCTCTTTTCAATTGATCGTCAAGTTTTGGATCAAATCCCATCGTTTCCAATCTATCGTTTCTTTCAAACGGATCTTCAATACCCATTTGTTGTAATACCTCATCGGCATCATCATATGTTTCTAAATCTTCTGTTTCTTCATATCCAAACGCATCGGACATATTAATTTCGTCAAGTAATTTTTCATCTTCACCTTCAAGTGACTCACCATAAAAAACTCTATAACCACGAACAAAAGGATTGTTTGTTTGTCTTGTTGCTATTACGGTTTGATCTTGAGTTTTTCTTGGGTGTAAACCTAATTGTAAAATAGGAATTGCTGAACCACCAAAGGTACCATCTGAATCAACAAGTTCGGTCATTTCACCATCCGTTGTCTCTTCTCCCTTATTTTTATATTTTTCAGGTATTTTTGTATTTAATTTCATTCCCAATTTTTCACCTAACTTCACAATAAATGGTGTTGCAATTGTTGAACCTGGTATGATTTGAAAGGCAATAAGTGGTATTAATTTTAAAAGGTCGGATGATTGATCTTTAATAAATTCTTTATCCTCCTTATCTATTCTAAAATCTTTATTTTTTAAATATTCTTTTGCCGAAGACATTAGTATTCTTACTAATAGTCTTGTTTGTTTTACCTCACTAACGGCAATATTTTTATACCTCTTAATATCAGAAGTAACCTTATCTGTTGTTTTATTTTTTGTTTCGTCCAAAATGTCGTAGGTTTTATTCCATTTTTAATTATGAATAATCATAAGTTATTTTTACAATAAATACTTTGTTTTGTTGTATTTATTTAAAAAAAGATGGCTCAACAGAATATTAATCAATACGTGTATCCGAAATTACGATTAAATGTCGTAAATGAGTGTATGGATATGTCCTTGGCGTCCGATGAGGTGAATTATAATCAAGAGGTAGTTTTCTCACCATATTTGATTGCAGAAACTTTTGGAGATAGATTACCAATAAATATAGATATTAATAATTCGGGAACAACCCAACCATTAAATCTATTTTATAAACAATATGATTATAATAATATTTTTGTTTCTCAAAACTATTATAACCCAGATAATTTAGATTTATCTTGTTTTTCCTCATCAACGGCTTGTGATATTGGTTTAACGGGTATTGATAATGGTTTGGTAACTTCTATGACGGGAGAGACGATTTATTTTACAAATGGGTTATACGATGAAAGTTTAAAATTTGAACGATTATATTTTGATAGAAGATTTAAAATGTTCCAAGTAACGGGATATACATCTCAAAATGAAAGATTTTCGGCAATACCTGACACAACACTATATGAAGTGGTTAGTAAGTCGGGAACAACTGTTGGTAGATATCACGAATTATATGGTGGGTTCTACCAAGGATTTTATAAATTATTTGGATATGATTACAATATTTTTCCTGAACGGATGAATAAAGGTTGGGCAGTTGAGATGTTATTAAAACCAAGATTAATTAATGAATATTTTCCATCGTCAGGTGAAACAACTCTAAATGAAATATACCCACAAAATAAGGACATTTTCTTTTATTTTGGTGCAAGGGCTGAGAATAAATTTTATCATCACGCTGACGGAAATCCAAATTGTTTTACGGGATATACTAGGGTTACCAGTGGTTTAGAGAATTGTGTTGAAACTTGTGGTTGTTGTAATAGAACAGTTACAAATAGTAGATGTATATATGTTTATCCACCAAGATCTGTAAATAATCAACACGATCCTCATTTAAATTATGGTTGTGATATCTGTGGTGGAACTACGGGTAAGACAATGACTTGTGGGTGTGATTGTAATGAACAACCTTGTGAGATATGTGGGTGGGAATGTTTTACACATACTTGTGGAACAATAATAGAACCAACACCAACACCGGTTCCAACACCTGAACCAACACCAACGTGCAATACTTTAACTCCTGTTTGTACTCCAACTGTTTGTGTTACTTGTACGGGGTGTACTGAATGTATTGATTGTGTAACGACAGGATTTACATCGGTTGAGAATACTTGTGAGACAGATCCATTATTTGATTCAATATCAAATGCTTTATCCGTAAAATTATGTGGTGATCATAACAACCCACAGATTGGTGTTAAAGTTTTAAGATGGACTGGTGAATGTGAAACAACAGGAACTTGCGTTACAGGACAAACTTATGTTACCGGATATACGATAGATGAATATTGTTCTCCTCCGATATATCCTTACTGTTTATTAAAAAATCCTCCGTATTTGTTATTGGAACATTGGTTTCAAGTTGATGTGGTATGGGAAAGATATACTTGGTTGGATATTTGTGATTTATGGTGGAGAGGTGGTCTTGGAGATATTACCAAAACGGAATATTTGGATTCACTTTCAAACAATACTGTTGCATTAATTAAACCACCGATCACTAATGGTAAGGAAGTTGCTGAAACAATTGACCTTGTTAATTTGGATCAACCTTGGTTAAATGATGTTAATTTTAGAATGGGTAGATTAAAAATCTATGTTAATGGAAAGATACATTATACGATAGAGAATTTTGAGGAGATTATACCTAGAGCGTTAAGTACCGATAAGGAAAGACAATTGGGTGTTCCATTTAACATATCTTGGGGTGGTGGAACTCAGGGTCTTCGTGAGAATTTAACATTCTCTGCTTGTTCTGCAACCACGGGTCAATACATTCAAGATCCTGAATCATTTCCAAATAATGTGTTAAGTGGTTCATCGTTATCAGGACTTAATACCAATATTTTAATTGAACAAAATTTTGCCGGAACATTTGAAGGTGGAATCTCACAATTTAGAATGTATACAACACCTTTATCAGCACCTGAAGTTAAACATAATTTTCTTTTATTAAAAGAAAAATTTAATATGTTTAACCCTGATTGTCCTGATTGTAGTACAACAATATGTCTTCCTAACGATTTTACATACGTTTTGGTTGATCTTAACTATTTAATAACTCAACAAGGTTTTTACATAACAACACAAAATTATGAGAATTTAGTTGCATAACTAAAAATGTAAATATTTATAAAAAAAAACAAAATTATGTCAGACGCTAGAATAACCGATTTACCATTAATATTATCAGGAGATATTAGATCTAATAACGTCCTACCAATTGTTGATATTGATAATGATATCACAGATAAAATCACATTAGACCAACTTAGAACTTATGTTAATAGTGGTGAAACATTTTTATATGAAGTGGGTTCAGGAACTTGCTCAACTCAAAGAGTTGGTGTTAGTGGATCCGCAATTGGTGATTATTCTATAGTTGCCGGGGGATTAAATAACACATCAAGTGCGCCTTATTCAACCGTAAGTGGTGGTTATTATAATACAAGTTCGTCTGACTACGGATCAATCGGAGGTGGGGCAAACAATACAATATCAACATATTCTCGTTATGCTACAATTGGTGGTGGTGACGATAACACAATACTTCCAAATAGTGAGGTAGGAACAATATCAGGTGGTGAAAATAATACACTTAGCGGTTGTTACTCATTTATTGGTGGGGGGTATAATAACAACATATTTGGCAATTATTCAACCGTAAGTGGGGGTTATAGAAACACATCAAGTGGAAATAATTCAACCGTAAGTGGGGGTTATAATAACACATCAAGTGGTTATAACTCAACAATAAGTGGAGGTTATAATAACACATCAAGTGGTAATTATTCAACCGTAAGTGGTGGATATTATAACACATCAAGTTCTTACCAATCAACGGTAGGTGGAGGTTATAGAAACACAATTAATCAATTCTCAACTTGTTCTGGAAAATATATTATTGCCGGTAATACAGTTGGTGGTGGAAATAATAACTTAATTAATTCAAATAGTGCATATTATGGAGATGCTGGTGGTGTAACAATTAATGGTGGTTACCTTAATAGAACAAACTCAGGTTATTACGGATTTAACACAATAGGTGGTGGTGTAGGTAATGATGCAAACCTTGAATACTCAACAGTAGGTGGGGGAACGTTTAACTCATCAACACAATCATTTACAACAGTAGGTGGTGGAGCGTTTAACACTAACTCATCATATGTTTCTACAATTAGTGGTGGTTATTGTAATACAATCGGAACTTTATCTTCTTATTATGGTCCTATTATAGGTCAAACTATTGGTGGTGGTTCTTGTAATACAATTTCATCATATAGTGGGCAATATTGTAATGGTGGGTCAACAATAAGTGGTGGATATAGAAACACAACAGTTTCTTCTTATTATGGTGGACAAACAATTGCCGGGGGATGGTGTAATGTAACGTCAAGTAATTATTCAACCGTAAGTGGTGGTCGTCTTAACACATCAAGTGGTCGTTATTCAACGGTAAGTGGTGGTGGTGGAAACACATCAAGTGGTTATAATTCAACAGTAAGTGGTGGTTATAGAAACACATCTAGTGGTCGTTATTCAACCGTTGGTGGTGGTAGAAATAATTTGGTGGAAAACACACTTGATACAATTGGTGGTGGTTGTTGTAATACAACAATGTTAAGTGGTGGTTTTGTCGGAGCATCAACAGTATCTGGTGGTTATAGAAACACATCAGGAAATTATTATACATTTAATGGTGGTGGTATTAATAATATTACACTTGGAGAATATTCATCAATAGTTGGTGGACAAAATAACGTAAACTATGGTGGATATGTTACCTCCATTAGTTTTAATTCTGGTAGTTTATCTGGTATCACAGATAACACATATACCGTTAACCCAACTAATTTAGGTGGTTATGGGTTAAACTTACAAATTAGTTTTGATGTTAATAGTGGTGTTTTAAGTAACATAATAATTTTAAATTCAGGTGTTAAATATGAAAATGGACAACAAGTTTTAGTTTCTGGTAACACTATTGGTGGTTCTTCACCAGAAAATGATTTAACTTTTAATATAGACGTTGCTGTTTATTCAGATTACTCAACCATTGGTGGTGGTCAAAATAACACATCAATTGGAAATTATACAACTATTGGTGGGGGTTCATTTAATATTGTTAATGGTAATGGGGCTACTGTTGGTGGTGGTGGTGGATCTTGTTCATTGTTTGGTAATAAGGCTTTGGGGGATTATTCAACTGTGGGTGGAGGTCGTAGTAACACATCAAGTGGGGATACCTCAACCATAGGTGGAGGTCGTAGTAACACATCAATTGGGGATTATTCAACCGTAAGTGGAGGGATTTTTAACACATCAAGTTGTGATCTTTCAACGGTAAGTGGTGGATATAGAAACACATCAAGTGGGTTTAGTTCAACCGTAAGTGGTGGTTTAAATAACACATCAAGTGGTCGTTATTCAACGGTAAGTGGTGGTCGTCTTAACACATCAATTGGTTTATACTCAAGTGTTTTAGGTGGTTCTGGAAATACAGTTTCAAATGACTGTTCATTTATTGTTGGAGATAGTATTATATCCAATAGAATTTGTTCAACATTTGTTAATAATTTATCAATTATGAATATACCAACAAGTTCCGCTGGATTACCAACAGGTTCAGTTTGGAGTAATCTTGGGATATTAAATATTGTTTAATATATTTTTAATGTGAAAAGAATTGTTAAATACGACGGTAATGATGAATTACGTAAAAAAATAATTGAGTTTTGGGTTAGTGAGAATGCAATTAACTTAGAAGAATCTGAACGTAGAGTTGATAATGTTATTTTTGTTGATTTTTATAATGATGAGATTATTGGGTTATGTTCTGGAATCCAAATGAATGTCCCTGAGTTATCCGGTAATTTTTTATATTACCGAACATACACTTCACCCAAATGGAGGAATCTGAAAATAGCACAAGGATTATTTAATGAGACGTATAATTTATTAAACAATTCTGAAACAAATTTATCGGGAATATATGTGGTATTTGAAAGTCCGATCTTGAATGAGTTTAATAAAGAATATGTTCTTAAGGGTTATTCTAACTTAACATTAATTAAAATTAACGAACAAGGTCAACAAGTTAGGGTATCATATTTTGATAATAAAACCATAACACAATAGGTTCAATTCACTTTAACAAATATCTTAATATATTTCAAATATGTTTGTAACTGTTTGTAATAAAGAATATCTTATTGGGTTTGAGGTGATGTTAAAATCATTAATTGATAATAACCCAAGGGTTGTGAATGAAAATATACCAATCACAATTATAAGTAATGATATTAGTGAGGACGATTTGTTTGTTAGTAAACAAATTCATAACAACATCACCCTTAAAAATTTCAATCAAACAAAATATTATGAAATTGATGGATTAAAGAAACAACAAAACTTTTTCGGAGATTATTTTAAATATGAAATTTTTTCTATTGATGGTGTTGATAAGATAATATATTTGGATTCCGATGTTGTTATTTTGGGAAACATAGATTACTTAATTGATTATGATGGAGATTTTGGTGGAGTTAGAGATTTATATATTGACCAATACAATACCGGGGTTTTACTAATTGGCAAAAAATACTTGAACACAAATATCACAAATGATCTTATCAGTCAGACATTAATTTATGGAATTACAGAACATTCGGATCAAGATATTATAAATAAATATTTTTATGACGTAATAACCGAAATCCCAATTTCTTATAATTATTTAAAGACATATTCAAAATCTTTATTCCAAAACACCGGATTACCAAACCATATTAAGATTTTACATTTTATTGTTAAAAAACCTTGGCAAAATAAACCATTAGTTTTATTGGAAGAAGGAACATTATGGCAAGAAAGATATTGGTTTGAATACCACTCAAAGATATTAAAATTAAAATATAATGGTTAAACGACATTATGATGAAAGTGAGTTGTTGGATTATGTTGAGTTGGAACCAAAGACGGAAACATTAGTTGATAAAACAATCTTACTTCATTTTGATTCTTTTTGTTTGGGCGATACAATTTGTTTTGCTTCATTAATAGAACCATTTATTGATTTCCACAAACCAAAAAAAGTTTTAATCTCAACATTTTTTCCCCATCTTTTAAAATCAACCAACTTAAGTTATGAATTTATTAATGCAAATCAAAAGAAAAAGATTGTTGTAGATAAACTTATTAATGTTGGGTATGATAAGGGTAGTTTATCTCATACATTAGGTGGAATGTTTTATGCGGCAAAGGAAAAGTTAATGATACCCCAAAACACAAAACCCGTTAAACCACCGATGATATTAAAATTTAGGAACCCAAAACCTAATAAAATAACAATTGCACCTGAATCATTAAAAGATATTGCCAAATGGACGAAGGATGGTTGGCAATCGGTTGTTAATAAATTGGTTGATCATAAGTATGATGTTTATAATGTATCATATGAGAATACGATGAACTTACAAAATGTAACACCAATTCACGGAAATGATGATATTAATATTTCAATAGACCATATTTTGGATTCAAAATTTTTTATTGGTTTATCTTCTGGTCTTGCTTGGGTTGCATGGGCATATGGTGTTCCCGTTGTTATGATCTCAGGTTTTACAAAAGACCATAACGAGTTTGATTGTTTTAGGGTTAGAAACCACAATGTTTGTAATGGTTGTTTTAACGTTGTTCAAAATATAAAAACAAAATGTCCGATATTTTTGGGAACAAACCGGGAAAATGAATGTCATAAGACAATAACATCTGATATGGTTATAGATCAAATTAATAATGCAATCAAGTTTACAAACAACGAAAAATAACTATAATTTTTTATATGGAAAAAAAATATTCATTATTTCATATTGAGGGTGGTTTAGGTAAACACGTTTGTGCAACGGCAGTTGCTAAATGTATTAAAAATAATCACCCCGATAGAGAATTGATTGTTGTATGTGCATATCCTGAAATATTTTTAAATCTACCATTTGTTGATAGAGTTTATCGGATTGGTATTACCCCTTATTTTTATGAAGATTATGTTGAGGGTAAGGATACTTTAATTTTTAAACACGAACCTTATTTCACGGACGAACATATACACAAAACATTACCACTTATTGAGAGTTGGTCAAAATTGTTTAATTTAAACTACCAAGGAGAAACACCTGAACTTGTTTTTAATGTAAGACAAAAACAGATTGGATACAATAAATGGAAGAGGGAGAGACCAATTATGGTTATCCAAACCAATGGTGGTCCGTTAAATGAACAACCATACCCTTATTCTTGGACTAGAGACATCCCTTATGAAGTTGCCGAACAACTTGTTAAAACTTTTGAGAATGATTACCACATCATCCAAATTTGTAGAGACAAGTCAAATGGAATACCAGGAACTGAAGTAATAACAGAACAAATGTCCAATATGGAATTGTTTTGGTTGCTAGCAATGTCAGATAAAAGAATTTTAATTGACTCTTGTTTGCAACACGCATCAATGGCAATGGGATTACCATCAACGGTATTGTGGGTTGGAACATCACCAAAAACATTTGGATATAACATCCATAAAAACATCATTGCAAATATTCCTAAAACCGTTAAGTCACCAGATAGTTATCTTTTTGATTTTAATTTTAATGGACTGACTCACGAATGTCCGTTATTAGATTTTAACATATTTGATATTAATGAAATAATTTACGAAACAAAAACAACTTAATATGGTACAAAAGATATTCTTTCAAAGTTCCCTACCAAGAGCGGGATCAACATTACTACAAAATGTTATGGGACAAAATCCTGACTTCTATGTAACCCCAACATCGGGTGTTTTAGAGTTGGTATATGCGGCAAGAAACAATTATACAAATTCACCTGAATTTAAAGCTCAAGACACAGATCTAATGAAAGACGGGTTCCTTTCTTTTTGTAAGAATGGGATGGAAGGGTTTTTTAATGGTGTAACAGATAAACCTTATGTTATAGATAAAAGTAGAGGTTGGGGAGTTCATTATGGATTTTTAAATTCATTTTATCCAAACCCTAAGATCATTTGTATGATTAGAGATTTAAGAGGAGTTTTTGCTTCTATGGAAAAAAACTTCAGAAAAAATCAACATATGGATTCAGGTTTGGTAAATCATGCAACTATGGTTGGTACCACAACAGAAAAAAGAATTGATACTTGGGCTCAAAGTCAACCCGTTGGTATGGCAATTGAGAGATTACAACAAATGTTTAAAGAGGGTGTTGATAAAAAAGTGTTGTTTGTTAAGTTTGAAGATTTCACTTCCAACCCGGCAAGTGAGATGAGAAGAATATATGAATATTTGGAACTTCCTTATTTTGAACACGACTTTAATAATGTTGAACAGATGACCAAAGAAGATGATAGTGTTTATGGTATCTATGGTGATCACAAGATAAAAAACAAAATAGAACCATTAAGAAATGATTTTAACGATGTTTTGGGTATTAATGCTAGTAACTGGATTAAAACAAACTATAAATGGTATTACGATCAATTTTTATATTTTTAATTTATGATTTATTGGTTTACAGGACAACCGTCCCATGGAAAAACAGTTTTGGGTGAAATGATGAAAAATCATCTTGAGAAAACACAAGAACAACCATATAGAATTGATGGTGATGATCTTAGAGATTTATTTACAAATAAAGATTATTCTATGAAAGGTAGGGTAACAAATGTGGATGCCGCTCAAAAGATTGCACATTATTTACATAACCAAGGATATACTGTAATCGTAACTTTGGTTTCACCTTATTTAGATCAACGAGAAGAGTTTAAACAAATGCTCGGTGAAGATATTAAGGAAATTTACATTCATTGTAATGAACCAAGAGAGAGAGATAGTTTTGCGGTTGAAGGTTATCAACCACCACAAAAAAATTTTATTGATATTGATACAACAAACGACACACCTGAAGAATCATTAAAACTAATATTAAAAAATATATGAATTGGGAAGTAAAAAATCACGGTGGGGAACCAACAAATAATTCGGATAAAAAATATGCGATTTTTATTGGGAGATATCAACCACCACATTTTGGGCATTTAAATCTTATAGACCAAAAATTAAATGAAGGTATTCCGGCACTTATAATGGTTAGAGATATTGCTCCTGACGATAAAAATCCTTTTACCACAGAACAAACTGTTTCTATGTTAGAGAAATATTATCATTCAAAGAATAAAGATGTTAAGGTTATGGTTATTCCTGATATTGAGTCCGTTAATTATGGTAGAGGTGTTGGTTATGAAATAAATGAATTTACACCACCAGACAATATCGGGTTTATTTCAGCAACAAAGGTGAGAGAATCAATAAAAAATGGTGATGATGGGTGGAGATCAATGATTGATGAGTCCATTCAAGACGATGTTATTAATTATTTATCATATGAAATCACAAAGTAAAACTTATCAAATAAGATTCAATACCGTATCAATAGGTGAAAACGATAGATGGAGATTAATTGAGAACGGAAATGAGACATTAGTTTCTGACGTTTATATTGATGGTCGCACTTACACAACAAAAGATTGGATAGAAGATATTCAAGATTATAAATGGCACATCAGTTGTATTGGTCATTGTAAAGTTAGAAGTAATTGTGCCTACATTACAACAATAAAAGAAGAGTCAGTATTATTAAGACATATTTTAAAAACAATTAGTTATAGATTGTTAGGGACATTAACTACTGTTATTGTTGCTTTAAGTTTGGGGGTAACCACAGAAGTATCCACATTATTAGGTGTTGGTGAATTGTTAATTAAACCTGTAATTTATTTCTTCCACGAAAGACTATGGTATAAGTTTATTAAGATTAAAAAATGATTTGAGGTTGTATTTATAGTCTAAGAACTATGGATCAAACAATAACAATTCAAAGTATAAATTATTCTGGTGAAAGTGCTGAAATAATTTTTAATCCTGACAATGAAACTATTGTCATTAATCTGGGTGCACATATATTACCTTACGCTTTTGATTCATCATTATTGGATCCACCAAGAGAAATTTACGGCACTTATACGATATTAGTTAATAATTGTCCATACTTCCTTAACGTTCCAAGGTTAACACCAACACCTACACCGACGAGAACTCCAACGAGAACTCCGACACCAACAGTTACACCAACACCAACGGTAACACCAACATATGATCCGTGTTCGGTAACACAAACACCATCGGTTACTCCGACGAAAACACCAACAAGAACTCCAACGAGAACTCCGACTCCAACACCAACAATAACGTGTTATGCGACACCTACACCAACACCAACGGTGACACCATCATCGTTACCGTCATTACCTGGTGTTTATTACGGTAAATTTAATAGTACGTTAATAACTTCTGCAGATACGTCATCATTAACATTTGTAACAACAAATGATATAACAAATACGTATGTGACGTTCTCTGCGGGGACTGGTTTTGGATATGTATTAATACCACCATCTTTACCTCAACCTATTAACTTTAAAGATAGTGATACTGGATGTACGGGTAATGATGTCCCTGTTAATAACATAGGTACTGTGGTTGTATTGGATACAAATGGATTTGCAATAACATATAACATATATAGAACATTCTTCCCATTCAATGGACAATTATTCTGTTGGTTGTGTGGTTAAAAACAAATAAATAATTATGATGAGTTTTAGTCTTTCAGGGGGAGTTGAAGTTTTCGGGTTTATATCACCATCGGAACCAACTGATACATATCCCGTTATAGATCCAATATATGGTATTGACGGTTTAAGAAACGTGGATACCCTTTCAGATTTAGACAATATTCCTGAACTACGAAGACGTGCAGGTATGGTTGTGGGGGTTAGTGGTGGAACTGAATATTATAAACTAAATCCTCCTCCGTGGAATCTTGATTTTACCGATTGGTCTGTTTTTAATTCTGGTGGTAGTGGTTTATCTTCATACACATATAATAACAATACTTTCACAATTTTAGATCTTACAGGTGGAACATATAGTGCAACAATTAATGAAGTGACTGGATTAACCGTTAATGGAATTTTATCGGCAATGACATATGAAAACTTACCTATTGATGTTTTTGTTACGGGGGGAACTTATTCTGCGGGAACAAGTACTTTTGTTAATAACACCGGAGGAACATTTGATGTCACGGGATTCTATACAGGTGACACCGATGATAACACATATATCACAGGTTTTACATATTCGGCAAACACATTTACTATATCCGACAATTCAGGAACTACATTTAATTCAACTATTAATGAAGTAACAGGACTAACAGTTAATGGTATATTATCGGCAACAACATATGAGAATTTACCTACCGATGTTTATGTGACTGGAGGGACTTATAATAACGGAACAAGTACCTTCACAAATAATACCGGAGGTACATTTAATGTTAATGGGTTCTATACGGGAGCAACAGATGTTTTTGTTACGGGAGGAACATATAATAATGGGACAAGTACTTTTACGAATAATACCGGAGGAACATTTGATGTTACTGGGTTCTATACTGGAGAAACTGATGATAATCAATATGTTACAGGTTTTACATATTCCGCAAATACATTTACAATATCAGACAATTCAGGTAATACGTTTAATTCAACAATAAATGACGTTACAGGGTTAACCGTTAACGGAATATTATCTGCAACCACAATAAGTGGTGGGACATTCTACGGTAATGGTCTTGAACTAACAAGGGTTGAGAATTTAGTAACCGTTGGTTTAAATGGTACTAATTGTGACTTTGGGTCAATTAACTCTGCAGTTGATTATTTAATATCTTCGGGTAATACTTCATCAACAAATAGATATGTTATTACCGTTGGGCCTGGTGTATTTTATGAAAATGAAATTGATTTAACAAATATACCATATGTTAGTATTGTCGGTAGTAGTGTCCAAACAACACAAATCCTACCAAACACCAATACCCAACATATTGTTAAAATAGGGGCTAATAATGAAATATCGTTTTTAACTTTTAGTGGGGCACCTTTAGGGTATTCGGCAATTTATTGTTACGATATTGGAGATTATGCTCAAGCTCATAAAATTTCATTTTACGATTGTGATATAAATGTGTGGGTTGAATCTAATAGTCAGGACACAAAATTCTATGGTGAATATTTAGATTATAATGGTACATATACTTATGGAACAAAAGTTATAGGAAACAATGGTTATGAGGCGTTAGCCAATATGGAGAACTATTATAACTTCCCAACGGGAGGAAATATAACTTATTGTAATTATGCGACAGGTAGTGGGGCAACATTAAGTGTTTTTGTTGGTGATAATCAAAGTAATGGAGTTTCAGGTAGTACTGCATACTTTGCTCAAGATGGTGCTGGATTATATTGTAGTACAATTACGATAAATGGTTTCACATATGGTATTAGAAATCCAAATGTGGGAGATCCGATTAGATTTGATATTGATAATGCTAGTATTGTAGGTGGAGAATGGGATTTATATATTGAACGTATTACCACCTTTGGTACATTTGGAGGTAGTGCCAATAGCCAAAAAACATATTCGGTTAGTCCTGACATATATTGGGCATTTTTAGATATTGAGGATGGTCAGTTTGATATAACAAGAAAGGCTTCTGTAACATTTACCGATGGATCACATACCGACTTTACTACTTTAATTTTTGATGGGGGACCCATGGGTCTTTTAAGTGGTGGTACACTTACAACCGTTAGTGGAACAACAATCCAAACCGATAGGGGTTTCGGGTATGTTGAGAAATCAGATAATAGTGGGATTGTTAGAAGAATTAATTGGGACAATAGTGAAATAACTCTATCTGAAAATACTAACACCTATATCTTTATTAACGAAAATGGTAATTTAGGGGGTTCAGGAACTAGACCAAACTCTTTTTATAACATAATTTTAGGTAGGGTTGTTACTAATTCTACCGAGGTATCATTTATTGATTTAACACCATTTAATGCCGAACACACATCAAATAGGTTTGGTAGTTTGTTTAGAGAAGCCTTAGGACCAATATATTCATTAGGGTCAATAGTAACAGAAGGAACACCAACATACACCTTGGATGTAACTGATGGGGAGTATTATTTCTCAACCACAGAAATTTTACCTTCAGGTGGAACAGGAATAACATTTAACCAATATTATAGAAACGGTTCTGGTGGTTGGATAACAAGTGGAACAACAACCGTAGTTAACGGTTATGACGATAATAGTGGTACAATATCACCACTACCTTTATCTGCATATACAAAACATACATTATATTTAGTTGGTGATGGAATTTACGAGAACTATTTTTTAGTATTAGGTCAAAACCAATATTCAACTTTAATTGAGGCTGAATTAGGTCTTTTACCAACACCACCAACATATTTTACAGATTCTGTAGTTCAGGTTGCAAACATTTATATACGACAAGGATCATCAGGAATAACCCAAATTGAGGACATTAGACCTATTATTGGTTTTAAATCTGGTGGTGTAAACGCATCCTCAGTTCACGGTAATCTTTTAGGATTATCTGCCGATGACCATATCCAATACTTGTTGGTTAATGGTGGTAGACCTATGAGTGGGAACCTTGATATGGGAACTAACAACATTACGAATGTTGGGACTGTTGATGGTGTTACGGTATCCGCACACGCAACAAGACATCAGTTTGGTGGTTTAGACCCTGTTGGTTCAACAACTCCAGGACCTAATTACATTCCATATGCTGACGTTAGTGGAACATTAAATGATTGGGTATCAACCGCATCAACCACAACATTTGGTAAAGTAATAACATCAAGTTCAAGTACTACAGTTGTTAGTGATAATGACCCAAGATTTTTAAATTCATTTACGGGTGGAACATATTCGGGAGGGACGTTATCTTTAAATAATAATAGTGGGGGGACTTATAATATATTAGGATTTTATACGGGAGCAACTGATGTATTTGTTACGGGGGGAACTTATAATAATGGGACAAGTACATTTACAAATAACACCGGAGGAACATTTAATGTGTCGGGGTTTTTGTCTAATGCAACAACGGCAGTTACATTATCATCTAATGTGTTAAGTGTAACTTCAAGTGGTGGAACACCAACAACAACTACGATTAATGCGGCAACGGGAGGAACATATTCAAACGGTACAATAACACTTGATGGTACAGGAACGTTATCAACAATAACTGGGTTATATACAGGAAGTACTGATGTTTTCGTAACTGGAGGAACTTACTCTAATGGAACAAGTATTTTTACAAATAATACCGGAGGTACATTTAATGTCACAGGGTTCTTATCTACAGACACATACGTGACAGGTGTTACATATTCGGCAAATACTTTAACGGTACAACAAAATCAAGGTCAATCAAACATAACAACAACGATTGGTTTAAATATAAAATCTAACACAATTACTGCGGGAAGTTTCGCAGGTAACCCCAAGAAAAATACCGTCACATTTACAACCGCGTACCCTACCGATAATTATACTATTGGTATTACAGGTTCTGATAATAGAACTTTTACTTACGAATCAAAAACCGTTAATGGGTTTACAATAAACACAAATGCAAATACCGTACTAACAGGAAATGTGGATTGGCAAACTACCCAAATAGGTGAATCATAATAATTATATATAATGGGAAATTTTATAACAGATAATATAATATCCGAAGGTAGTATATCAGGAGTTACCATAAGTGGTAATACATTTTACGGTAATGGATCAGGACTTACAAATGTTTCTGCAACATTTTCTAAATCGTGGGATGCTGGTGGAGGATTTATTACAACAGGTAATACACGATATTTAATATCTAATACTACTTGTACAATCAATCGATGGAGTATAATTGCAACAGGAACAAATCCCACCTGTACGATTGATATATGGAAGGTAGGTACAGGAACATCTTTACCTACAGTATCTAACACTATAATGGGAACTAAACCTATACTATCAACAGGAAATGCGGTTCGTTCAACTATTACAACTGGTTGGACTACATTATCAATTACTGAAGGAGATATCATTGCATTTAATATTGATAGTGTAAGTAACACATTAACATTAACATTCACATTAGAAGTTGCTTAAATATAAAAAAATAAATTAAAAATAATCAATTATGCCTATAATAACAGTATCAAATACAGGAGGAAATTGGAACGCAGGAACAACTTGGGTTGGTGGGGTAGTTCCTAGTGCTACATTAGATACTGTGGCATTTACATCTACATCGGGACAATTAACAGTTAACGTTCCATCAACTTGTATTGGGATAAGATTTACCAACTATGTAAATACAATTACATTTACAACTACACTTACTATAAATGGTCCAATAAATCTAGGTACGGGTGGATATACACAAGCAGGTGCAAGTGGATTAATAGCAGGTGCAACATCAACATTAACATCGGGAGGAGTAACTTGGTCTAGATTATTTACATTTGCGGGTGCATCCCAAACTTTTACATTAGCAGATAACTGGACGATAAGTGGGAATATAACAATAAATGGTACAACATCAGTTATTATAAATGGTAATACTTTAAATATTGGTGGTAACTTAACCCAAACCACAACTGCAATTGTTTCAGGAACAACGGCATTCAACTTTAACGGTACAGGCACTTGGAGTAATTCAAGTACTGGATCAATTAGAAATAATACCACAATAAACACTACAGGTACTTTAACTATAGGAACCAATGTTTATTACGATACAGGTACATTAACTAGAACATCTGGAACTGTAATAACCACAGGTTCAACATTAAATATTGGAGCCGCAACAACATTAACTACTAATGGTATTACTTGGAATAATATTAATACAACCACAGGAGTAGTTATAACATTAGGAAGTAACTTAACTTTAACAGGAACATTAAGTTTAGGAAATGGTGTAACAAGTTTTACTTTAGGTGGATTTAATTTAATAAGTACAAATGCTAATTTAACTATGTTGGGAGTAAATGCAATTTTTACAATGCCAGCAAATCAAACGTTTAAATCATTAACTATAACAGGTACAAATGCAACTCTGAATGCAAATACTTTAACTATAACAGGAAATCTCACAATTAATGCTGGTGTATCTGGAACAACTACAATAGTTTATGGTGGTACTGGTACTTGGACTGCTTTAAATACTACTTCTTTAATAAGTAATATTCTAACTATTAACACACCAGGAACACTTACTATTTCGGGAATAGTTTATAAACAATTAGGACTTTTTACTTATACGACTGGAACAATTATAGACACAACGGGTACTGTATCTGTGCAATCAATAACTTTAAACTTATCAGGATTTACATTCAGAAAATTACTTGTAAATAATACAATTACTTTAACGAGTAATATCAACGCAACTACTTTTGGTACTTGGGGTGCTAATGTAATAACCTTTACATTAGGTGCTTTTTCACTTAATTTTACAAATCTTGAATTGGGTAATACAGGTATAACCACATTACCAACCGCTTGGGTATGCCAAAATATAGAATTTGCAAATGGTGGAACTGGTACATTAAATACTAATTCTATTACTATTAACGGTAATATTTTACAATCATCTATTGGTATTTATGGAGGAACTACAACTTTTACATATGCAGGAACTGGTAGTTGGACATCAACGAGTACAGGATATTTTAGTAATACGTTTAATATCAACACTGCCGGTACATTAACTTTTATAAGTGGTAATATTGGAGGTGGGACATTTACTTACACATCAGGTACCGTTGTAACTACGAGTTCAACTTTGACTATTAACGTATCAACAACATTAAATACTAATGGTATTACTTGGAATAATGTAACTTTATCTAATACAGCAATATATACATATACAATAAATTCTCCATTTGTTGGGACAGGGACTTTAACCATAGGAACAAGTACATCAACAATATTTGCAGGTACTGCAGGATTTACTTTTGGGATATTAACTAATGCATCAACCGTGGCAACATCAGTAACACTTGTTAATGGATTAACATACACCATAACATCATCATTAAATTGTTTTACAACTCGTAATGGGTCTTCATTATTATTTACATCTAATCACGCTACATTAACATCTAATTTAATATTTTCTGGGGGTGCTACTTGTAATGTCTTAGCAAATTTTACACGAATAAATGCAAGTGGTGGAAGACCTATAATGACTTTTAATGGAACATTAGTAGGTTGTTCTAATATTATTGAAAGACACGATTTTGTAACATATGGATATTAAAATATATGTGTGATTCAACATTCACGTATTTTATGTTTGACCTTAATTTTTTAATAACACAAAATTATGTATATTTTGTTATATAACTTAAAATGTAAATATTTATAACAAAACAAAATTATGTCAGACATTTTATTGTTGTTGATAATTTTATTGATTTACTTAAAAGATTAACTAATTTATAAGAGTATAGTATAAATTAAAATGCCACACACAATAGAAATAACAGGAGCAACCGGAACACCACCATATTCAGTATATGTGTGTGATTCAACATTCACGTATTGTTATGTAGTAACAGGATCAACAATGATCCCCCCAACATTTATCTTTGATGTTCCATCACCATTAGATGTTGCTTCTTCAGTTATTGTTAAAATTGTTGATGCGAATGGTTGTGAAACGTTTGAACCATATTCTTGTCCTCCGACACCAACACCAACACCAACAATTACACCAACACCATCATCAACACCAACGGATCTGTGTTATTGTTTAATGGCAGTTAATTCGTCTATGGTTGCCGGTTCGTTTGATTATATTGATTGTGATGGTGTTTTACAAAAAAATATACCAGTACCAATTGGTGTGACGTATTATGCGTGTGGTTGGGCACCTACCAATTTGGTTAATGTGAGTGTTGGAATTGGGAACTTATGTTCTTTGAGTAGTTGTGTTCCCCCATTACCAAGTATGTCGGCAACACCTACACCTACACCAACACCTACACAAACACCATTACCTGTTGCCTTTGTAAGTCTTTGGAGAACATCAAATACGTCAGCAGGATCAAGTACAAGTACTCAAGTAACATTACCGTTAAACTCGTCAGGAACATATAACTTTGTTGTTGATTGGGGTGATGGTGGTCCAACAGACACAATTACCGTTTGGAATGATCTTGCAACAACACACACATATGGAGTATCTGGTGACTACACAATTACAATTACGGGAATTATAAATGGATTTAGGTTTAATAATGTTGGTGACAAATTAAAACTATTAAATGTTACACAATGGGGACCACTTAATGTTGGTAATCTTGGTAATTATTTTAGAGGTTGCTCAAATTTAGATTTAAGTAGTGTTTCGGATGTTTTAGATATGGTTGGGACAACTAATTGCATTGAGTTCTTTAGAGGTTGTAGTTCATTAACATCAATAAATAATTTAGAGTTTTGGGATGTATCGTCAGTAATATTTATGAATGGTATGTTTAGTCAATGTACTACGTTTAATCATAATATCTCAACTTGGAATGTATCTTCAGTAACAAATATGAATAGTATGTTTGTTGTAAGCACATCATTTGATCAAGATCTAGGTTCGTGGGATGTTTCATTAGTAACCACTATGTTATTAATGTTTGGTTCGGCAACGTTATCAACACCAAATTACGATTCACTTTTAAATGGTTGGGCATCACTCGGAGGTTCATTACAAAGTGGTGTATCGTTTAACGGAGGAAATTCTGTTTATACGATTGCAACATCCGGTGTTAGTAGAGTATACCTTACTGGTACCAAATTATGGACAATAAGTGATGGTGGTGGAATTTAAATTTCTTATTTAGTTTTTTAATTAGTTTTTTATTTTTATCTAAAACTAATTAATGAAGATTTTTATTCAAATCGCTTCCTATCGTGATCCCCAACTTAACTTAACAATCAAAGATTGTATTGAAAATTCTAAACACCCAAAAAATTTAGTATTTGGGATAACTAATCAATACCACCCTGACGATAATTTTAATATTGACGAATTCCAAAATGATAAAAGATTTAGGATAGAAAATGTTTTATATTCGGAATCCAAAGGGGCTTGTTGGGCTCGGAATTTACTACAACAAAGATATGGTGGTGAAACGTACACACTACAAATTGATTCTCACATGAGGTTTGCCCCTAATTGGGATGTTGAGATGATAAAAATGATTAAACAACTCCAAAAGAAGGGACATAAAAAACCTTTATTGACGGGGTATGTTTCTTCGTTTGACCCCGATAATGATCCTGAAGGTAGGGTACAAGAACCTTGGAGAATGTCTTTTGATAGGTTTATACCTGAATCACCAATTTTTTTCTTACCCGAAGTAATTCCAAATTGGAAATCATTAACCGAACCAATACCATCAAGATTTTATTCCGCACACTTTTGTTTCACACTAGGACAATTTGCTTATGAAGTTCAGCATGATAAAAATTATTATTTTCACGGTGAAGAAATATCCATAGGTGTTAGAGCATTCACCCACGGTTACGATCTGTTTCATATACATAAAGTTTTAATTTGGCACGAATATACCAGAAAAAATCGTATAAAATCTTGGGATGATGATAAGGTATGGTACGAAAAAAACAACAATTCACATTTAAGAAATAAAAAATTATTCTCAATGGATGGTGAAGTTTATAACTCAGAAGAATTTGGGATCTATGGTTTTGGAACTGAAAGAACATTAAAAGATTATGAACAATATTCTGGTGTTTTATTCTCAAAACGAGCAGTTCAACAATATACAATTGATAAACAATACCCCCCAAACCCATATACATACAACACAGAAGAAGAATGGTTAGATAGTTTTACGTCGGTATTCAAACATTGTATTGACGTATCATTTAGTAGTGTTCCTGAAACTGATTATGATTTTTGGGTTGTAGCATTTCACAACGAAAAGGATGAAACATTACATAGACAAGATGCCGATGTGAATGAAATAAACAGAATGAAACAAGACCCTGATGGATATTGTAAAGTATGGAGAGAGTTTAATACAACAGAAAAACCAAAGTATTGGGTTGTTTGGCCACATAGTTTATCAAAGGGGTGGTGCGAAAGAATAACAGGAAATTTATAAGGTATGGAAATATTAGGAATTAAAATATCTAATAGAGGTTATTTTATTAATCTACCTGAAAGTATTGATAGATTGGAGAATGTTAATCAACAAATCATTAAATACGAATTAAAAAATTTAGAACGGGTTGAGGCAGTTACGGATCCTTGGCATCAAACATCTTGTACCAAAAGTCATAAAAAAGTTTTTGAGATTGCAAAATCAAGAAACGAAGAAATAATTACAGTATTTGAGGACGACTTTCAAATTAACGATAAAATTAAATATTATAAAAATCAGGTTGATTTGTTACCAAAATTAGAAATGGTATTTAATGATTTAAAAATGGTTGAATGGGATGTTCTTTTGTTGGGTTGTAATCCAAAGTCGGATATCACCCCAATTACAAAACATTTAGGTGTTATTGATAAATGTTCTGGTGGGTGGGCATATATCATCAAAAAGAATGCATATGAATATATTCTAAATAATTTTGATTATAATAGAGATAGATTAGCAATTGATGATATTTTACCTTTATTAAACACTTGTGGGTTTAAAACAATAACAACAATACCCATGTTGGTTCATCACGCAATTGGTTTTGAATCCACATTAGAACGAAAAGGCCCTGTTAATTACACCATTTGGATTGAGGGTAGTTGGGATAAACATTATTATGGTATAACCAAAGAAATATGATAACATTAGTAACAGGTTTATGGGATATAGGTAGAGGAGACCTTGATGAAGGTTGGTCAAGATCATACCAACATTATTTGGATAAATTCAAAGAGTTGTTAAGTGTAAACAATAACCTCATCATTTTTGGTGATCAAGAGTTAAAAACTTTTGTGTCTCAACATAGAGACGATAATAATACCCAATTTATTTTGAGGGATTTAAGTTGGTTTAAAAATAATGAATACTACCCAATCATACAATCAATACGAACAAACCCAGAATGGTTTAACCAAGTTGGTTGGTTAGGTGGATCAACACAATCAAAATTGGAAATGTATAATCCTTTAGTTATGTCTAAAGTGTTTTTACTTAACGATGCAAAAATATTGGATAAGTTTAATTCTGATAAATTGTTTTGGATTGATGCTGGTTTAACAAATACCGTTCATCCAGGGTATTTTACTCACGATAAAGTATTGGATAAAATTGATAAGTTATCTGATAAATTTTTATTTGTTTCTTTCCCATATGATGCGGAAACTGAAGTTCACGGGTTTAACTATAATGAAATGAAACGACTAACAAATGCAACACCTAATATTGTTTGTCGTGGAGGATTTTTTGGTGGAGATAAGGATACAATATCACAAATGAATAGTTTGTATTATGGAATATTATTGGATACCCTTAAACGGGGATTTATGGGAACAGAAGAAAGTTTATTCACAATACTTACTTATCAATATCCAAGTTTAATTGATTATTGTGAAATCAATTCAGATGGTTTAGTGTATAAATTTTTTGAGGATGTTAAAGATAATACAACAAATGTTAAAAATTTTAATTCAAACCCCATTGTTAATAAAACCAATAATAATAGGTTAGACACTTCAAAAGTTGGTCTTTACGTTATAACATTTAATTCCCCAAAACAGTTTGAAACTTTAATTCAAAGTATGTTAGATTATGATCCTAATTTTATTACACGAACCAAAAAGTTTTTACTTGATAATTCAACCGACTTAACAACAACACCAAGATATATTGAACTATGTGATGAGTATGGGTTTGAACATATAAAGAAAGTTAATTTAGGTATTTGTGGGGGGAGACAATTTGTTTCAGACCATTTTAATGATTCCGATTTGGAAGTCGGAATATGGTCAGAAGATGATATGTTTTTTCAGAATAAACCGGGTGAAACTTGTCGTAATGGTTTTAATCGTTACACACCAAATTTATATCAAAAGTGTTTAGAAATATTAAAAAAAGAAAATTTTGATATGCTCAAGTTAAATTTCACCGAATTTTACGGTGATAATTCAGTTTGTTGGCCGTGGTATAACACACCCCAAGATTTTAGACAAAAACATTGGACAAACAATCCTACATTACCGGTGCAAGGGTTAGACCCTAACGCACCTTTAACAGAATTTAAAAATATTAAATCACATAAAGGTTTACCTTACGCGACAGGTGAAATTTACTATTGTAATTGGACTCATTTTATTACAAAAGAAGGTAATCGTAAAATGTTCCAAGATACAAAATTCCAACATCCTTTTGAGAATACTTGGATGTCCCACATTTATCAAGAAACCATAAAAGGAAAAATTAAGTCAGGATTGTTGTTATTAACACCAATAGAACATAAAAGATTTGATCACTATGACGGATCATTAAGAAAAGAATGTTAAAATGTATTATTGATATATTTATAGTAAAAACTATAAATGGAATTCTACCTTAAACGAAATGCTACGTTACCCGTTTTAAAACTCCAAATAACGAAAGACGGAAGAAGTGACTATAATAAATTTATGGATATGATCGAAACCTCGGCGATTTTCTTTTCTATGGTAAATACTGAAACGGGAATACCCAAGATCACAACAAGGGCTGCCGGGTTTGTTGAAAAAATACAACTTGAACCAAATGCAACACCCGAATATTATATCTATTATAAATTTACATCAAGGGATACAAATAAGGTTGGTAGATATGAAGGTCAATTCTTATTAAGAAATGATGAGGGAACATTAATTTTACCGATCAGAGAACAATTATTTATCAATATCCAAGAAAGTTTTATTGCTGATGACCTACCTTATGAGAGTTGTTATGTTATTGAATTTCCTTGTTGTAATTAAAAACATTCACTAAAATCGGTATATTTATATAAAAACATAAAACAAACAAAACAAAAAAAATGAAAGTAGAAATTGCGAACCCAAAAACTATGGTTGTTGTTGCTGAACAAACAAAAACATTTAACTCATTAACAATCAGACGTATGGTTGATTTCCCAGGACAAAAAAAGGTTATCGTTCATATTGAGGAAGCAAACGAACCTGTTGTATTATGGGAAGGTGCCTCTTATGACGCTATTGGTGAATGGACAAATGCTGATGTTATTGCTAAATTAAACACACTTTACACGGCATAAGAAATATTTAATATCCCCCGATGTTATTTAATGTTGGGGGGATATTGATAACCAACCTTTTTTATAATATATTTAAGTGTATAAGGTAAATGTCGGCAAGTACGACAGATAATGAACCAAACTTAAATATATTAAAATGATATCAGCAGAAGAAATTAAGGCCTTTCTTGAGGGGTCTGATCCTGAACAACACATTGTTTCAGTGGAATTTGATTACGCATCCAATTGTGTATATAAAATCAAAGAAGTTCCCGGTCAAGGGAAAACAATACAAAAAGAAAGTTTTATTGCATTTGCTTGGGTAGGAGATCTACGTGGGTTAAATTTTTATGGTTCATCAAAAGATAACCAAAAAGAGGCGATGACCAAATATGGTATTGTGATTGAGAAATTACGAACCGATGGTAATGAACGATTAGAGAATGGTTTAACATTTTTGGTTAAGTCATTAAAAGGATATAGAGAACTTATACAATTCTTTAAAGATGGTGGTTTAGATCCTTGGGGTGAGAAATGTAAGGATAAGATAACGGTTTTATCACCGGTGGAACAATACCTTGTTTCAAAGGAGAAAAGATTATTTAAGGGGTTTGAGGAATACAACGATATTACCAGATTTGGATTTGACCTTGAAACGACCTCTTTGGAACCAAAGGATGGTCGTATCTTTATGATTGGGATGAAAACCAATAAAGGGTTCAAAAAAGTAATAGAATGTTCAAATGAAGATGAGGAGAGACGAGGTCTTGTGGAATTCTTCAGAACAATAGATGAACTTAAACCATCAATTATTGCGGGATATAACTCAGCAAACTTTGACTGGTTTTGGATATTTGAGAGATGTAAGGCTCTGAATTTAGATATTAAGAAAATTGCAATATCATTAAACCCAAAGAAAACAATATCCCAAAAGGAATCAATGTTAAAACTTGCAAATGAGGTTGAAAGATTTAATCAGGTTCAATTGTGGGGTTATAATGTAATTGATATTATTCACTCAGTTCGTAGATCACAGGCAATCAATTCAAACATTAAAGAAGCGGGTTTGAAATACATCACAAAGTTTATTGATGCCGAAGCCAAAGATCGTATATATATTGACCACACAAAGATTGGTCCTATGTATGCCGACAAAGATGATTATTGGCTAAACATAGAAAATGGTAATTACCGTAAATGTGGTATTGATTCCAAGATTGATGAGGTTTGTTTTAGACGAGGAGACACTTACATAAAAACAACGGGGGATGATATTGTTGAGAGATATCTTGACGATGACCTTGAGGAGACATTGATTGTTGATGACGAATTTAACCAAGCAACGTTTCTATTGGCATCATTGGTTCCAACAACTTATGAACGAGTTTCAACCATTGGAACTGCATCTCTTTGGAAGATGGTTATGTTAGCATGGTCATATAAACATGGGTTGGCAATTCCAAAGAAAGAAGAGAAAAGAAACTTTGTTGGTGGTTTATCACGTTTATTAAAGGTGGGATATTCTAAAGATGTATTAAAACTTGACTACTCTTCACTATATCCATCAATTCAGTTAGTACACGATATATTTCCTGAATGTGATATTACAGGGGCAATGAAAGGATTTTTAACATACTTCCGTAATTCTCGTATTATGTTTAAGAATTTGGCGGCAGAATATAAAAACACCGATAAAAAGAAATCAACGTCTTATGACCGTAAACAATTACCTATTAAGATTTTCATCAACGCATTCTTTGGATCGTTATCGGCACCTCACGTATTTCCTTGGGGTGATATAAATATGGGGGAAGAAATAACCTGTACGGGGAGACAATATTTAAGACAAATGGTTAAATTTTTTACAAAACGAGGATATACCGCATCAGTGTTAGATACTGATGGTGTTAACTTTTCACTACCTGAAGGGGGTGTTGATGATAGGGTTTATATTGGGAAAGGAAATAACCCATTAATTAAAGAAGGTAAAGAATATACAGGATATGATGCGGATGTTGCAGAATTTAACGACATCTTTATGAAACGGGAGATGTTTTTAGATTGTGATGGGACTTGGGATTCTTGTATTAACTTGGCTCGTAAGAACTATGCAACGATGGAACATAATGGTAAAGTTAAATTGACGGGTAATAGTATTAAGTCCAAAAAAATGCCAAAATATATTGAGAAGTTTTTGGATAAGGGTGTTAAACAATTACTTAAAGGTGAGGGTAAGGAATTTATTGAGTGGTATTATGAGTATATCCAAAAGATTTTTGATCAAAGAGTTCCATTGGCAGAAATTGCATCAAAGGCAAGAGTTAAAACAAGTGTTGATGGTTATATTACACGTAGTAAGCAAACAACAAAGTCGGGTAGTTTAATGTCCCGACAAGCGCATATGGAACTTATCATTAGAGATAAAATACAATCAAATCTTGGGGACACAATTTTTTATGTGAATAACGGAACTAAAGCGTCTCACGGAGATGTTCAGAAAGTTAATAAACCAAAGGCCGGTTGGAATAATGATCAGATAAATTTATTTTTTTCTGATTCTACAAAATCTAAAGTATCTTTTAAAGAAAAGGAAACTTTTCTACTTAACAATGGTTGGGAGCAATCTTGGTCTGACGATAACTGGGTACGTAGTAATTCTAAGTATAAAGAGGCGAATAGTGGAACACCAACAGATATCGCATATAAAATGTCTAGTGCGGATTCTGTTGTTCAATTAAATTGTTATCGTATTGAACCATCTGATTTAGAAAACAACCCTGAGATGTTAGGTGAATATAATATCCAAAGAGCAATTGCAACTTTTAATAAACGAGTTGAACCATTACTAATTGTTTTTAGTAATGAGGTTAGAGATTCGTTATTAGTTAAAAATCCGGAGGATAGATGTTTTTATACTTCGGGGCAATGCGTATTAACAAATGGTAACCCATTTAAACCTGAAGATCAAGATGATTTGGTTGATCTATTAACTGTAACACCAGAAGAATTGGATTTCTGGACTAATGTTGGTATTAGCCCCGACCATATATATGACTTAGCGGAAAATGGGTGGGAAGAACATATATAAGTTAGTTTAACTTTAGACCATCAGAACTGATAATGTACCAATTTCCCTCAACAAAACTTAAATGGACACACGCACCTTTATCTAATTGTAGTTCGTCCCATTCTTCATCAATTTTACCTAAATCGGGTTTTATCAGGGTGGTAGTTAAAGATTTAATTATCACCGACTGATTTACCTCAGAATTTAATACAATTTCTGAAGATTCAATATCTTTTACGATCACCAACATTTCTTCACCTGTTGTGTAATTTTCCTCTTTAACCACTTTTTCGGTAACCACATTTTTAGATGGTATAACTACGTGGGTTTGATATCTAACCACATTTTTTCTTTGTGATATATTTTCTATTTTTATCATATTACATAAATTTGTCTTGGCATTGCTCGGAATTTTAATGATTTATTTAAATTCTCAGCAATTAATGCTTCTCGTTCCATTACTTTGTCAGGTCTTAACCTTGTTAATTTACCTTCCACTCCGATTAGTTCCTCAATTAATTTTGTTTTTTCATCTTTTCCTTCAGTTGCTAGTGATGCATAATCCATAGTTAATTCAGAGTCAGGTGTTTTTAAGTTACCACTATATTTACCTCTAACTTTAGCAAGTGTTTCTTTACAATATGCTATAAACCAATTTCTAACCCAAACTTGTGCAGGGTGATTTAGATCCGTCCAAGAGATACTATCTAAAGGAACGTCAGATGGTAATTTAATTATGTCGGGATTATCTTTTAAACATTTGTCTCTACCACCTTCAGTAGTGTCATAATACCAATACCAAACTTTACCTCTTGTCATTGTTCCATTACCAAAATCAAATTTACCTCCGGGAGTATTCATTAAGTGAATTGCCTTTTTACCTCCGGGTAATGCGGTGATTCTATATGTTAAATCTCCGGCAATAACTCTTCTTTGGATATTAATTTCTTGTGCTCTTAATAACATATCAAATACGGGCATCATAAAATAACTTCCACCACTACCACCCATTTGTGCAAGACCTCCACCTCCTCCGAGACCTCCACCATATCCTAACGATCCGAACGACCAAGGATCAAACATTGTATTATTTAATGTTGCTGGTGTAAACCATAGAAGTTCATTAATTTCTCTACCTGCAGGTATTTCATAAATTTGTTGGTTATGAACTAATTGGATATAATCCTTTTTAAGTTCCCACTCACCACCGGCTTGTAGACCAACAATTTTTGAATATGCGTATGTGTATCTTGTTTCGTAATCTAAACTTTTAGTAACGAATGCTCTTGCAACTGATTGTGTTTCAATATTTAAATTATGAAGACTTGTCCATTGAGATTCTATTAACCAATCTTGAACATATTGAGAATATTGGTCAATAGAGAATTCTAACAACGTATCCATTTGTTCGTCCTCCAATTCTATACCTCTTAATGGGGCACCAAGTACGTGTTTAACTTGTGTGTATAGTTTGGATCTTTCTGGCTCTGGTATGATTGACATAGTGTTGGTTTTTATTATAAATATCCAACTAAATAAAAACTATTTATTTATGGGTTAAATTATAGGTTTCCTCCGACTGTTATTTTTATATCATACGAGACACAACTGGTGGGTGTCCCCCCAAATTATAGGTATCTTCCAACCATATACTGAGTATATCCCTTGTTTGTGAGTCATCTAACCCAAAAATGTTTTTAAAAAACGACCAAAGTCTTTCTCTATTTATAAACACAAACCCATTTTTAATATTATGACGATAGAAAAATAACGGTCTTAGGTCTCTATCAACATAAAATGTTTTATCACCTTTAACCTCCGGAGTTAAATCACCAAACTCTTTGTGTAACCACTTAAACACCAATCTGTCCCTACTACTTTCAGTTATTATTATTTTCATATCATTTTAAATTATAGGTCTCTTCCAACCTTAGGTACGCTTGATTTGAATGGAAGAAACCATGTGTGAGTCCCCTCAAATTATAGGTCTCTTCCAACTTTTACTATTAATAAAAACATCCTATTCTGGGTGTGAGTCCCCTCAAATTATAGGTCTCCTCCAACTACGCCAAGCTTTGCAAAGGAGACCAAGTAGGTGTGAATCCCCTTAAATTATAGGTCTCCTCCAACTATAGAGAGAAAAGTAGAATAGCCCAAGTTGGTGTGAATCCCCTTAAATTATAGGTCTCCTCCAACGGAATTGGAAATGTAAAGGGTTGCCCAAGTTGGTGTGAATCCCCTTAAATTATAGGTCTCCTCCAACCATATAGTCAGAATCTCCTTTGTTTGCAAGTAACTCAGACCAAAAATAGAATCAAAAAATACCCAAATTCTGTCGTAATTTATATAAACATCCCTATTTTTTGAATCCTGGTAATACACAAATAACGGTTTTCGGTCCTCATCAACATAATATGTTTTATCATCTTTAACCACCGGAGTTAGATCACCAAACTCTTTGTGTAACCACTTAAACACCAATCTGTCCCTACTACTTTCAGTTATTATTATTTTCATATCATTTTAAATTATAGGTCTCTTCCAACCAATTTACAGAAACTTGACGGTATATAATTGGGTGTGAGTCCCCTCAAATTATAGGTCTCTTCCAACGGGATTTGCATAATCACCTGCCCATGCACTGGTGTGAGTCCCCTCAAATTATAGGTCTCTTCCAACCATACCTTCAGAATCTCCTGTGTTTGCGGGCGTTTCAGACCAAAAATAGAATCAAAAAATACCCAAATTCTGTCGTAATCTACATAAATAAACCCATTTTTTTCATCCTGGTAATACACAAATAACGGTTTTCTGTTCTCATCAACATAAAAGGTTTTATCACGTTTAACTACGGGTGTTAGATTTCCAAACTCTTTGTTTAACCACTTTAATGCGGATTTAAATTTAGGATCAACCGATTCGTTAATTGATTCTTTTTTACTTGTTCTCAAGTCATAAAGACTAGTAACGAATTCCCAATTAATATGGTTCCAAAATTTATTAATATATTGGTCTCGTTTATTTTTATATCTTAAATAATATGCGTGTTCCCAAAGATCTAATCCAAGGATTGGATATCCACCATTAACATCATTCATTAATGGGTTATCTTGGTTTGGTGTTGTAATAATTTTTAATCTATTAGTTTTTGTTAAAACCAACCATACCCAACCTGAACCAAAACTATCCAAGGCGGCCTTATTAAATTCTTCTTTAAAATTTTTAAATGATTTGTATTGGTTTGTTATTTTATCTAAAAGATCCCCTTTTAAAGTTTGTTTTTTTGGGGTTAACATTTTCCAAAACAATGCGTGATTAAATGCACCACCGGCATTATTTCTGACCTTTGTATTAAATTTAGTGATAGTTTTAATGATGTCCTCAAGTTCTATATCACCTTTTCTACTTGATAATGCATCATTTAATTTTTTAACATAACCTTTATAATGTTTGTTATAATGAACATCCATTGTTTCAGGATCAACAAATTGTTTTAATGCCGAATATGAATAGGGTAATTTCTCAATACCAATTTTTTTCATTTCGGTAATGAATTCTTTTTGAATGTTAATTTTGTCTGTTAATACGATTTGTTCTGTTAAGATATCAATTCTATTTGAAATGGGTTTTAACCCCTCATAAACAATATTAACCATTTCGGGGTGTTCTTTTTCAAACATTTTAATTAATCGTCCAGCACCAGCATTTGCTTCATCCTCATTTTTTCCACCAATATCTTGACCAATTTCCCGTTTTAATATGGTCATTTGATGTTCGTGAATCCATTCGTGTGCAAGAGTTCTTAAGATATCTCGGTTCAACCGACCTTTAGTTAAAATTTTAATACCAAACTCATCACTTCTACTACCAGTCGTCATTTGACCTGTGCGATCACCCAAGAAAGAAACTAATATATCATTCTTTAATGGATATTTTTCATTTAAAAACTTAATAAATTTTTTGGCAAGATCCTTACTTTCTTGGGACATTGAGCATTTAATATGTTTAATAGATACTTTCATTGTTTATAAATATCAATCAATCTATTCTTTTACATTCTTCTATTAATAGAATTTAACATTTCCTCAACAATATCCCCACCATTCTCAAGTAGATCATCACCCATAACGGTATTAATGATCTTTTTCTTGTGGTTTAAAATGTTATAAATTGCTCCCTCAATAGTATTTTCAAATAATGGATAATAAATTAACACATTATTTTTTTGACCATAACGATACGCCCTATCTTCTGCTTGAGCATGTTCGGCAGGAACAAAAGATAAATCATTCATAATAACAACCTCAGCGGCAGTTAATGTTAACCCAACACCAGCAGCCTTTAAATTTCCAACGAACACCTTAATCTTATCGTTTTCTTGGAATTCATCAATTGCGTGTTGTCGTTTTGGTTTTGAACAACTACCATCCAAATAAACGGATTGTTTCCCAAAATGATTATGTATTAATTGTAAGGTGTCAGTAAAGTTGGTGAATATAATAACTTTCTTACCCTGTTCAATAATATTCTCAACAATCTCAATAGTATGTTTTACTTTTTCGTTGGCAATAATTTTTCTAACCTTCATTAATTTACTGAACTGTATTGTAAGTGATGTAGATTCCTCCGACTTCTTTTCAAACCAATCATAATACTCACCCATCATCTCCTCATAATCTTTTGATTTTAAATTAAGATAAATTGGGGATATGATTTTTTCGGGTAGATCCAACACGTCGTCTTTTAATCGTCTCAACATTTGTTTTGATGTTCTATCTCTTAGTTCTTCCAAATTAGACGCCCCCTGAACATTCCATATCTTTCTTTTACCCGCCATAAATTGATAACCCTGACAATAACGTATCGCATAAGCCATCCAATTCTGAGCAACGGGACTCTCAATAATATTTAATAAATTAAAATAATTCATTGGTCTATTGGTCATCGGAGTTCCCGTTAATAACCAAACCCTTTTAATTTTTTTAACAAATGAATTGATGATTTTTGTTCGTTGAGCTTGGGGATTAGAGATCATATGAGCTTCATCCATTATAACCAAATCAAATTCAGAATTCTCCAATAAAGATTTCTCTTTTACCTTTGGATCATAAAAGTTTTTAAGGATGTCGTAATTAATGATTACAAAGTCGTGGTCAGTTGAAAACTTTTTACCCTCACAAATAAAAATACTACGATCAGTGTAGTTCTCAATTTCTCGTTGCCAATTAATCTTTAACGATGCGGGACAAATAATTAATATCTTCTTAACACCAGTCTCTAATGCGGCAATAATAGTTGCGGTTGTTTTACCCAACCCCATATCGTCAGCAAGAATAAATCTTCTTGACCCAACCAATTTCTCAATTGCCTCTTTTTGGTGATTAAGTGGTGGTCGGTTATCGTATTTGGAATAATCAACATCAACCTTCTCAATGGTGTGGGTTTTTATTAATGATGATTTAGGTACCCAAAATTCGGTTATCTCATCTTTTTCAAAAAACTTACCCCAAATATGATACGATTTTTCTTTCTCAACCAAAAGTTTTTCAATATAGATTTTATCTGGAACCTCTAAAAGGTATTTTTCTTCAGCAAATTTCTTTGCAAAGTAAGTGTCCAAATCAACCCACTTACGAGCAACTTTTGGTGTTACATCGTGATAGTTGTTAATATAATCAGATTGTGTTCTTGTTGGAAAGAATTTTTTATTCTTCTCTTTTTTTGTTTTTAACGAAAGGATATAGTTATTTGCCCCCGAGTAAACTTCAAGTAATTCTAATGCCTTATGTTCTATCATTGTAGACGTGTTCTCCAAAATAGTTAGTTTGTGTTAATAATAATCAATAAATAGATATTTATCAATATATGAGTAAATTTGAATTATATGGTTTGTATTGTCCGTTAACCAACGAAATAAAATATGTTGGTATAACAAAAAATGGATTAAATAAAAGATTAAATAGTCATTTAAGAAAACCAACTAACGAATTTATTGGTAAATGGTTTAAAGATTTAAAAAACAATAATAACAGACCAATTATTAAATTAATAAAAGAGTGTGACTCTTACGAAGATTTATTACTTTCCGAATATAATGAAATAAAAAAACTTAGGGAATTAAAAATAGATATTTATAATTTAACTGACGGTGGGGATATTAATCCAATGTTGGGTAAATCACACACTTCCGAGTCTAAACTTAAAATGTCTTTATTCCATAAGGGGAAAATAATAAGTGACGAACAAAGACAAAAACAAAAAGAAACGTTAAATAGGTTGTGGTCAAATAAATTATGGTCTGAAAAAATGAAACAAAAAATGTCGGAAAATACATCGGGGAGTAATAACCCAAATTGGAAGGGAGGGGTAACTAATGAGAAATGTTTATGTGGTAATAAAAAGAGTTTTGGTAGAAAAACTTGTATGTCTTGTAGGGACGTAAATGGAATTAAAAATCCGTTTTTTGGTAAAAAACACAGCGAAAAAACATTAAATATATTAAGAGAAAAAAGTAAAAAATATGGGAAGGAAAACCCTAATTTCAAATACGATATTAATGAAGAAGAATTATATAATTTATATATTAAAAATAATAAAACAGTAGTTGAGATTAGTAATCAATTTAATTGTGCGATAAACACAATAAATAAAAAATTAAGACAATATAATATATATAAACCAAAATCTAATATTTATAATTTAGTGATTGATGATGTAAAAAATTATTTACTAAATAATTTAAACTATATTCAGATTGGTTATATCTATGGGTGTAGTAATAAAATTATACATAAATTTGTAAAAAAACATAACTTATATGTCAAATAATAAAGTGCCTATATCAAGGCTTGGTAAGTTCTTCTCCGAAGAAGATTTTTTTTTTAGAGGTGGCCCTTGGTCAGGAATGGTTACACGGTGATATGAATTTTACGTGTGTCCTTTATCGTATTGATAGATATAAAACAAAAACTGACGATGTTTATGGTGAAGCCCTTGAAGATGGTATAAAATATTTACCACCCGTTGAGTTTAATGGTTATGTTCAGATCACTGCCCCTGAAAATAAACTTATGGGATCCACTCGTATTGAGCAAATGGAACCAGGAAATATTAAAGTATCTGTTTATCAAAAAACATTGGATGATTTGGGTATTGATATTAGTTTTGGGGATTATATTGGTTATTATGAAAGTGAAACGGTAGTTAGATACTATACGGTAAATAACGATGGTCGTGTTATTTCGGATAACAAACATTCGTATGGGGGCTATAAACCATTTTATCGCACTATTAGTGCATCACCTGTTGGTCCAAACGAATTTAGAGGATTATAATATATATTAATATGGGATTACCTAAAAAAATAAAAAAGACATTACCATTAACACAACCAAGAACTTTATATCCTAGAAGACAGGAATTAAAGGAGATGATTGAACGCGATGGAACTTATCTTCCCAAATCATTACTTCACGCAGATCTTGATCGTGGATTTTTGGATTTTGTTAGGGATGAATTAAAATGTGTTGTTGAGGGAAAAACGGTTCCAATGGTTGATATTTTAATATCCACACAAAATTGGTCTCAATTTGTTGAAACTTGGGATTTCCAAAATATTGATAAAAATACCGAACCACCCCTTATTACTGTCATTAGAACACCTGAAGTTAAATACGGAACAAATCCGGCATTAAGGTATAATATACCAAATAGAAGGCAATATTATTATGCTCAAGTACCAACTTGGGATGGTCAAAGACACGGTATGGATATCTATAAAATACCACAACCCGTTCCTGTTGATATAAAATATACTGTTGCAATTATTTGTAATAGAATGAGAGAACTCAATAAGTTTAACCAAATCATATTGGAGAAATTCTCATCAAGACAAGCATATCAAAACATTAAAGGACACTACATTCCAATTGTTAACGACGATATAACAGACGAATCAGTGTTAGATCTTGAGAAAAGAAAAGTATATATTCAAAAATACACATTCACAATGTTGGGATTTTTAATTGATGAAGATGAGTTTGAGGTTCAACCTGCGGTTACAAGAATTTTTCAAATGTATGAAGTTGATACACAAATAAAAAAGAAACGACAAAAAAGGGAAGAACCAAATATACCATCGGATTATATTCCAACATATCCATCAGGAGTAACGGAATCTATCCAAACCTTTGAATATACTGTTAATTTAACTTTAGGTGAAACAACTAATGTTGATAATTTTAGTGTATACATTAATGGTGACTATTATGGTGATAATATTGAGTTTATACAAATCAATACAAATGATGTATTAAGGATAACAGTTGTTAAACCAAACGAGTCTGATGGTACCAAAATTATATATAACCAAGAGTTATTATAATCAATCTTCCCCATAAATATCTTTTTTCTCCTTACACTTTTCAAATATAAGGTTTTCCAAAAAACGATACATTTTGATCCCACGTTTATCACAATAACGTTTTAAAACTTCGTGCGACTCAACTGAAATCTTTAAATTCTTTATTTTTTTAACATCTTCACTCATAGGTAGAAAAAAGGTAGAATAAAATCATACCATAATATAAATAGTTTCATATAAGTAAAGTTTTTGCTTAAAACTCCAATATTTATATAATAAAATAAATCTATAAACAAACAAACAAAATGGCAACTAACAGTAAAGTATTTGTATCACCAGGTGTATATACTTCAGAAGTAGACTTAAGTTTCGTTGCACAAAGCGTTGGTGTTACCACTTTAGGTATTGTGGGGGAGACTTTAAAAGGACCTGCTTTCGAACCAATCTTTATCAGAAACTTTGATGAATTTACGGCTTTTTTTGGTGGAACATCTGCTGAGAAATTCGTAAATACTCAAATCCCTAAATATGAAGCGGCTTACATCGCAAAATCATATTTACAACAATCTAACCAATTATTCGTAACAAGAGTATTGGGATTATCAGGTTATGATGCAGGACCATCTTGGTCTATCGTAACTGTGGCAAACGTTGATCCAACAACAATCGGATTTGATTGTGCTAGTGGTGAGACAGTAGATTGTAACTTTGTATGTACATCAGCACATACATTTGATATTAATGTTGATTTTACGGGATGTACTAATAACATATCATCTGTAGGATTTACAAGTAACTTCCCAAGTCAAATTCAATCAATCTTAAATAATTCTTACCAACAATTTAATGGTGGGACATCAACTTTAAATGATGATATAACAGGAACAATATATGATATCATCACATTAGATAATCCTGGCGCAGGTCAAACAGTAATTGATTATTTCGGTTCTATTGATACCGATGATTATAATGTTTTACATCCAATTTTTTCTGCTGGAACTGAGAATAATAATTTTAGTGTTCCCTCGGTCTCTTTAGATGCAACTAATCTTGAATCACCATTAAATGATTCTTGGTATTATGCATTATTTGATAATACAGGAAATGGTAATTATACAGGTTTCTCATTCTATTCTTATGTAACGGGAACAACTGCCACATCAACATCAAGTAATTGTGCGTCATTCTACTCACTTAGTGTTGGAGGGTCGGTTACTTCATTTGATCCTATTGTTTCAGGAGGTACAGGTTATACGGCATCAACAACAGGTTTAACAACAGTTAACATAAGTGGTGTTGGTTCAGGATTAACGGTAGATGTGTCAGTAAGTGGTACTGGTGTTGTTACAGGGGTTACAATTAATTGTGAAGGTTCAGGGTATGAATTGGGAGACATTGTTCAGATAGTTCAGCCAGGTTCAGGTGGAGATGCGACCTTATCGATTATTGTCGGTGCAACTACTAATGGTATCATTAATTATAATACAAATACAATAAATGTATGTTTACCATCTGGGACATCAACTTGTGTATTATCTACGTTGGTTCCTACATTCAGTGCTTGTACGAGTGGTGTTAGTGTTAATTCAGTAATACAATCAAGTGGTGGAACCGCAAATAATTTCACGTCAGGTTCAGTAACATATGTGTTAACATCTGAAGATAGTACTTTAACAACAACTTGGACGGTTAATGTTCAAATAAATGATCCTTGTAATCCTTGTTCTTTCGCTAGTGGTGGAACACAAAATACAGGAGAAATAACAACTTGTTATTCAGGTCAAGTAGTAGGTAAATTATATCTATATACAGGTAATTCATTTACTGACTATGATGATATGGTAGTTGGAACATTAAGATCAAGAGGTATATCTGATTATGTTGATGGTACAAACCCAACATATGAAATAACAGGAGTTACTGATGTAACACTTGATATGACAGGACCTTACTCAGGAGTTGCAAAAAATCCTTATATGTCATTTGTTGTAAATGCAACAAATTATGAAGGAACTAATTATTCTTTTGAAACTTCTTTCACTGCGAGTGATGCTAAATACATACCTAAAGTGTTTGGAACTTCCAATTTTGGAAAACCAAGAAACGTTGTTCCATTAATGATGGAAGAAAGATTCCAAAACTTGTTAAATTACGCATACAAGAAAGGATACATTAGAGGTTTAAGTAATAACCTAATTTCTTTGAATTCTGCTCAAAGTGAAGAATCAACATCAATTGGATGGTACTTGGATAAATACCAATCACCAAGTTCTCCTTGGGTTGTATCTGAATTAAGAGGTACTAAAATTTATAACTTATTTAAGTTCTATACTATATCAGATGGTAATACGGCAAATACTGAAGTTAAAATATCAATTTCTGATATATCATTCGCAAATCAAACATTTACTGTATTGGTTCGTGATTATTATGATAACGATTCTGCACCTACAGTATTGGAGAAATTCACAAACTGTACGTTGGATCCAAGTCAAAATAATTTCATTGCGAAGAAAGTAGGAACACTTGATGGTGAATATGAATTGAATTCTAAATACATAATGGTTGAAATGAATGAAGATGCTCCGGTAGATGCGTTACCTTGTGGATTTGAAGGATTTAACTTTAGAGAGTATTCAGGAGCAATTCCTCCATTCCCAATTTATAAAACAAAATACGATTTCCCAGGTGAAGTAATTTATAACCCACCATTCGGTTTACCTACAGGTGGAGACAATTCTACAACAACAGGTGGTGATAACATAAGAAGAACTTATCTTGGGATGTCAAATTTCTGGGGTTATGATAGTAACTTCTTTGAATATAAAGGTAAAAGAAACCCAATTTCATCTTGTAATTTAGAAGGTGGTGAGTGGTCTTACAGAACAAAAGGTTACCATATGGATAAAAACGCAAGTGGTCTTACGATCTCAAGTGCGTTTGCTACAAGTGGGACACCAAGATTCTTTGTTGGAGACGCACCATTTGCATCTGAACCAACAAGTGAGTTAAGTCCTTATTATAGAATATTCTCAAGAAAATTCACTTTGTTTGTACAAGGAGGATTTGACGGATGGGATATCTATAGAGAATTTAGAACTAACGGTGATAAATATGTTTTAGGTAGAATAGGTTTCCTTAATGGGGCTTGTCCTACAGATAGATACCCAACGGCATCTGGATGGGGAGCGTTTAAACAAATCTCTATTGGTGATGGAACACGTACTTGGGCAAATACTGACTACTACGCATACTTGTTAGGTATTAGAACATTCTCTAACCCTGAAGCAGTTAATATTAACGTATTTGTTACTCCGGGTATTGATTATATTAATAACTCTGATTTAGTTGAATCAGCGATTGATATGGTTGAGAACGAAAGAGCGGATTCGTTGTATATTACAACAACTCCAGATTACAACTTGTTCTTACCAACAACAACAGGTATTGATGGATTAATCTACCCACAAGAAGCGGTTGATAATTTAGATGGTACGGGTATTGATTCCAACTACACGGCAACTTACTACCCTTGGGTATTAACTCGTGATAGTGTTAATAATACACAAATCTACATTCCACCAACTGCTGAGGTGACGAGAAACTTAGCATTAACCGATAATATCGCGTTCCCTTGGTTCGCAGCGGCGGGTTACACTCGTGGTATTGTAAATGCGGTTAAAGCACGTAAGAAGTTAACTCAAGAAGATAGAGATACACTTTACCTTGGAAGACTTAACCCAATTGCTACCTTCTCTGATGTTGGTACCGTAATTTGGGGTAATAAGACACTTCAATCAAGAGAATCAGCACTTGATAGAATCAACGTAAGAAGATTGTTATTACAAGCACGTAAGTTGATATCTTCAGTTTCAGTTAGATTGTTGTTTGATCAAAATGACGAACAAGTAAGACAAGATTTCTTAAATGCGGTTAATCCAATTTTAGACTCTATCAGAAGAGACCGAGGTTTATATGATTTCCGAGTAACAGTTTCAAGTGATACTGCGGACTTAGACAGAAATCAAATGACGGGTAAGATCTATATCAAACCAACTCGTTCGTTAGAATTTATTGATATAACGTTCTATATTACACCAACAGGTGCATCGTTTGAGAATATATAAACTCACTAACAACATAAACAAAATCCCCCTAACATTAGGGGGATTTTGTTTTTTATAATAATTCGTTATATTTATAATGTAGATACGTATTAATAACATATATAAATATTTTACCAATGAAAATAGAACTTAAATGTACCCATTGTAATCAATTATTCACAACGGATTATAAACACAGAGATAAACAATTTTGTGATAGAACTTGTTATTTTAATTATGCAAGAGAAAATAAATTACTCGGTAAAACAAAGGATCCTAATGTTAGAGAAGAAAGAGAGTGCGTTCAATGTGGAATTAATTTTACTGAAAGAATAAAATATGAACGTAAACTATGTTCCAATGAGTGTAGAGAAAATTGGCAATTAATTGAATCTAATAAAAACAATAGAATAGATAAATCAAAAAAGAAACTATTGGAAAAATATGGTGTTGACTCAATATTCAAATTAGATGATTTTAAAAAAAATAAATCTCCAAGGTTTTTTGAAAAATATGGTGTTTATCACCCAATGCTTGTACCAAAATTTGTTTCAAAACTTCAAGACACAATACGGAAAAAACATTTAATTAATTTAATACCAAAATTAGAAGATAAAAAAATTGAACTATTAGATGATTATGTGACAAATAAATGTGGTAGTACTTCATATGTGTACAATTTTAAATGTAAGATTTGTGATAATATCTTTAGTAGTACCGTAATGGGTTCGGGTAAAATCCCCATATGCCGTAAATGTTATCCAATAATTAAAAATTCAAATTTAGAACAAATCATTAAAGATTTTTTAAATAAAAAAAACATTAAACACATAGATGGTGATAGGACAATATTAGAAGGGAAAGAAATTGATATTTTTTTACCTGAATTTAATTTAGGTATTGAAATTAATGGTAATTACTTTCATTCAGAGTTAGGTGGGGATAAAACAAAATTTTACCACATTAATAAAACAACTTTATCAAATAATAAAAACACAACATTAATACATTTTTATGAAGATGAGATATTGTTAAAAACGGATATTGTGATTTCAAAATTATCAAGTAAATTAAATTTAAATAACACAATTTACGGTAGAAAGTGTGTTATTAAAGAAATCACTAAAAAAGAATCAACTTTTTTTTTAAATGAAAATCATTTACAAGGTAATACAATTGATAAAATTAGATATGGACTTTTTTATGAAAATAATTTAGTGTCGGTAATGACGTTTGGTAAAAAAAGAAAATCGTTAGGAAATAAAATTAAAAATGATGGGGAATACGAGTTGGTTAGATTTTGTAATAAAAAATTCATAAATGTGGTGGGGGGATTTTCAAAAATTTTAAAACATTTTATAAAGTTACATTCCCCAATCAAAATAGAAACTTTTGCCGATATTCGTTGGTCAGGGGTTAACTCATTAAAAACAGTTTACCACAAAAATAATTTTACATATGTAAGACAAACACCACCCAATTATTGGTATATTAAAACGGATAAATATATTAATAGACAACATAGATTCTCATTTAGAAAAGATGTATTAGTAAGAGAGGGGTACGATAAAGAATTGACTGAATGGGATATTATGAAATTAAAAGGTTATGATAGAATATGGGATTGTGGGTCATTAAAATATGAACTTATTTTATAATTAACAAAAAAGGGAGACAAGTTCTCCCTTTTTTTATTTATATGATATTTATTAATATGAATTATAAAATCTTAACCAGACAAATCATTACCGAAATGGTAAATGAAATAGAAGAAAAACAATATGTTTTAAAGTATTATGCTTTTGATTGGGACGATAATCTAATGAAAATGCCAACACAAATTGTTCTAAAGAATGAAGAAGGTAATGAAGTTGGTATGTCAACTGAAGACTTTGCGGAATATAGAACCGAGATTGGTGAAAAACCATTTAATTATAATGGTGAGACTATTATTGGTTTTGGTAATGATCCGTTCAGATATTTTAGAACTGCGGGTGATCAAAAATTCTTACGTGATATAGAAAACGCACCATTAGTAAGAGGTCCTTGGATGGATTTTGTTGAGGCGATTAACAACGGATCAGTATTCTCAATTATTACCGCTAGAGGTCACAACCCAAATACCCTTAAAAAAGGTGTGTATAAATTAATAATGATGGGTCGTGGTGGTTTAGATAAAGAACAACTAGTTGATAGTTTAAATATTTATAGACAAAAAATGGGACTTAAACCAATGTCTGATGAAAATACCTTAATTAAAGATTATTTAGATAGATGTAAATTTTATCCGGTAAGTTTTGGTGAAGGATCTGCAACCAACCCTGAAGAAGGTAAAGTTCGTGCAATGGAAGAATTTATAAGTTATGTGAAAAGATTATCACTTAGATTACAGAAAAAAGAATATCAATTTGTAAATGATGTGAGTAATAAATTTGTTCCAGTTTCACCTATGGTAGGATTTTCAGATGATGATATAAGAAATGTTGATGTTATGAAAAAACATTTTGAAAAAGAACCAGATAATATATTAAGAACTTATCATACTAAAGATGATGAAAAAACTATGATAGAGCAACTAATTAATAGAACAATATTAAAAATTAAGTCAAAGTAAATAGAAAAATTATTACTCCGGTATATTTATAATAAAAACAATAAACTAAAAATTAAAATAAAAAAATTATGGCTGATTTATTAATGAAAATGCCAGTTCCTTACGAACCGAAAAGACAGAACCGATTTATAGTAAGATTCCCATCATCGTTGGGGATAAACGAGTGGTTTGTTGAAAGTGCTGCAAGACCATCAATTAAAATCGGTTCAACAGAAATTCAATTCCTAAATACTTCAACATTTGTTGCTGGTAGATTTAACTGGGATCCAATTACTGTTAAATTCCGTGATCCAATTGGACCATCTGCTTCTCAAGCATTAATGGAATGGGTTCGTTTATGTGCTGAATCTGTTACGGGACGTATGGGATATGCCGCAGGATACAAGAAAAATGTTGACATTGAGATGTTAGATCCAACAGGTGTTGTTGTTGAGAAATGGATATTAGAGGGTACATTCTTAACAGATGTGAATTTTGGTTCATTAGGTTATAGTACTGACGCATTGGCTGATATTAGTGCAACTTTACGAATGGATCGTTGCATCCTCGTGTATTGAAATTTATACTTAAAAATAATAAAAACCTGCAAGATTTACAATAGTCTTGTGGGTTTTTTATTTACTATGGTCTAATGTGAATTATTTTTTAATAAAAAGAATTATATGGAAAATGATGCGTCACAATATGGACAAATGGATTTTAATTTACCACACGATGTGGTACAACTTCCTTCAAGAGGAGTATTTTATAAATCTAAAAAGAAAAGTGTAAAAGTTGGATACTTAACGGCATCTGATGAAAACATTTTATCAAATATAAATTCCAACAAAACAATTAAGGAATCAATAGTTTTACCATTATTAAGAGGTAAAATATATGAATCTGATCTTAGGCCCGAAGATTTGTTAGATGGTGATGTTGAGGCGTTGTTATTATATCTAAGAAATACTTCATTTGGTCCTGAGTATGTTGTGACACTTAAAGATCCTGGAACGGGAAAAGAATTTGAGGCAACAATTCTTCTTGACGAATTAAATATTCAAAAAACTGAAGAACAACCTAACGATGAGGGTTATTTAAAAACTACTTTACCTAGAAGTAAGTCAAGTGTTACTTTGAAGTTTTTAACTATGAGAGAAAATATTGAGATTGATCACATTCTTGAGTCGTATCCTTCAGGGATTATACCACCAACGCACACATTAAAATTAAGTAAAATGATTGTTGATATTGATGGTAATAGTGATAGAGGTGATATCTCAAAATTTATTGAAACAATGCCAATTATGGATTCAAAACATATTAAAAAATTTATGTCCAATAATGAATCTAGATTAGATTTAAATAAAGAAGTTATCGCCCCATCAGGAGAAAGAGTGAACGTAAGTATCGCTTTTGGGGTGGAGTTTTTTCGGCCTTTCTTCTAATCACACCGCACATATATTAGATGAATATTATCTATTAGCAAAAATTTTGAGAACTTCTTATACCGAATTTATGAAAATGCCAACATATATTCGTAGATATCTTATTGATAAAATTGTTGAGGAACATAAAAAACAATAAGAAAACTATTTATTGTAAAATATTGATTATTTATGATGGCAGATGAAAAGGCTCCCAGTGTTGATTCAGGAAATGATTACCTAGGATTTGATGTTGTTTCACAACTAAGTACATTATGGCAAAAACCCACAAATGTACTTAATCAAATTGGAACTGTTATGGAGGGTGCTTTAAAAGCAATACCCAAAGCCATTGCGGATTTAGATTCAAAATCGGCAGTTTTAATAAATGCTCTTGGTGTTGGTAGTGGTAGAGGTGCGGAATTAACACAAACACTTGCTAGGGCAATTCCACAATATTTAGAATTAGGTTTAAAATCTGGTAAAGTTGTTGAAGATCAACAAAAATTAATTGAGGCATTTAATGTTAATTTAAGATTGACTGATAAGCAACTTGTTGAATTGGCAGCAACGGCAATGGTTACGGGTCAGGCTGGTGAATTAATGGGTAAAAGTTTCATGGATGTTGGTATTCCATTATCAATGGTTGGTGATAGAATGAAAGAAGTTGTTGAGGTTGCAAACCAAGCGGGGGTAACTGTTAAGTCAGTTTCGGCTGGTGTTGTTAAGAATCTTGACAAAATGAATATCTACAATTTTGAAGGTGGTGTTAAAGGTTTGGCAAAAATGGCGGCACAGGCATCAAGGTTAGGTATTGATATGGAAAAAATATTCACTGTTACTGAGAAGGTATTTAATCCTGAAGGTGCTATTGAGATGGCGGCCGGACTCCAAAGATTAGGTGTTACATCAAGTGAAATGTTAGATCCATTGAGATTAATGGATTTGGCTCAAAATGACCCTGAAGAATTACAAAATCAAATTGTTAATCTTGGTAAAGAATTTACTGTTTTTAACAAACAAACCAACTCATTTGAAATATTACCAGGGGCTAAGAGAAGAATGCAGGAAATTGGTAAGGAACTTGGTATGACAGGTGGGGAATTCCAAAAAATGACTCTTAATGCCGCAAATTTTGATATGAAATTAAAATCAATCAAATTTGCTACTGGAGTAAAAGATGAGGATAAGGAATTAATTGCGACTATGGCACAGATAAATAAGTCGGGTGTTGCGGAGATTAAAGTTCGTCAAATGGTTACCGATAAGGAGGGTAAAGAAACTTGGACGGGTAAATATGATGTAAAAGATGTTGATAAACTAACTCCTGGTGATATAGAAGCATTAAAAGAGGAAGAAATGCTTCAGGGAGCAACTATGGAAGATATTGCTAAACAACAATTATCGCAATTAGTAACATTAAATGGGGCAATTGATAGATTAGGTGGTAGTGTTGCTTATGGTGTTGCGGGAAGTAAAACTGTTCAGGATAAGTTTAAAGGTGGAGTAAAAGAGGCAACAGAGGGAATAAATAAACTTAAACCATCTGTTACTACCGAAACTGTTGGTGATAATTTAGATGGTACTATGAAGTCAATAATGAGTTATATAGATACATTAAATTTAAATATGGGTACTATAACTACAGGTTTAGGAACTATTTATGACTATGTTAGTGATTATATTAAGGATCTTGGGGTTAAATTCCCAACATTAACAACATCAACCGCGACACCGGCAGGAACTACAACAAGTTCTGCAAGTAGTTTAGCGGCCGCTGCCGGAACCACTACACCTCCACCACCAACAACAACGACAAATATTGCAATGACACATACATTTGATTTTAAAAATTTACCATCAAATGCTAATACTGCGGATATAAAGACAATGGTAGAGAAGGCAATAGTGGATGGTTTTAAAGATATCTCACAAGATCAGGCTCAAAACATTATTAAAGTTGGTAGTGGGTCTAATTATGGTTTAACCTAATGTTGGTTAATAAAAAAAATACATCTAAGGTATTTATAAGATAAAGGTTAAATATGTCAGATAGTATATTATCATTTGCGTCATCGTCATCATTTAGAAACAAATTAATTGCGAGGAATTTAGCACCTTATCAGGTGCAAGGTGCGTATACTGCCCCTTCTGGAAATGTAACTTATGAGGCAACACCATTAGCGGATAGTAATGTAATTGACTCACCTGATACGTTAATTTCAACAAATCAAGGGGCAAATCAACTTTATACGTTAAATGAGTATGGTCCTGAAGGTGGGTATAGTGGAAAATATAATGTACCGGGAGCACCTTACCCTGTTGAACCAAATAAAGGACCTTACGATCCAAATGATACGATATTAGATTTAATTAACGAATTTTATATTGATACCGCATATATTCAAAATAAATATGGACCTGAAGGTGGGTATAAAGATTTGGTCGTTGTTACAGATGTTATTACATCAGGTAAGATGTATTTACCATATTGGGATCCATCAATTTTTGTTCCATCATTTTATTCTCCGTATGAAATATTAAGTAGTAGTAATCCAAATGGATCTAGTGGGTCTTTATCACAAGATTCATATCTTGCAAAGATTGGAGCGGCACAACTAAAGGGGTATTTTGAGGATAGGATTGCATTAGAAATCCAACAAATGACAATTGGGTCAATTAATTTGGATACGTTGTCTGATCCGTTCAGTGCGAGTTTATTGGCATCAGGACAACAACCATTTTTCATTAAAAATTGGAAAATTACGGTACCTGAAAGTCCGGTATTTGCCGCAATATCATTTGCAAATAGATTAACGGGGACATATTTTCCTGTTTCATTTATTCCTGGTGATTATTTTGATGAGAATGATCCTGTTGGTAATGTTCCATCATCATTAAATACGGCTAATAATTTAACGGGTGGTGCTTTAGGACCTATATTAAATAAATTTAGAAATCCGTCAGAGATATTTTTGGCAAATACGGGTAATGGACAACAATCAGTATTGTTTGCAACATTAGATTATAATATATATAGACCACAATACCAAAAGAACCTCATCCAAGGGGTGTCAAGTGCAATCAATAACTTATTTGGTGGAGGGTCGGCATCTGTTGGTGGTTATTATGTTGGTAGTGTTGATTCGGAACCAAGTCAAATTACAACACCCGCAAATGAAGTTGCCGTTGATAGATTTGGTAAACAGGTTGGAACTATTGTTTATGGTCCTGATGAACTTGCCAAACTATATGAAGGCAATGAGGATAAAATAAATTTTGGATTAAAGGCGAAATCATATACTGATGGTGATGGTACGGATGGTAAATTTGTATGGACATCACCAAAATATAAAGACAATGCAGGATTTAAGGTTGGACCTGGTGGGCAGAACTTCCAAAAAGATGAAGAGTTTAACATTATTGAAAGTCAATACGGACAAAACCTTTCAACGGGTATAGAATATAAGGGAGGATCTATTTTAGATAACACCCAACGAATTGTACAGGCCGCGGACAATGTCCAAGGTGCAAAAAGATTAAAACACGTTGGTAACGCAATTAATCAAGTGTCAAAAGTATTCAACGATGGATATAAAGAGATGACTAAAGGATCACAAGTTATTGCATATTACGATCAAAGTACGGGTGAAAATACAATTGGTGTTAGTGGTTTTGAAGTTGGTAAAGAATATTGTAGAGTATTCCAAAAAGACACACCATATTTAACATACGCCGATTTACAAAAAACTGATGGTATAACAACATCAGGTAGAAAGTTTAGTTATTCTATCTTTGATAATACCTATAACTTGAATATTGCACCAATAAGAAATCCGGGATCAACAAATATTGTTGATGGTAAAGTTAAAAAATATATGTTCTCATTGGAGAATTTGGCGTGGAGAACATCAGATCAACCAGGTTTTACATATGATGATTTACCTACTTGTGAAAAAGGTCAAAATGGGGGTAGAATAATGTGGTTTCCACCTTATGATATAACATTTAGTGAGGATAGTAAGGCAAATTGGAACCCTACATCATTTTTGGGTAGACCTGAACCAATATATACCTATAAGAATACGACAAGAACGGGAAGTTTAAGTTGGAAGATAGTTGTTGATTCACCCGCGATGATGAACACAATTGTTGAAAAACAATTAGCAAATAGAAGTTCTCAAGAGATAAATTCTATTATGGATTCATTTTTTGCGGGATGTGTTAAATACGATATCTATGATTTGGCAGCAAAATTTAATACAATACCGACAAGTGAGTTATATACATATCAACAAATACTTAATGACCCAAGATTAACACCTGAAGAATATAATAATATAATAAAAGAAGTTCCGGTGGATAAGGAAAGTGGTACGGTTACTGCTCCTGGTAAAGGAGCTGACGATGGTCCTGGAACTAAAACCGACAATAAAGATACGGTAGTTGCGAATGCTACTGATCCAATATCATTAGATGTGTTAAATGCATATTTAGGTTATGGGTTTTATTTTGAAAATGATTCACCATATTATAATCCAAACATTAAAAACCCTTCGGCTGATGATGAATGGAAAATTCAAGGACCATTAGGAAGACCACCGGCATCACAAGTTGATGGATCATCATTCACTTATGTTGATTACTATAATTATTATATTGGATTACAGGGGACATATAATACTAAGGCACCTGAAATTGTTTGGGCATCAACTGGATCAACTTTAGATCAAGGAACAACATTTACTAAAAGTGCTATTGACCCATTCTTTTCTGATGTTGTTAAATATAATTTTGAAACATTACAAAAGGATTTTATTACATCATTAACAAAAATTCTTGTGGATATGAAAGGTAGTGTTACTATTACGATGGAAGGATCCGCATCACCAATTCAAAATGAGACCTATAATAAATTTCTTTCTGATAGAAGAATTAATTCAGTTATTGCGTGGTTAGCAAGTTTAGATTTTGGGGAACTTAAAGGTCAAAAATATATTGATGATAAAAAATTAAATGTTATAGCATCAAGTTTGGGTGAAGTTGCAAATGTTACACCAAAAACAAAAAATGGTCCTTTTTCGTCAATTAATTGTCACGAAAATGTTCGTAACGATAGTAAAACCGGAAAGGTTGTTAATACTGGTGGTCAGTGGTATTCGGCACCGGCAATGGCTTGTAGAAGAGTTTATATTAAGACCATTGTTGCAACCGGAATACCTGAAAGTCCTGTTGTTGATGATCCTGTTGTTATTGAACCAATACCTGTCGTTGTTATTGAGGGTACAGTAATAGGTAATACAGACCCGATATATGTACCCCCACTTAAAGTTGCTCCAGTACCTGATATTAAACAATCGGTTAAAGATGGGATATCAAAAAAAGTATTGAGACATATGTTTTCTGAATGTGATTATTTTGAGGTAATAAAGGAAACTAACCCTATGGTGTTTGATAGTATTAAAGATAAAATTAAATACTTTAATCCGGCATTTCACTCTATGACACCTGAAGGTTTAAATGCTAGATTAACATTCCTTAATCAATGCATGAGACCGGGTCAAACAATACCTGTTATTGGTCCTGATGGTAAACCAAAGTATAACGATGCGTTAAATACATCGTTTGGTGCACCACCCGTTTTGGTATTAAGAATTGGGGATTTTTATAATACAAAAATTATACCTAACTCACTTGGTATTACATTTGATCCGTTGGTATTTGATATTAACCCTGAAGGTATTGGTGTTCAACCGATGATTGCAAAAATTAGTTTGGGGTTTGATTTTATTGGTGGTCACGGAATTGCGGGACCTGTTAAGGAACTTCAAAACGCATTGTCTTTTAATTATTATGCGAATACCGAAATATATGATGAAAGATCGGTTGCAACGGAGAATACTTCTGAACGAGATAATACTTTAGTGAAGGCAATTATTAAAGATGGGTCAGTTAATGGTAATCCACTTATGGCAAACCAAGTTGATAATCAAATTCCACAAAAGGGTGGAAGTACTGTTGGTACCATATTATCAACAACAACATCATCTGACGGATCTTTTGCTGAAGGAGATATTGAATATAAAACATTAATGAGTGATTTATCAACAGGAACTCAAACTTATTTTAAAACAATATTTAATCAGTTGAAAACACTTACTTCAACCACAAATGGCGGTATAATGTCATTATCAAGTACTGATATGGAATTTAATAATGGTGTTTTTAATGAATATGATGCGGTACCAACTAATGTGGATATATACGGTAAGTCAAATAGTGTTGAAAAATACATTGAAAGTTTGGTTAAACAAACAAAAAAAGATGTTAATGATGAGGTGTCTCCGATAATTTCTGATATTGTTGGTAGTAGTAAGGGTTATCAAAGTTCATTAAAAAGAGAACTTAAAGACAATATGGGAAAAGAGGTTGAAAAGGCGGAAACTGAATTAAATGGTATTGTTATTGGACCAATAAATGAAATGACTTCCTATCAAGAAGGGTTTAATTATACGTTAAGAAAGTTGGACGTAATATGTGATGGTATTGACGGTATTAAATTGGGTACGGGAGATTATAAAGTTTATTCGTTAAGTGGTGATAGTGTTATAAGTAATATAAAGGATGTATATGTATTTACCGCTGGAACACAGATTACAAGTTTTTTAAATGATTTTCTAAGAGATAAACTTTTTGAAAAATTAGTATATAAAAAAGATGAAAATAATTTTGTTGGGATTACCGCAATGTCGATTCCTGAAAGTAGATTTTATATGGCAATGTCCCACATATTTTTGGATGATAATAAATATAATGCATTTGTTACGTCATTAACGACAAGTAAAAAAATTAAAGAATCTGAAACAACAATTGTTGATGATATAAAAAAATATTGTGAAATTTTTAAGGTTAAATGTAAAGCAGAACACGATGCTGAAATAAAATTATTTAATGATATAGAAACATCTGAAGAGTATAAAAAATATGAAACCTTTAAACTTGTGGAGTTTGATAGTAAAGTACAATATACTACAGAAAAAACCGGAAATAATTTACAGAAGATAAATAGAATTAAAAATTTATATCTTGATGTGAATGTTAAGACAAGTAATAAAACATATAATGGTAAAGTTAAATTTAATTAATAATGGCATTACAATATTATAATAGATACAATCAATTTTTACAAGATGGACAACAAACAGTTGTTCCTTATATTAACTTGCCGATAAAATCGTCTGATAAACTCTATATATATAAAGTTGGAATTTCAAGGTTGGATAAAGTATCTCAACAATTTTATGGAACACCCTTTTTTGGTTGGTTAATACTACAAGCAAACCCACAATTTACGGGTTTTGAGTTTAACATACCTGACGCGGCTATCTTGACAATTCCATATCCTTTGTTAAGTTCATTACAAGACTATAAAAATACATTAGAAAATCATTTCTTCTACTATGGCAGATAACGGGGAAAATATATTAGTAGAGTTTGATTACCAAAACATTACAGTAATAGATCCAAATAAAATTATTGATAAAGATGGTAAACCACAACAAAGACTCATAAATCACGAAGATCTCGTTATGTATGCTAATTTGGAGTGCACGGTACTACCAAGAACAAAATTGGCACTTGGGGCACCATTAAGTGATACAATTAGAACTGTTTCAGTTGCAAGTATGAACTTCTTGAATCCTGGAAATAAAACTTTTTTGGATGACGATTGGTCGGACGAAATTACCGGTAAAAACACCCTACAAGGTAAAGGGGTTAATCAGAAAAAATCTAATATCATACCGGGAAATACTTCAAATATTGATAAGAGTGATGATTATTATATAACCCAAACATTGGTTTCAAACGGTAATCCCGGAGCGGTAGATAATGGTTTATTGGGAATTACACAAATTAATATAAGTTATAGTACGGATTTTATGCCCATAATTGATGTTACATTGGAAGATGTTAAAGGTCGGGCATTGTTTGAGGGTGGAAATAATTCACCATATGCAGCATTTTTCCAATTACCATATCCACTATTTTATTTAACAATAAAGGGTTATTTGGGTAAAGCGGTTAGATTACCATTAATGTTAGTTACATTTAATGCCTCTTTTGATCCTGGTTCAGGAAACTTTAGGGTTCAGTTAAAATTATATACATATAAGTATACTATTATGTCCAGCGTAAATTGGGGTGGAATGATGGCGGCACCATTAATGTATCAATCAAATGTTAAAACAAAACAAACTACTACCACAAAAAATGGTAATGGTAATGATAAGGTTACAAGTTCTTGGTCAAGTACTGGTTTTGCAAAAATGAAAGAACTTTACGCGACATATAAATCCAAAGGATTAATTGACGATGGTTTTCCTGAAATAACATTACAAGAATTAAAGGTTAGATTAGATACATTCCTTAAAAATATAATTGAGGAGTATTCAAAAACAAATATGGATGTTCTTAATAAACTTGAAGAATATGCAAAAAATCTAACAGAATACGAACAAAAAGTTTATATATATTCTGGTGAAGATGCTTGGGCAAAAAAATATTTAGATTTTACTGATGTTTTTATTACAAAACCAACTAACACTCAAAAAGATGGTCTTACATTATATAAATTTAAAAAAGAATATGATACTGCAGAAAAGAGACAATTAGCCTTAACGGTATTAGACGGACTTGTAATATCTTATAATGGGTTACTTAAGGGAAATGCGACACTTGGTGATAATAAACCAAATAGTATTCCGGTGAATATTGTTTTAGATTTGAAAAAAAATGTTAGTACATTTTACAGTAATGCGACAGTTACGGATATTGATTTAGTTAAAACATATTTCACAAGATCAAATAAAAAAATAACGGAAGAAGAAAAAGCAACATTTGAGGCAAAAGTAAAACTTGAATTTAATTCAAGTCAATTATTTTTCTTTGAGGGTAAAGGGTCATTTATAGATCAAACATCCACAATAGCCGAAAATTTTCAAATACAAAAACAAAAGATTGAGGAAGGTATTGCTAAAGATTTAACTAACAAGATTGGTGCAACCTTTAAATCTGACGGAAAAGGTGGTGGAAGTGGTGGTATTGGTTTTGCTCCAACCATTAGAAACGTTCTTGCGGTGTTTTTTGCACAAGGTGAGGCATTTTTACGCTTACTTGATGATGTTCATACAAAGGCGTGGGATCTTAGAGATAGTCCATTAAGAAAAAATGCAATACTATCTAATTCATCTACCGTTAATAGTGTTGACCTTAAAGATTTAAGTATTGAAAAAACACCAATATACCCTTGGCCTCAATTGATTGTTGAAAACAATCTAAAAGAAGATGGGGAAAGGTTTGAATTAATGTATCCGGGACATCCATCAATTGCAACAAAAGTAAGAGCGTTTTCTCCTGAAATATGGCCTGAAGTTCAGTTTGTTGAGGAGTTTATTAAAGGAACTGTTGAGAGATCGGTTAAACAGGATTTCCCTGGGTCAGTTACAAATTCAGAAACAAAACCAAGTAGATTAAGTTTTAATGCTATTGAATTCCCAATTAGTAATGAAGTATATCAAAATACGGAAGAAGTTAAATTTTTCTATGAGATTTATGAAAGAATGTTATTGAACTCATTCTACAGTAAATTAAGTAGAGATTCAAATATTGATTTTAATATGAAGGAATATTACGCAGAATGTGAAGTATTAGATATTATTACTGCGTTGGGGTCTGATAACCCTTATTTAACAAAAAAATTAAAAGAATATAATTTAACTTCAGGTTCGTATTTAGCGTTCTTAAAACACATATCAAACGAAGGGTCGGGAGAATCTTGGCAAAACTTTGTTAGAGGAGAATTTAACACATCATATATAAAAAATGAAGTTAATAGTTCTTTTGGGTTATTAAGTGGGGACATTATTGATAATGATAAATCAATGCCATTACTATCGTTAAAGGATGTCTCACAATCTACAGAATATTTTGGAGATAATAATAATATTGAAAATTATGATTTTACCGACCTATATCCTATAACAAATTTGGGGTGGGATAACACTTATTTGGCAAACGCAAAGGGAATACAAAAAGCTGAAAACATATTTAAAACAACACAAGTTTTAGAATATAATAACACTAATAAAATTATCACAAATTATTTAAATAAGGGTAAGGGTAAAGATCCTATCACAAACTTCAACTACAAACCGGCAATTTTTAGTCAAACAATAGATTTTACACTATTAGATCTAAAGGTCTTTTATAAAAATAGGAAATTTGAAGATCAATTTATTACGGAAGGAAACATATATTATTCTAATTATGAAAACAAATTAGATGCCGATCAAACTACATCTATGTTAAACACTCCTTATTTTGTTAATGCAATACAACAAGGTGTATATAATTTTAGGTATAAGTCAAACGATCAATCACCATATAAATCTGCGGCATTTTTATTCTTGAATAGTTTGCCGTTGGCAACTCTTAAGGAAAAATATAAGGAATATGGGGATAACGCAAGTACCAAGGAACTTGATTATATTATATCAACATTTAAGAAATTTGGTGCGGTTCATGAATTACCATATGCTTGGATATTAAAATATGGGTCAATTTGGCATCGTTATAAAACGTGGAAGGAAACGGGTGTTGATATATTAAGTGAGGTATGGACGGACTATAATTATGCTTATAATTACGACCCAACAAATAGTGCTACAACAAAAAATTATACGGTAACAATAAATGGTGTTACTAAAGAAATTATCTTACAAGATAATTTTACAAGTGGTCTTTTAACTCAAACAAAAATAAATCCTGGGTTTTACCCAAGGACTATTGATGATTTTAATGTTTTTTTACAGGGACAAAAAGTGTTCGGGGCAATACCACAATTAATAAATGGTACTTGTACTGTAAGTGGAACAACACTTGAAATTACATCAATTAATTCCAACGATATTTTTACTGGTGCCGTTTTATCGGGGAGTGGTTTATCTATTGGTACAACAATATTAGATCAATTAAATGGAACTGCCGGTGGTATTGGAACATATGTTATTAGTCCATTACAGACTTCAGGAACAACACAATTTGTGGTAACCAATAACAACGCAAATGGATATACTAGTGGTGAAATACAAGGTGCGATTGATAACGGACTATCGTTGGTTAATACAACAGATTCTGTAATAACTAAAACTCCAGGTTTTGATCTTGGGTCTATAACTAGAGGTTTAAGTATAACACCTTGGAGTTGTTATGTTGCAACAACTGATGGTGAATCAATATATCCTATGCCGTCATTTGGATCTACGATAAATCAAACACTTGTTGAATGTTTTAGACCTAATGGAACACTGAAGACTGAAGTTTCAAATAATGGTGCGATGTATAACGGTTCGGTTAGGACATTTTGGAAAGCACCCAATTATGGGTATTTTGATAATTCAAGATTATCAATACCATCACCAGATAGTTATTTAAAGGAAGTATTTAACGATGTTGCAATACAACAAAACTTCTCAATTAATGGGGAAACAAATAAATATTCAACAATAAGTGAATTATTTACAACCTTTAATAAAGAAATATTAGATATTCTTGAAACTGAATTTTTAAATTTTAGTAGATCAGAATATGATTATAACTCAACTTTATCTTCAAATGATGAACTTGACTCAAGTAAACAAAATAAAAATTTCCAATCTTTGATGAGGGTTGTTATGAAATTACCAAAACCATCACCAACTAGTACAAATGGTAATTCTATTGTAAAAGAAATACAGGAAAATCAAATAACTAATTTTACTAGTTATTTAACTACGTTTATGGAATATAAAGTTGTAATGAAGTATGGTAACCCATCAAATTACGATAAAAAATTATTCTATACATTCTCTAATCAATTTATTATTGACCCATATTCTTATCAGGGTTATAATCAAAACTCACCAAATAGTTTACCAACTGCGGGTGGAACTTTAACGTTATCTCAATCTAAAACGCAATATCCTGAAACGTGGAAAACTTTGGAAACATATATTGGTTTTTCTGAAATACCTGAATTAGTATATTCTGATAATGGATCTTATATTACTGACTTTTTTGTTGATATTGATGTTGAATTTAGTGAGAACAATATAAAGAATTTTGCACCAATTATTAAAATGTATGCAACTCAGAAACTACAAAATAGTGCAATCACTAAGGTTGAGTTTTATAGTTTAATGGATACCTATCTTACAAAAAACACAACATATTTAAATACTGTCTTGGATTTAGAATTAACTAGATTGAGAAAAGAGTTACCTACCATTGAAATAACCAGTGCGGATGGTAATGTTAAGTCGGATCTTGAAGGTGAACAAACTAGATATGAATTGTGGGATTTATTTAAAACAATAAACGATACTTGGATTTCAGGGGCTGACTTTAAAAGTAAAACATTATTTGAAGATGTTTTAATAATGGATAGGGCAAGTAGGGATGTTGGTCAGAAAGTGTTTGTAGATATTTTTATGTTAAAGAATTTAATGGAAAACGCTAATTATGCAAATAAATTACTTGATATTGTCCAATCAATTTTAACTGCTAATAATTTTGTAAACTTTACATTACCTGCTTATGCCAATTTCTATAATGTAAAAGATGTGAGTAAAAATCCATCACCAAAACCTGAAGGAACACTAGAATTTGCAAACACTTTATTTGGGACATTTTTAGATGTTGATTATAGAGAAACATCGGCAAAGTTTCTTTGTTTGTATAGTAATCCCCCAAGTAAACATTTGGCGATGAATGAAAATACTGATTATAGATATAGGGACGATGCGTTTGATTTAAGGAGAGCAACTGATAATCCTTTGTTGGAAAATCAAGATGGTAAAACTAATTGGGATAAATCAAATAAGGTAGTTGGGTTTAATGTTGATATTGGACCACAAAATCAACAAATATTTAAACAGATTGATATTTCTCAAGACCCGGGATTACCAACAAGTGAGTCGTTAGAGGTATTAAACCAAATGGCGAATTTAGATCAAAATAGAGGTGGGTATACACAAAGTGTTTCATTATATAACTTATATAAAAATAGAAGTTATAGGTGTAGTATTGATATGATGGGTAATGCTCTTATGCAACCTATGATGTATTTTAATTTACGAAATGTTCCTATGTTTAGTGGGCCATATATGATCACTAAAGTTTCTCATAGAATAGGTTTAGATGGGTTTGATACAACAATAGAAGGTCAAAGACAACCATTCTATAGTATTCCTAAAATTGAGTCATTTATACAGTCGTTAAGTACAAAAATACTTTCAAACATTAGAGAGAAAGTAGAACAAAATAATAAGGAGATAAATGCGACAACAACAAATGTTATTAGTCAAACAAATAATGTTGTGAATAATAGTAATATGACTGTTGGTTTAAGTCCAAATCAAGAATGTAGTGATAATTTAAATTCTGATTATAAAAATAAAAATTATGTAACGGCAACACCACAAAAAAACACAATTACAATTAAAGAAGCAATAACATTAATTAATAAGAAAATTAATGAGTTAAACCCACCAAATAAAGAAGATTTAGCGTTATTAATTTATTCCATAATGTCATTAAGGTTAAGTACTAAATTTAGTGGTTATGGTAATAATTATGGTGTTATACCATTAACATCATCATATGGTGGTTCAGATGTTAGTTTTAGTAAGACATATTTCTGTGATACTAATAAAACTCCAATAGTTATTTTTAATACTCCTGATTTATTTATGGATTTTATGGTTAGTAAATATGGTACTCAGATGGTGGCATTAAACGCTTATTTATTGAATTTTACGACTTATCTTGATCCCCAACAATTGGCTAAAGCGATTGTTAAATTCTATGTTATTAATTTCCCATCAATAAGTGATAATAATGTATACGACAAATTACCTGAAGATGATAAAATTAAATATGAGAATATTGTTATTAACGCAATTAAGGAATATAGGTTAAATGTGGGTCAATAATCTACCAACACATAAATTTTTTAATACTTAATGATATTTATATAAAAAAGAAATTATGAACACTAAATTAATATTAGATAACTACTTGGGTAAAAACACAAGAGTTACAGAAAAAGACAAAGGAAATGGTTATAAAGAAGTTTGTGACCTTGATAGTGGAGATTGCTACACAATTAGAATGAAAGATGGTTTAATTGAGAGAGTTGACAATACTATGAATACAAATAAAAAAATCCAAGTAGAGACTAAAACAGGTATTAAACAATTATTAAACGGATAATAAAATGAGTGTAGATAAAAAGATTTTAGAGGAAATTAAGAGATATAATTCTATTAATAGTTATATTATGGAACAAGACATTCCTGATTTACCACCACCATTACCGGGAGATGTGCCACCGGCACCTGATGCGGCACCATTACCGGGAGATATACCACCTGCACCTGACGCGGCAGCACCTGTACCACCTGTAGGGCCAACACCTGAACCTATTGACATTGCAAATGATCCTGATGTTGAAGAAGTTGGTAAAGAGGAGGACGAAAAAGAAGATATTGAGATTACTGATTTGGTAAAATCACAAAAAAATATTGAGGATAAACAAGAGGAATATTTTAATAATTTATTTGGCCAACTTGAGAATATGGAATCTAAGTTGGGTGAAATGGATAAAATTATGAATGCTCTTAATGCTCTTGAGGTTAAAGTTGAAAAAATGAGACCTAAAACCCCACAAGAAAAATTAGAATTAAGAAGTTTGGATTCAGGACCGTTTAATCAAAAACTATCAGATTTTTTTATTGACAAAGAAGAAGATATGGAAAAATCGGGAAAAAATGAATATGTTTTAACATCGGATGATGTTGAGGACTTTTCACCAAACGAAATTAAGGGAACTTTTAATTCCTACGATGATGATGATATGATGCCGTAATTATAAAACCACAAAATGTGGTTTTATTTACGACAACAAGTTGACAACACACAATTTTCTATTTATACTTTCTATGTAAACTTTTAATTAATATATATATGGCGACAACAAATGTTTTAGATGCGGTTTTGGCTCAGTATGAAAGCTCAAAACAAGGTGGTTCTTCTAACACCACAAAAATGTCTCAGGACGAAAGAATGAAAAAATATTTCGCGGCTATCCTTAAGGATAACGAGAAACAAGGTCAGAAACGACTTAGAATATTACCAACAACTGATGGGTCTTCACCTTTCAAAGAAGTATGGTTCCACGAACTTAATGTGGATGGTAAATGGCAAAAATTCTATGATCCAGGAAAAAATGATAATGAGAGATCACCATTGAATGAGGTTCACGAAGAACTTATGTCAACGGGTAAAGAATCTGACAAAGAAATGGCACGACAATATAAAGCTCGTAAGTTTTATATCGTTAAAGTAATTGATCGTGATAACGAACAAGACGGAGTTAAGTTTTGGAGATTTAAACACAATTACAAACAAGAAGGGATCCTTGATAAAATTATTCCAATTTGGAAAGCAAAAGGTGATGTTACCGATTCTGATAAAGGTCGTGATTTAATCTTGGAACTTACCAAAGCAAAAACTCCAAAAGGGGCGGTATATACAGTAATTCAAACTGTAATGTATGATGACCCAACACCAACTCACGAAGATGTGGAAACAATGAACACTTGGATCAATGATGAATTGACTTGGGAAGATGTTTATTCTAAAAAACCAATTGAATACCTTGAAGCGTTATCAAGAGGTGAAACTCCACGTTGGGATAGTGAAAAAGGTGGTTACGCCTATAGTAATGATGTTGTTGCAGAAACTTCTATTGGGGGATCAAAACAAGAGTCAAAGACTACTGTTGACCCACAAGCAAATGAAGAGGTTGACGAGGAATTACCATTCTAAAAAAAAAAGAACCTAAATGATAGGCACCGATTTACAATGTCGGTGCTTTTTTTTATCTTTTAAAAAACAAACAAATTATTATGGCAATAAAAAAGAAAGAAATATCCTTGGATGCAATCAAGGGTAAATTCTCAACAAAAACAAAGTATAAACCAGAAAGTTTTTATAATTGTGGTGAGGCGTTTATGGGGGCTTGCGGACTACCCGGACCTGTAATGGGGGGTATAAATATGTTCTTGGGGCATTCAAATGCTGGAAAGACAACGGCAATGATCCTTGCGGCTGCGGACGCTCAGAAAAAGGGTCACTTACCAGTTTTTATTATAACGGAGAAGAAGTGGAGTTTTGAGCATAGTGTGGAATTGGGGTTACAGGCTCAAAAAAATGCGGATGGAACTTGGGATGGGGACTTTATATTTAACGATTCGTTTGATGTTATTGAACAGGCAACGGACTTTATTAACAATATTTTAGACGAACAAGAGAAGGGTAACCTCCCTTATAACTTATTGTTTTTGTTTGATAGTATTGGGTCAGTTCCGTGTCAGATGACTTTTGACGGAAAGGGTGGGTCCATGCACAACTCAAGAGTTCTTGCGGATAAAATAGGTATGGGGATACATTCCAGAATTTCTAAATCTAAAAAAGAAGATTATCCTTATTATAATACTTTAGTTATAGTTAATCAACCATGGGTCGAGTTACCGGACAATCCATTTGGTCAACCTGAAATTCGAGCCAAAGGTGGTATAGCAATATGGTTGGCGAGTAGTTTAATATTCTTATTTGGTAATCAGAAAAAAGCTGGTATCAGTCATATTGATGCAACTAAAGACGGTAGAAAGGTGTCATTTGCAATTAGAACAAAGATATCTATTTTGAAAAATCACGTAAATGGTCTCGGTTACAAGGATGGTAAAATAATTGCAGTACCGCAAGGGTATATTGAAGACACAAAAGAGGCTTTAGATAATTATAAAAAAGAATATTCGGAGTATTGGGCAACAAAATTAGGTTATTCGGAATATTCTTTGGATGAATATACTAATGACATTGACCCTGAAGAATAAAAAAAATTGTTAATGGGACACTCTTTTACTTGATTTGACGATATTTATATGATATGTGTGATTGTAAAGAAACTATTGGCCATAAAACTTCTTGTTTTATTAAATGTGATGAATGTGATAAAATTATTAAATATAAGGCTTTATCTACATATAAGACATCCATTAGACGAAGTAAAACTTTTGGGTTATGTTCGTCTTGTTTAAAGAATGGGGAAAGAAATCCGTTCTTCAATAAGAAACACACTAAAGAATCCATGGTTAGGATGGTTAAAACCTCAAATAATAGTGAAGAAAGAAAAAAATATTACGAAAAAATAAGGTCAGAAGAATATAGAAAATATTTAAGTGATTGGATGAAAAAAAATAGTCCGATGAGAGGTAATTCATATTATAAAATATGGGTTCAAAAATATGGTGTCGATAAGGCCGATGAAATGAATAAAGAGTGTTCGTTAAAAAAATCGGTTAAAGGGGAAAAAAATTATTGGTTTGGTAAAACCCCCCCCTTTGGTTCTGGAAATGGTTGGTCAGGATGGTACAATGGGTGGTATTTTAGAAGTTTATTGGAGTTGTCGTATATGGTCAACGTAATAGAAAAATATGGGTTTAATTGGGAGACGGGAGAATCTAATAAATTTAAAATTGTTTTTAAACATAAAGATGTGGTGAAGAATTATTTTCCGGATTTTGTATTAAATAATAAATATATGGTTGAATGTAAACCAAAAAGATTATGGAATACCGATTTAATTATAAATAAAAAAAACGCAGCTGAAGAATTCTGTCAAAAAAATGACTTAATCTATAAGTTAAGAGATATACCAAAAATGTCTGATGATGAGATATTATCATTATATGTAAATGGGGAATTAATTTGGATAGAAAGATACCGAATAAAATTCCAAGATAGAATTTTAAAAAAGAGTAACAAAATATTGTAGTAACAATTATAAAAAAATTTAAATGACCAAAACACTTATTGTTGATGGTAACAACTTATTAAAAATTGGATTTCACGGAGTTAAGGATTTCTATAATGATGGGGAACACATTGGTGGGACTTGGCATTTCCTTAACACAATCCGTAAATTTTTAGAGGAAACTAACTTTAACAAAGTTATGGTTTTTTGGGATAGTGATACAAACTCAACCCAAAGAAAATTAATATACCCCAAATATAAGATGAATCGTAAATCTTCTCCTGATAATATGGAGAAGACAGATTCATTTAACAAACAAAAAACAAGAGTTAAACAATATCTTGAAGAGATGTTTATAAGACAATTGGAGGTTGAAAATTCGGAAGCGGATGATCTTATTGCCTATTACTGTCAGATCTCTTTAGATGAGGTTAAAACGATATTCTCGTCCGACAAAGACTTAACTCAATTAATATCAGAAACGGTAACAATATATTCCCCCAACCTAAAGGCATATTATAAGTTTGGTGATAACATTAAGTTCAAAGACTGTTTAATTCCCCATTATAATGTTAAAACATTTAAGATTGTTGCTGGTGATACATCAGACAACATTGATGGTATTAGTTTAATGGGTGAGAAAACTTTAGTTAAATTATTTCCTGAAATACTTGATTCGGAAATAAGTTTTACAGATATTTTAACAAGAGGTAAGAAATTATTGGAAGAACAAGGTAAAAGTGTTGTTTTAAATAATCTAATAAGTGGAAAAACGAAGGAGGGTATTCTTGGGGAAAAGTTCTACGAAATAAACAAGATATTGGTTGATTTATCTGAACCACTTATAAGTGAAGAGGGTAAGGAGATGGTTAAACAATATTATTCAGAAAGTTTAGATCCTGATGGAAGGGGTTATAGAAACTTAATGAAGATGATGATGTCGGACGGATTTTTTAAGTATTTACCAAAACGTGATGACGCTTGGGTTGGATTTATAAAACCATTTTTAAAATTAACAAGAAAAGAAAAAACAATTTACAAAAACAAAAAAACAAATTTATGAGAGATCAAGATTTTACAAAAGTGGAATTCCTTTTAAAGTGTAATGAGAACATCGTTGTTCAAAGATTCTTTAATGTTAGGGGTTTTAATCCTGAATCAAAAAATTCATTAGATGTTTATAACTATATTGGAGACTTATGTCGTCAATTGACTTATAATATGAAGATGAGAACTGTTGTCTATATGATGGACAACCAATATGAAATTCAGGAAAATCCTGACATCTTAAACACATCAAATACGGATGGTGAAGAGAACTTTAATTTAATAATTAGGGTTGGGGATATGACAATTTGTCATAGAGTGTTTGATGCAAAAGTGTACCCACCAAAGGTAAGATACACCGTAGACCTACGTCCGCAACTAAAAGGTATACTATCTGACTTGACTGACATTTTTTCAGGCAAAAATTTTAATACGGAATATGGCGGATTTAGTTTAGTTTGATAGTATTTATCTTTACGAACGAATAAAAAACATATGGCGACAAACAAAAATTTTGATTATTTAGGGAATAATTTTCAGATTCAGTTATTGAATCAAATCATTTTGGATAAAGAATTTTCACACTCAATTATTGATGTGATTGAGTCTAGTTATTTTGAAAACAAATATTTTAAAATAATTATCCAGATGATCAGAGAGTATTATAAAAAATACGATCACACACCATCATTTGACACATTAGAACAAGTGGCAAAATCCGAATTACAACAAGAGATTGCATCCAAGATTGTTTTGGATATGATTGGTAAAATCAAGGATGCACCTATTGACGGGGGGGATTTTGTTCAAGACAAGGCACTTAAGTTTTGCAAACAAGAGGAAGTAATTAAAGTTATGGGTAAGGCTCAAAAAATCATTGATGGTGGTGAATTTGAGAGTTATGAGACCATAGAACAAATGTTTAGAGAAGCATTACAAGTAGGTGAAAAAAACACAAATTTGGCAAGTGTTTTTAGTAACTTGGATCAAGTATTAGATGATGACTACAGACACCCCATACCGATGGGAATACCTGGTATTGACAGGTTGTTAAAGGGTGGTTTGGCTAAAGGTGAGATTGGAGTTATTTTGGCACCGACTGGTGTTGGTAAATCAACTCTATTAACTAAGATTGCTAATCACGCATTTAACTTGGGGAACAATGTAATACAGATCTTCTTTGAAGATAATCCAAAGATTATTCAGAGAAAACATTACACATTATGGACTAAAATTCACCCGGACGAATTATCAGAAAAAAAGGATGAGGTTATCCGAAGAGTTAAGGAGATTGAGGATTCTATGCCGAACAAATTAATTATGCAAAAGTTGCCCTCAGATACGGTTACAATGCTTCAAATTAAGAACCAACTCAGAAAGTTAATTGCGGATGGTACCAAGATAGATATGGTATTATTGGATTATATTGATTGTGTTGTTCCGGATAAGAATTTGGGTGATGAATGGAAGAGTGAAGGATCTGTAATGAGAGGTTTTGAATCAATGTGTCACGAACTTGACCTTGTTGGTTGGACTGCAACACAAGGAAACAGAAGCTCAATATCATCTGAAGTGGTTACAACAGATCAAATGGGTGGTTCCATTAAGAAGGCACAAGTTGGTCACGTAATTATCTCAGTTGCAAAAACATTACAACAAAAAGAATTAAAATTGGCGACAATAGCAATTACTAAATCAAGAATTGGTGATGATGGTATTGTCTTTGAAAATTGCAAATTCGACAACGGTATGTTAGAAATTGATACCGAAAGTTCTATGACATTTTTAGGTGTGGAGGAACAAAAAGAAGACAGACAACGTCAACGAGTAAAAGAGTTGATGGAAAAAAGAAAACAAAAAGAACAAATAAATTAAACAATTAACAAAACTATGGACGCATCACAACAGATTTTATCGGATCTAACGGTTTATATGAAGTACGCAAAATTTGTACCAGAATTAAATAGACGTGAAACTTGGGGAGAATTAGTAACCCGAAACATTAATATGCACATTAAGAAATACCCATCACTTGAGAGTGAAATAAGAGAGGTATATAAGTTTGTGTATGACAAAAAAGTATTACCATCAATGAGATCAATGCAATTTGGTGGAAAACCAATTGAGCTCTCACCTAACAGAATTTTTAATTGTGCGTATTTGCCAATTGACAATTTGGAATCGTTTTCCGAATCAATGTTCTTGTTATTAGGTGGGACAGGTGTTGGGTACTCAGTACAAAAACACCACGTAGATAAACTTCCTGAGATTAGAAAACCAAACCCAAACAGGTTTAGAAGATTTTTAATTGGGGATTCTATTGAAGGGTGGTCAGACGCAATTAAGGTTCTATTCAAATCTTATTTTGGAGAACAATTATCAACACCTGATTTTGATTTTTCCGATATTAGGCATAAAGGATCTAGGTTAATCACATCTGGAGGTAAAGCCCCTGGACCCCAACCACTTAAAGATTGTTTACACAAATTAAAAAGTATTTTAGAGTCAAAAGAGGATGGTGATAAATTAACAACCATTGAGGTTCATGACATTATTTGTCATATAGCTGACGCAGTCCTTAGTGGAGGGATTAGAAGAGCGGCACTGATCTCACTATTCAATGCTGATGACCAAGAAATGATTTCTTGTAAAACGGGTAATTGGTGGGAAACAAACCCACAAAGAGGGAGAGCGAACAACTCGGCAACATTGTTAAGGCATAAAATAACTCAAGAGTTTTTTATGGGACTATGGAAACGTATTGAGGCTTCAGGAGCGGGTGAACCAGGAATTTATTTCACAAATGATAAAGATTGGGGAACAAATCCTTGTTGTGAAATTGCTCTCCGACCAAATCAATTTTGTAACCTATGTGAGGTAAATGTTTCGGATATTGTGTCTCAAGAAGATTTAAATAATCGTGTTAGAGCTGCGGCATTCATTGGAACATTACAAGCGGGTTATACTAACTTCCATTACTTAAGAGATATTTGGAAAAGAACAACTGAGAAAGATGCGTTAATTGGTGTTTCTATGACAGGAATTGGATCAGGAGTTGTTTTAGGTTATAATATGAAAGAAGCCGCAAAAATCGTTAAAGAGGAAAATGAACGAGTTGCAAAATTAATTGGTATTAATAAATCGGCAAGAACAACAACTGTAAAACCTGCGGGGACAACATCATTAACATTGGGGACATCATCAGGTATTCACGCTTGGCACAATGACTACTACATTAGAAGAATCCGTGTTGGTAAAAATGAATCAATTTATGGGTATTTAAGTGAAAATCACCCTGAATTAGTTGAGGATGAATTCTTTAGACCCCACGATACTGCGGTCATATCAATCCCACAAAAAGCACCTGAAGGGGCAATTTTAAGAACTGAAAGTCCATTCCAACTATTGGAAAGAGTTAAAAAAGTAACTCAAGAATGGGTAAGACCGGGACATAGAGGGGGTTCAAATATGCATAATGTATCAGCAACAATCAGTTTGAAACCTGAAGATTGGGAATTGGCTGGGGAGTGGATGTGGAAAAACAGGGATTATTACAATGGTTTGTCTGTTTTACCTCACTCCGAACATACTTACATACAAAGTCCTTTTGAGGATTGTGATGAAGAAACATTTGATAGGTTAAATATGTCGTTAACCAATATTGACTTAAGTAAAGTTATTGAGTTGACAGATGAAACGGATTTAAGTGAGAGTTTAGCGTGTTCGGGAGGTTCATGCGAGATTTTATAATTAATTAACATTATGTAAATTAAAAGGAATACGTATTCGTATTCCTTTTTTAATTATTGGTGATATTTATAATAAAACACCAATAATGTTATTAAAGGAATTGGCAATTAGAAAAGAAAAACTTGTAAAAGGAAAAAACAGGTATTATCTTTATATTTTTAAATGTGGGTGTGGTAAAGAACTATTGGTACAATCTTCAGCATTAAAAACACATTCTGGAAAATGTATAAGATGTGCGCAACTTAAAGAACCTTATAAGTACATTTATAATGAATTAAAATTACATAAAAGAAATGATACTAAGGTTGAGTTAACATTTGAGGAATTTCTTGATGTAATTAAAGTAAGGGACTGTCATTATTGTGGTGAGGAGTTAAATTATGAAGAATATTCTAGAGTTTGGGGGAAAATAAATAGTAGGGCTCACCAATTAGATAGAAAAGATAATAATTTGGGGTATAGTAAGGAAAATGTTGTTACTTGTTGTTGGGAGTGTAATAGGTTAAAATCTAACAGATTTACTTATGAAGAGTTCATTCAATTATCGCCCATCTTAAATAAAATACGAATTGAAAAGAAAGAATTAAAATGATGGTAACAAAAGATTGGATATATGATTTATATGTGGAGGAGATTTCAAAAAAGAAGTCTCCCCCACTTGATTATTATAAAAATAAGGATGGTAATATCGTTATGACCGAAGATTACCACAAAAAAAGGGGTTTCTGTTGTGGATCAAAATGTTTGCATTGCCCTTACGACCCAATTTATACTAAATATAGTACAAGAGTTAATGAATCACGATTATAGTCGTGATTTTTTATTTATATAAAATATCCGAACATTATATTTATTAGATATGGCAAATGGAATAACATATGGAATAAATTTCCCCTTTTTAGATTCTTACGTTGGTAAGTATTTGGATTGTTCTGATACATCGGATGAAGAGATTAGAAGTAGTTTGGTTCATCTATTATTAAGTCGTAAGGGTACGAGGTATTTTTTACCTGACTTTGGTAGTAGATTATATGAGTATTTATTTGAACCACTTGATGGTCCGACATTTAATGAGATGGAGTCTGAGATTAGGGATTCGGTTCAAAAGTATATGCCGGGGATCTTAATTAGTAGTATTAAGATAACGGACGCATCTATGGGTGAGGAAGATAAGGGTTCTTATGTTAATGGTGATGGTAAAAAGGAATTTACTGTTCCCAACATTGGGCAATTGGAGCACACGGCAAAAATAAGAATTGATTATAAAAACACCAATAACACATTCGATTCAAGTGATTTTGTAATTATCAATATTTAATAGAATATGGCAAATAAAAAAATATCTTATACGACTAGGGATTTCCAAGGGATAAGAACTGAGTTAATAAATTTTACGAGAACTTATTATCCTGATTTAGTTCAAAACTTTAACGATGCTGGGGTATTCTCGGTATTATTAGATTTAAATGCTGCGGTGACGGATAACTTACAATTTAATATTGATAGAAGTATTCAGGAAACTGTATTACAGTATGCGCAACAAAAATCGTCAATTTATAACATTGCAAGGACTTATGGTTTAAAGATTCCGGGATTAAGACCTTCTGTTGCTTTGGTTAACTTTTCCATTACGGTACCGGCTTTTGGTGATAGAGAAGATTTAAGATATTGTGGTATATTAAGACGAGGATCTCAAGTAAATGGAGCGGGACAACCATTTGAAACGGTTTATGATATTGATTTTTCTTCTGCGGTAAATGCTGAAGGGTCGCCAAACAGATTAAAAATACCTAATTTTGATGCTACTGGTAAGTTATTAAATTATACGATTACAAAAAGGGAAGTTGTTGTTAATGGATCAACAAAGGTTTTTAAACGTGTTATTACACCGAATGATGTTAAACCATTCTTTGAATTATTTTTACCTGAGAAAAATGTGTTAGGAATCACAAGTGTCTTACTTAAAGATGGGACACAATATACAAGTACACCACAACCTCAAGAGTTTTTAGGGTTGGCTGATAGATGGTATGAAGTCCAAGCGTTGGTTGAGGATAGAGTGTTTGTTGAGGATCCTACAAAAGTTTCGGATCAACCGGGAATTAAGGTTGGTAGTTATATACAAACAATTGATAAGTTTATTAGTGAATATACACCTGAAGGTTTCTTAAAAATGACTTTTGGTGGTGGTAATGTTTCTGCTGACGAACAATTACGAGAATTTGCTAGAGATGGTTATCCACTTGATCTTAGTAAGTATATTAATAATTTGGCTTTAGGTTCTTCACTTAAGTCAAACTCAACATTGTTTATACAATATAGAGTTGGTGGTGGTCAAGCAACCAATTTGGGGGTTAATATTATTAATCAGATTGGAACTGTTTCATTCTTTGTTAATGGTCCGTCTGAGTCTATTAATACTACTGTTGTTAATTCATTAAGATGTAATAACGTAACTGCGGCGATTGGTGGGGCAAATGCTCCTACCACAGAGGAAGTAAGACAATATGTGACATATAACTTTGCTGCACAGAATAGAGCCGTTACAGTTAATGATTATGAATCTATATTACGTAATATGCCTTCACAATATGGGGCACCTGGTAAAGTATCGGTAACTGAAGAAAATAATAAGATTAAAGTTAAGATGTTATCATATGATTCAAATGGTAAATTAACTGAGGTTATATCAAACACACTTAAGAATAATGTTGCAAATTATTTATCAAACTATAGAATGATAAACGATTATATCTCAGTTGAAACTGCAAATGTTATTGACTTGGGAGTAACGATTGATGTTGTTTTGGATGCAAGTCAAAACCAAGGTGCGGTTATTACAAAAATAATTGATATTGTAACAACTTATTTTAGTCCTTTACAGAGACAGATGGGACAGAATGTTTATGTGTCGGAAATTAGACGATTAATTCAAAGTGAGAATGGTGTTATAAGTATTTCAGATATGCAATTCTTTAATAAAGTTGGTGGTCAATACTCTTCATCACAGACATCTCAACCATATTCGGATGTTGCAACAAAACAAATAGGGTTAATTGCTGATACCATATTTGCTGAACCAACACAGATTTACCAAGTTAAACTACCGAATAAGGACATTAATGTTAGGGTTTTGAACTTTTCTACGGTCAATTTCTCTTGATGATTTATTTTTGAGATAAAAGAATTATTTTTTGAAAATAGGAAATAAACTATTTATCAAAAAAAGAATTATTAATGCCAAAATCATATAGAATAAGGACTCAACCTGGCGTTGACAAATCAATACAAATTAAATTAGATCAGGATTTTGAATTCTTGGAGATCTTATCTCTAAAGATACTTCAAAGTGACATCTATACTCGTTTGTGCTCCGATTATGGGGTGGTTGTTGGTAGAGTTTTAACGAATGGTGGAACTGGACTACCAAATGCGAAAGTATCGGTATTCATCCCAATAAGTGAGGTGGATCAACAAAATCCAATTATTTCCGAATTATATCCTTATACATCTTTAGAAGATTTAAATGTTGATGGGTATAGATATAACTTATTACCATATAAACCATCATATACAGGTCATGCAGCAACAGGGACATTCCCTGAGAGAGATGATATTTTAACTGATTTTTCATTGGTTGAGGTTTATAACAATTATTATAAATTTACAACCAAAACAAATGAGAGTGGTGATTATATGATATTTGGTGTTCCAACAGGGAGTCAGACCATTGTTATGGATGTTGATCTTTCGGATATTGGGTGTTTTTCATTGACACCACAAGATTTGATTAATTCTGGAGTTGCGGGAGAAGGACAGTTTGATGGAAACAAATTTAAAACCTCAAGTAACCTTCGTGAGTTACCACAAATTATTAATTTAAATAAAATTGTTGAAGTCCAACCATTATGGGGGGAACCTGAAGTTTGTTTGTTGGGAATTACAAGAGTTGATTTTGATTTAACTGCATCGTCAAACATTAATATCCAACCAACCTCAGTTTTTATGGGGTCTGTAATTTCAACTGCTAATGAAGATTCTCTTAAGAAAAGTTGTAAACCAAAATTAAACACGGGTAATATGTGTGATTTGGTTGCTGGTCCCGGACAAATATTGGCAATCAGACAAACAATTAATGTTGATGCGAATGGTGATCCGGTTCTTGAAACTTATAAGATAGAACAAGATGGTAAGATAATTGACGGTGATGGTACGTGGTTAATAAACTTACCAATGAACTTGGATTATATTACAACGAATGAATTCGGGGAACAAGTTATCTCTAATAACCCTAAAATAGGTATTCCGACAAAGGCAAAATATAGATTTAAAGTTAAGTGGCAAAACGAACAAGGATTACAAAATAACTTTATGAGGGGTAATTACTTAATACCTAATGTAAAAGAACATGGGTGGGATAGTACTAACCCAGATTATGATCCATTTGACCCAACACTTGGTAGTGTATATGGGTTGGATATTCTTGTTGGATCAACACAAATGTCACAAATATTTCCTAAAGGTGGTTTAATATATAATAGTAGTGTTAATTCTAATGATTTAAGTATTTTAATTGGTGGTGTTCCGTATTATGGTAGTTTAGATAGTATACCTCTAACTGGGTCAACAAATATTGTAACGTTAATATCAAATGCTATTGATGTGACTCAACAACAAACATTTTATTTTACTTTTTTACAGGATCCATATTTTACGGTATTAAAATCGTATGCGTTTAGTTTAGATTGGGATGATTATTACGATAAGGTATCAGCAATTAATTGTGAGGATACTTTTTATGAGTTTAATTATAATAAAGTTTATACTATTGCATCATTTATTGATAGATATAAAAATGGTAGAAATAGGGCGAGACATCTTGGGATTAAAGAAATAACTGATAGGTCTTGTCAGAGTGAGAATAATAAAATGCCTGTAAATGATGTTGTTAGAAATTTTGATTTTTTATTTTTCTTATTTTCATTATTAATTGCAATTTTATCCCCAGTACTTGCGATTGTTATAGTCTTTAATCACATATTGGCTTGGATATATCCTATTATTGTTAAAATAAATAACTTTATTATTAAAATTGTTAATGGTTTAATTTATGATTTATGTAAAGGGTTAAATGCTCTTAGGACTGCGGCAAATAAGAAAGAATGTAAGAAAGATGCTTTGGAATATATGTCCGATGAAAATCCATTTAAACGATTATCATTACCTATGTTAACGTATCCCGATTGTGAAGCTTGTAGTTGTGATGATAAAGGTTTGGTAACGGAAAATAGTGTTGCTGATGGTTTAAATGCCGCGGCTTTAAGTGTTAATTTATCGTTATTATCTGATTTGGGGTCAATAGAAAGTTATAGTTCTTTCACACTTGATACTGCGTTAGATCCTTGTACTGGTTTGCCATTTCCTAACCCACCTGATCAAACGGATTGGGATCAAGGAGTACAACAAATATTTGCGGGAACTTCAAATCCTGCTCAAGTTTATTATAAAGTACCTATTTGGGAAGAGGTAGGACCTAACGGAGTGACTCCTACTTCAGGTCAATTTTTTAAAAGATTTGGTGATGGTATGACACTTGGTCAGTCTATGAATATGGCTAATTTAAGAGCAAGATATTCTGATGCGACCGCTAGAAATAGAATTACAATAACTCCTAACCCATTATTAGGTGGTGATTCATATAAAGATTTATCTATGATTATATTAGTTGATGCGGGAACTACCGCACAATTAACTGGTAATTTAATAACATTTAATGATCCAGAACTTAATTCTGACCCAAATACTACGGGAGGAACTGAAAATCAGTTTGGTGGTAATGGGATTACAGGTATAACATTGGGAACTAGTACATATACGGTACCTTTAATTTATATGGATGATTCGGGTGTTAATATAACATCAAATATAAAAGTTGTTAGTAGTGAAAGTGAAAAAGAATACTTATATAAGTCGGGGTTAGAATATTTTCAAGTAATTACTGGATATACGTGGGATCAACTTACAATACCAGGTCCATTACAACCAATAGGTAGTTATGTTGGTAGTTCAGTAATAAATTCGGGGGTTTTATATAAATATTTTTTACAAAATGAAATAAGTTATGTTAGTGCTTTAGCAGGATCACACTCTCCACCTTGGTATTGGTTTAATAGTTATCAACAACAAGAAATTTTAATTTTAGTAAGAGGTGTTGATCCATATACTGAAAAACAAGAAATAAAATATGATTTATCAGAATTATTTGGGCAACCATTAAATACCCTAACAGTGACTGGTGAATATTATTTAAATATACCAATACAACAGAATGATGGTGGGTTATATAGTTATGATCAAAAAACACCACAAACCCATGCAAATGCCAATAGTAACTCTAACACATTTTTATTTCACAAACCAATTGGGTTTACTGTGGATCCATTGGCGTTTACCGGATTCACCACCAATTCACCACAATATTATACATCAACAGATAGGTCTACTTTAAACTATATACACGGATCATATGATTCAGTCACTATGTCAGGTTGGATAGATATTGATGGTAGAATTACAGATGGTAATACTCAATTACAAAATTTTAGATGGAAAAGTACTGTTGGTCCATCTGGTGCAATAATTTTAAATGAATATATTGGAAGAGTTGATGGTGGATCATTCACAGTAACAAATGGTAATCAATATTCTTGTTATGATGGGGGACTTGGAATTTTAGCCCTGTCTGGGTACCCACTATTTACACCACTTAGTCCGTTAGCGAGATGTTACGCACCTGCTTATAGTGTCAATGCGAACGGTAATACACCATTAATGACAAACATGAATTCAAGTGAATATTTAATATTTAGATCTGATAGGTTACCAACATCAGATCAAACGGATACGCTTGGTTATAATTCATTCCCATTACATCAAAATAATAATTTTTCATTTTACACCATATCACCTGAAGGTGGTGTTGTTAATTATAATATTTCTGCGGGTGGTGTTGCAGGTTTTAATGATTTGGATGCTATTGGTGATTTAGGGACGGGTAATACTGCAAATTTGGTTAATACCTTCAGTTGTGAAGGTATGGTACCATTAGGTTGTTATTCAGGTGTGGGAACTAACTTTGGTATTGAGGATCCTTGTACTGATAATCAAACGGGTAAAAACGGACAAAATCAAAGAGTTTATAATGGGTGTTATTATTTTGTTGATGATAAACTAATTAAAACAATTAAGGATGATTTAAAATTCCTTGCAGAATGGAGAACAAGATTTAGAATTATATTTGCTGCGTGTAGAGGGGTTTTCGGACATATGTTTCAAAACAATTGGATTAATGGTGTGTTATATATGCCATCATTTAATAAACAAACAAGATATAATATTGTTGGAATACCTAGTTATAAATATTGTAAGGATGTTGTGGTATTTAACGATATTAGTAATAATTTCTACTATAGAAGTTCTCCATACGCTGACGATATTGGTCAATTTATTGGAGCTCCAAGACCAACCGCATCAAACTTACTAAATATTTCATTTGCGGGGGATGATGAGTCTGCAAATAAAAGACAAATTCTATTCCCAACAACAATTATGGATTTGGGTAATAGGGATGAGTTTATTGCTGAAGTATGTGGTGATCCTGATTTTTCTAGTAGATATCTTGGGAATTCATTTAAAAGTACATCTTATCAAGATAGTTCAGATTTATTACAAATGGCAATTATTTCTAGAATTGTAAACTCAACATTTTTACAACAAGTATTGTCGGTACAAGAAGGTGGTATTGAACAATTTTTTAGTAGAGAAGGGGATAGAATTGATGGTGATATTGCACAATCATTCTCAATTAATTCAGAATATCAGGTAACTCCATTTATTGGGGGTAACTATGATGATAATTATGTGTTTATTGGTGGTGATAATAGTAATGAACCTGTGTTTGGTATCTTCTACGTTAGTGATGAGAATGAGTATAAAAATAGGAGAGGATTATCTCCTGGTATTAATATTTACAGTTTTAGTACCGCACCTCCGCTACAAACTTTTTATGGTTATCCGAACACACAAGAAGTTCCATTATATAAGTGGCAAATATCACCTAATAACACAATATTTGGTGATCAAACAAATGAGTGGATGACTAATAATACTGGTAACCTTACCGGTAATGGTTTCTATAGTCAAAAATATCAAAGTTTGGATGTGGTTAATGATGATTATTTTAAGACATCATTAATGTCTACAACATATCCGAACATTTATTATGGATATATAACAAATTTTGATTCAACACCGTCACCAGTAACACCACAACCATACGTGAATATATCACCAATAGTTGCAAATCCTGTTGTTGTGGGAGCTCCAAATTATTTTTATTTTGGTTTAAAAAATGGTAAAACCGCATTAAATAGGTTTATAAAAATATATATAGATACAACCGCAGAATAATGGGAATTGATAACAGTACAAACATAGTATTAGGGTCTTTGAGATATAAAACATCTCCAAACGTCTCTATGTTTGTAAATGTCCCTATGGAACAAACGCAAAAAGAATTAATTGAGTTTGATAGGAGTGTTGATTTGAACTTACAACAAGTATTTCTTGATGAAAGAGAGGGATCTAATATTTTTAGACCCGTAACTAAATTCACTTATATTTTTAAAAATCAATATGATGGGTTGGCAATATATCCACCATTTAGGAATAATTTATATTATACTGACGCTATTAACAATGCGATTAGTGCAACAACAAATCCGTCATTACCTTGGCAAGGATATCCCCAATATTTTGAGTTTGATTTTATTCGTAACGACAATAATAATGTTGGGTATACTCAACCACCTAATAATCACTTAACGTTTGTTAATAAGAGTGCAAGTACGTATAATTGGACTCATTATATGAGTTATGCGTATGATAATGTGTATGACCGACAAATGGTGGCTATAGATCAAGAAACTTTGGCTAGTTGGTCTTGGGTTGCGTCTGATGGGTTACCATTTATAATAAAAGTGGGTAATGATAATAAGAAAAGGGTAATATCTTTTAGATGTGTTATGCCTCACGGATTATCGGTTGGTGATTCGGTTTATTTATCGTTTGATTATAATGGAGAATACTTTTTCCAAGTTAGTAGTTTGGGTGATGTTGGTTTTGGGAGTGAGGAATTTATTTTTAACATTTCAAATGTTGGATATACGGGAACTACGTTTAATCAGGGTGTTACTGGAATTTTTAAAAGACTTATTAGTAAGGCGAATTCGGGTGAAACAATGTCAACATATTATGTTAGAAGAAATAAGATTTTAACAAATGTTAATGATTCTCAACTAATTAAGGCTGGTTTTGAGCAAAATATTTTTAATTCTAAAATAAAATCTGAACCTGCGGTATTAACACCGAATAATTTGGCGAGAACATCTATTAAAGAGGGTAGTCAAGCCTATACTCTATCATTTAACGATGACATTGATATTACGGAATTGATTGATAATCAAAAAAGACCATTATCTGAATTATTTTTCACAACAATATGGAAAGGTTATTTTGGTTGGACAAACCCATTAAAAAAGGGGTATGAGTTTAATTTACCACTTTATAATAATATTCCAAGTCCTTGGTGGAATGTTGCAAATGTAAATTCAGATTCTGGAATACCAACGGGAACATATAATAGTCAAACTATACCACCACAAGGGCCTTTTACTTATCAACAAGATCTAAATATTGGGGACATTGTTGATGGTGATTATTGTGAATATAATGGGTATGATCAAACAGAAAGAGTTATTTCAAACTTAAAACATAAATTTACCTTTAATAATTTATTTTTTACTTTGGATACTATTGCCCCACAGAATAATCAATTTGGGTATTATTATAGACCACATAATCCGATTGTTATAAGAAGATTTTCGGATTATATTGAGGAGGGAAGTGCAACTAATGTTGTAGGGATACCTAATTATGCATTTTATTCTAACTTATCTAATAGTTTTAGGTGGAGAGATTTATATCCTTATGGGTTTATTGATGCCGATGGAATTGGTGTTGATTATCCATTTATGAATGGAAAACAATATCCATTTGTTAATACGATATTTAGGTTGATACCTGAAGGTACGAAAACTGCAAATCAATACATAAACGAAATTGTTGAACCTGTTATAGATGAGTGTGAATAAATATAAAATAGTAAGACCAACTACTGATCAACATATTGATATACCAATTGAAATTAAATGGGATTTTTCTGGTAGGGATGATAGTATTGATGATTATCAAGAAAAGATGGTTAAAGAGGTTACAGGATCTGCTAATGATTTTGAAATTGATAGATTTACACATAACGAATATACTGAAATTGGTGTTGATAAAACTTCCATTAATTATGAGTTTAATTTTTATGGTGGTGTTCCGGCAAATGTTACATCATCAACAATAACTGATTGGGTTAATTCATATATTACTGAGGGATTTACAAGTAATGAAATTTATTATTATGAACCCCAATTTACAAAATCGTTCTTCAAGTTAGATTTTTATGACACAAAGGATTTAAAAACACAAAAAAACTATTTTACAATAATATTACCGGTACAACAGGGATTTTTTGAACTTGCATCAATATCTCAATTAATACCTGATGTTTATATTAGAAAACCACAATTTAGGTTGGATTATATTGGAGATAAAGAAGGGTTTTACATTTATTGGTTACGAAAAAAAGATTATATAGACATTAACGAATTTTTTATGTCTGCAAAATTCTTTGATGCAAAACTTGGGGTATATGTTAAAATGACAAATGTACCACAATCAACAATTAATAACCCATTCACATTTAATGGTGATAATTATTTTTATTATCAGGTTAATTTGGATTATACAACAAAAACCTATGAGGCATATACAACTTCAAACTTAGTTCAAAGAGTTGGAACCGATAGTTTACCAATAAAATGGTATGAATATGTAAACCCTGAATAATATGGAAGAACAAAAGTATTATTTTACAGTATCTCCTGAGAATATAATTGGGGATCTTCTTACCGTAAATTGGACGGGTGGGACTGATATTGCTTATAATGTGGATCCTTGTTGTCCAATAACAGGGATAACAGAAACAACGACAACGGGAACTGTTGGTGTTTATACTGGGATGACATATGTGTTATCGGGTGGAACAAATGGTGAATCATTATTAACGGGACTTACAATTCCAATAATGATAACACAAACTGCGGTTGATATTGGTTATTATTCGGTTTTTGATGGGGCAATAATCCAAAAAGATGTTATTACAAATTTCTTATTTTCAGCAACAACTGGAAGTCCATATACCTATTATTTTTATAACACTTCAGATGTTGAATTAAAAAAGTTTCTTGAGGTGACAACCTTTAAAGTTGATTGGGGGGATTTAACAACAATAGAGACAATTACAGGTGTTGCGCCATTATCACATAATTACCCATTAGGTAATAATCAATATGTTATTACGATGACGGCAACATCACCTTGGGGCATATCAACAATATCAAAGACAATAACCGTTCCATTTACGAATGTCCCAATATTGAACCCATCGGGTAATGCAACATTCACTCCTGCGGGAGGTAGTTGGGCATCAACACAATTTAATTATAATTATATCTACCCATATGATGAGGGGATGGACATAAACGATTACTATAGTTATAACTACGTTCCTGTCCCATTTATTGTCTCAGGATATACACAATCATCAATAAATGATTTGGCTCAATATGGTCCAAAATATACCTTAATTGATGGTAAATTTAAAGTTGGTGTTCAAGTTACTGGTACCTCAAATAGTGTTGGTACTTATTGGGGTCCAGATCCAACAAACACGTATGTGTCATATACAATAGATGGTATTGATTATTATGATTATGAGGATGGAACAACATTATATGTTCTTCCCTCTTCAGGTTTCACTCCTGATGACTTAATATTATCGGCAATAACTAAAAATGAGGCATTGTTAAATGTTATTGATCAACCCGAAGTCCAAACAGATGTATTCATTGAACGGGGTAAAAATTCGGCATTGGAACGAGTACAAAGACTTGGGGAAGTAGATAATGTTGGGGGCCTAATTAAGTACGGGTATGGATTTTTTAATGTTGAAAAACAATAATTTTAAGTATTTATTGAATATGAGTTATAATAAGAACTGTGGTAATTGTGGTAAGATCCAAACCTACACAACTAAAGGTAGGTTAGATTGTTCTATCCGAGAAAATTGGGTGTGTAATAGTTGCTCGTCAACTCATATGAAAAAAATATATGGTGATGATGTTATAACTAATGTGGTTGACTTATATGTTAATGGTAATAGTTTTAGTAAAATAAGTTTAATATTAAAGATTAAAAGAGATAATGTTAAAAATATTTTAATTGAAAAGAATATTTGGGTTGAAAATAGGGACGATATTAAAAAAGAATTTAATGATGTTGATATTGAGAATATTATTAAAAAATATAATAGTGGGTTGTCGGTGAAAAAAATATCTAATTTATATGGTGTTAGTGTTGGACCAATTAAAAGAATTTTAAAAAATTCAAATTTATTAAGAAAAGGTCTTAGTGATGGTAAAAAAATTGTATTATCAGATGAACAGATATTACTTATTAAGGATTTATATTTAAATGAATTTAAAAATTGTGAAGAAATTAGTTATCAATTAGGTTTAACAAAATCATTTGTTGATAAATATTTGCGTAATTGTGGGTATAGAAGGAATAAAAGTGAGGGGGTTTCAGTTGGATCCATATATAAATATCACGGTATTAAATATAACGAATATTTAAAAATTATCCCCGATTTGGATAAATATAAACTTGATGTCTCAAAAATGACTCGTCAACAACCAATACATAATTTATTGAATTACGATAAAAGAGGAAATTCGGGTGTTGAAGGGGCATATCACTTAGACCATAAATTCTCAATATCAGAAGGGTTTAAAAATAGAATACCTCCCGAAATAATTGGTGGTATAAAAAACCTTGAATTTATTACTTGGGAGGAAAATATAAAAAAAAGAACTAATTGTTCAATAACAATAAATGAACTAATAAATTAAACAATGGCAACTGGCGTTTATGGTACAATTCGTGGGAGCGATGTCTCTCCAGCGGATGTTGATATAATAATGAATTACACTCCAAGTAGGGATCAAACAGATAATTTTGTATTAACAAAATTGGATGCTAATAGTATATTAAGACCTTATTTTAATAACAATCAAACGGGAGGTAATTCAGGTATTGAGATACTTGGTGGTATGTATAATTTAAAATTACCGGCAGACCAATTTAATAAAATAGGGATTTATACTCTATATATTAGACCTGCAGAGATTAGAACAAAGATTACTGATTGTGGTATTTTATCCGCATTACCAAATGTTAAGGGTATTGTTATTGATTTAAATAATGTTCCAACTCAATTTACAAATAAATTCACAAATCAAGGTTTGGTAGGGTTTAGAGTTGAGTATTTAAATGACGATGGATCTAAAATCCCAAATTTCTTTAGGGTTATAACCTCATCATTTTATTGTGAACCTGTAATTCAGAATTTAACGAATACTTCGCAACAATCAATTAGATATAGATATACTGAGGGAACTACAAACATTATGTTCTGTACGTTATCACCATCGTCATCTCCAACTAATAAACCAAATGCGACACCATATATTGGGCAACCTGATCAAAATATTATTATAACAAATACATTTTTTAACCCAATAACCACAGAAATTGAAATTGTTGAACACGATATTTCTACATTGGCAATTGCGTTATATGGTAATCAAACTAAGTCTATTGATGATGGTATTTACACTATTTACGATAGTAATAATAACATCTACAAACAATATAACTTATATGAAATTAGAGATCAATTTAGTGATCTTCTTTATGAAGTTAGACAAGATAGAAATAATAATATTGATTTTACTAAAAACTTTACAAATATAACAGGATAATGGCGGTTACAAAATATACTTGTCCACCACAAACTGCTAGCGGGGAGGGGACTTTTTCTGATAACCTAGTTGGTCTACAGTTAGTTAGTGGGGGAGGTTTTACTCAAGGTAATTTTGAATTTACAACGGGATTAACTGAAAAAACCAATAGAACATTTAGTATTGGGTCGTTTTCAGATCCTATATCGTTAGAGACACTTAATATTGATGATATTGCTCAATCAAAACTGTTGGTTGCAAAAAACTTCCAAGTTTACCCTAACTACGATTTAAGTGAGATAACTAATTTTACGTTATTCGGATCTTTATCAAAACGATTATCTGTTTCTGTAAGTAAAATAATTAACTTTTTCCCTGGTGGGATGGAAGTATTCTCATCAACAACAACGTTTGATGTAACAAAAACTGCGGATAACATATCATATGATTCTGTTGCGGATGAAACGTATCTTGAGATTTGCGCAAGTGTTGTTAGAAACCCATTTGATCTTGATTATACGGTTAATTCAACAAGAAACTTATTATTAAAGGAGATTGTTGTTTCTCCATTAAGAAATTTCTCAGTTGAGTATCAAAATTATTCTCTTTTTGTGAATGGTATTGAGTATGAGATTGTGACTTTTACACCACTTAATGATGGTGATACGACATTAAAATTTTATATTAGTGGAAACCCTTTTTCGGGACAAAGTTTTAGTCATGATACCTTATTGATAAGACCAACTGATTATTATGTTAATAAAGTTTTTAATGAGAATTTTGATCAAGTAGAGAACTTTTTATTAAATAGAGAGGTAAGTCCAATTTATACCGCATATTTTAACACTCCTGTTGAGAGAGACAATGGAACGTATGTTTTCAGTTATGAAATTTTAACCTTTCCTGTGAATGGTGTTTGGAATTTAGATATTTCGGGAATACCATTTAACTCTTATTTAACTAAATTAAGTAATATTGCTAATAGTTTAGATTTATATACGACGAACTTAATATCAAGATTTTTAACTGCGGGAGCAATTAAAGAATTTGATACTCAAGATCAGAAAGTTGATAAAATATTACAAATTTATGGTAGAAGTTTTGATGAAACTAAAAAATTCATCGGGGCATTGGCATTTATGAATTCCGTTCATTATAATGTTGGTAATGATATTCCTTCACAACTACTTAAAAATTTAGCACAGACATTGGGTTGGAATAATAATATATCGCCAATCACTAACGAACAATTATTAAGTTCAGTTTTTTCTGCGGGTGAAAACACATTTACTGGGTTATCTAAAGGACAAACACCTGAAGAGTTAAACTACCAATACTATAGAAATTTAATATTAAACTCCGCTTATTTATTCAAGTCAAAAGGGACAAGAAAATCTATTGAGGCATTGATGAGGTTAATTGGAGCCCCAGATGCGATAACAGAATTTAATGAATATGTATATGTTGCCGATCAAAAAATTAACTTAAGTCAATTCGGTGAGCAATACGCACAAATATCAGGAGGAACATATGTTCAACAAATTCCGATATTAGATGTTTCGGACATTTACTCAATTATGGGTAATCAATATACAGGATTTACAACTTCATCACAAATTCAGGATGTTTCGGTTACAGTTTTGGACTATCCAATAGATAGTTTCGGTTTCCCAAGTATGCCTGCGGTTAGTGATAGTTTTTATTTCCAAATTGGTGGAGGGTGGTTTGAATCGACACCACAACATAGAATGCCACAACAGATTGACTTAACGAATAGTGTATTTACGGGTCAAAATCCTGATTATCAAACAGTATTACAACCATTTAATTATGGTGATGAATACTTACAAAGATATAGGGATTTTCCATATATGGATCTTGGTTTTAAACTAAAAAAGATCGCAGATAATAAGAAAAGTTGGATTGATGGTGGAAATACATTACGAAAAAGTTCTGATGGTAATTTCAACGCATATTATAATACCGGTGATGATAGGTTGGTATTAAATGTTAAAAATGTTGATATATTTATGAATCCTGGTCAAGGATTAGCCTACGATGTTTGGTATATGTCAAGAACATATAATTTCCCAATTCCTGAAGAGGGTCTTAATTATGTTGTTCCAACATATTGTGATCCAAACCCAAATACACCATATCCACAAAGAGGGGGTATAGATTGGACGGTTATAATACCAAAACCAAAACAAAAGACATTTTTTGAGTTTGCTCAAAGTTTTTGGCATAACACAATTAATGTTAGAAATAGACAATATATTACTGATGGTAAGACGGGTGGTTATCCGACCTTACAATCTATTTATTGGAAATATTTAGAATCAAGACAATTAGCCGGTATAGACAACGATAATTTTACATATCAAACAATGATTGATTATGTAAATGGGTTGGGGGATTATTGGATTAGATTGGTGGAACAAATGGTTCCGGCAACAACGATTTGGAATGCTGGTGTTAAATATGAGAACTCTATCTTCCATAGACAAAAATTTGTATGGAGAAGACAAATGGGTTGTCAACTTGTTCCGGTACCTTGTAATCCTTGTCAGTTAGTTGCTCAATTATTTGCATATGATTGTCCGATACAATCAACAAATTGTCCTATTTATCCTTGGGGATCAAATCCACTTATCACTTCATTTGGTGGTGTGTTGGGATCAACTTTAAATTCATATTTAACGGCAAATGGATTAACAATGGGTTCTTGCGATTTAAATACGTTACAAACGACTTGGTATGTGAATGCTAAATTGGATGGTGGTGATGTTGTTAGTTATCCATTCTTTAATGGGGTGGGTTATAATAACCCATTATCGGTACCGAGTGATTCAACGTGGTTGTCTGCAATACAAACAAGTTTCGTTGATTTACAAAATTATGGACTAACTTATTATATCAATAGTAATGATACGATAACGGTTTATAATAATAATTGTACACCATTAAGTATCACACAAAATTTTGAACTTAATGTTGGAATAAACTTTAATATTTTATGTAGTTAATGAGTTGCGGACTTCCATATATATATAACTATTTTTTAAGTGGTGATTGTAGTAATACGAATTCTGGTATAATATCTTTTGATATATCAGGTGGTACGGGACCATATGCCGTTAGTGAGGTAACGACGACGGGGGTATTACCTTTATCTGCAAGTACAAGTAACTATTATTTTAGTGGTTTATCTGCTGGTACATATACTTTATCAATAACGGATTCTTGTGTGTCTCCGACACCGTCAACCATATATGTCCCCTTTGTAGTATCGTCGGGAAGTTGTTTGTCGTCCTCAATTACCAACACAATTTGTGGGTTTAATAATGGTACGTTAACTGCAACATTTAGTCCATATTATGGTACTGGAACTGTTTCTCTTTATGAGACAACTTTAGGGTATATTAATAGTGCTTTGACAATATCGTCAAGTGCTACTTTCTTCAATTTAACTGGTGGGACATATTATGTTATTGGGGATGATGGGGGTGGATGTACCGGAAAAAGTGAGTCGTGTATTATAAAATCATCAACTACTTTGGATTTTGGTTATTATGTTATAAATGATGGTAGTTGTGTTGCTTTGGATGGTGCAGGAAAAATATTTATAACAGGACAAACGGGGACACCACCATATACTTATGTTTGGAGTTCAAACGCAAATGGGCAGACAGGATCTACGGTTACTGGATTAACTGCGGGTAATTATGGGGTTACGGTTACTGACTCTTTGGGTTGTACTAAAATAGATAATAGTATTGTTATATCTGAGGTTTTACCTGTTGGGATTGTTAATCTTACGACAGTATCACCAAGTTGTTTCTCAAACGATGGTGAGGTATTCGCCCAACTAACCGGTGGTACATCACCATTCTACTTTTCAGGATCAAACGGTACTGTTGGAATAACATTTGCTAATAATTTCACATTTACTGGGTTATCAACGGGAACTTTAACTGTTAGTGTAACTGATGCGGGACTATGTACGGCATTGGGGGTTGTTTCGTTATTAACACCTAATGGGTTCTCAATTGCAAACATTTCAACAATAAATTCAAATTGTAATAACAATGATGGTCAAATTAACATTGTATTAAATGGTGGGACTAATTCAGGAACATATGTTTATACGTTAATTGATTCTTCGGGTAATACGGTTAATATTGCAACTTTAGGAACTACTTGTGACTTTACTAACGTATCGTCAGGGGTATATACTATTAAAATAGAAAATGGTGCCTGTGTTTTTACGGGTACAACAACGGTAAGTAATACCAATTTATATACGATTTCGGCTTCTACTACGGGAACTACCTGTGGGTTTGATAATGGATCAATACAAATTATTGCAACAAGTGGTGGTACCTTACCATATGTATACCAAATAACGGGACAACCTGCAGGTCCTGTAACGACATTTAATGGTCTTGCTCAAGGATTTTACAATATAACCGTAACAGATGGGTCAGGATGTCAACAATATGATACCGTTTATATTAATGGATCAAGTAGTATGTATTTTGATTTGTTTGTTTCACAACCGTTATTTGGGAATGATGGGGAGATTTCAACACTAATTAGTAGTGGTGAACCACCATTTACGTTTAATTGGAGTTCTAATGTGAATGGTCAAACGGGTACAACTGTGACAGGATTAACTGCGGGAACATATTCTTTGGAGGTAATTGATGATAATGGTTGTGTCTTTACAAGAACAACGACTTTAGTTGGAACCACACAATATGCAACATACCAATCATATAATGTTTGTTCTCAAGATTTTGTTAATACTGGTGTTTTAGGTAAAAGAGGGATTTTACAGATGTTATATGAGGGATATTTTGATTTAACATCGGGGGATACGAATTGTGTTCTTAATTCTGCAATATTCACGGCAGACGTTACAGTTAATGGCGTTGATCAACAAAGTGTTTTTTATACATCAACAGGGTTTGAAGATACTCCAACCGATAATGATTGGGTAACGGCAATAACAAATTTATTATACGCTTTTGCCGGTATTAGTAGTGTTTTAGTTAATCTTGATACAAATCAGATAATTATAACTAGTGGTTGTCAGACTGAAGGTGAAGGGTGTCAAACAAAGAGTGTTACTACATTGGATGACGCAAATGTTAAAATAAGTTTAAATATTGATTACGATATTTCTTGTGTGGAATGTGAGATATATCAGAAAGTTTTTCAAGATGATTTTGAATTTATATTCCAAGATGATAACAGTTATATTTTTCAATAATGACGCAATTACAGATAAATAATGTTACAGGTGCAACATTACCGTATGATATTTATATCTGTGATGTGTATGGTAATCAATGCATTTTGGTTGCAACTATTAATGTTGCGGTTCCACCAACAATAACAATTACATTACCAATACAATTTAATACGGCTCCGGCAATTGGTCTTAAAATAATAACACCAGATTGTGAGAAATTTGTAATAATTAATTGTGATGAATTACCACCTGTTGGTAAACAATTTCAATATGGTGATACATTTTTCTTTATGGATTATAGTGTTTATGATTTCCAATAATGGTTTGGTGTGTATTTATATATAAAAAAAGACAATGGCATTTTTAACGGATCAAATACCAGCAACCGGAGTTAATTTAACGGATTTATTTCACGTAGTGGATCCTAATGATTTATCTCAAGGTAATCCTGCGGGATCTTCATATAAGGCAACATTCCAACAAGTAATTGGGGCATTAACGGGTGGAACATCTGTAATGGTTGTTAGTTCTGGTGTTGGGTCTGTTGAGAGGTGTGGAAATGATAATGAGGCTAGTAGTTTTTATTCTACTGTAAGTGGAGGTCGTTGTAATACCTCAAGTTGTTATTACTCTACTATTGGTGGAGGTTATTGTAACATATCAAGTGGTCTTACCTCAACTGTTGGTGGTGGGTCAAATAACGAATCAAGTGGGGGTCATTCTACTGTAAGTGGTGGGGATCATAACATATCAAATGGGGGTTGTTCATCGGTAGGTGGAGGTCATTATAACACATCAAGTAATTATAGTTCAACGGTAAGTGGTGGTTATAATAATAAATCAATCAGTAATTATTCAACGGTAAGTGGTGGTTATAATAATATATCTAGTGGTTGTACGTCAACGGTAAGTGGTGGTTATGGTAATACGTCAAGTTGTAATTACTCTACTATTGGTGGAGGTGCGTATAATGTCTCAAGTGGGGATATATCAACCGTAGGTGGGGGTTGTCAAAATACGTCAAGCGGTTTATATGGGTCAACCGTAAGTGGGGGTTATAATAATAAATCAATTAGTGATTTTTCAACCGTTGGTGGTGGTAGACAAAATACCTCAAGTGGTTGTTACTCAACTATAGGTGGGGGTTATTCTAACGCAATATTAACAGGTGGGACAAGTTCAACTATCGGTGGGGGTAATTCTAACACAATATTAACAGGAACAACAAATTCGTTTATAGGTGGTGGTTATAATAACACATCAAGTTGTAATTATTCAACCGTAAGTGGTGGTCGTCAAAACACATCAAGTGGTTATTACTCAACTGTTGGTGGTGGTTTATGTAATGAGTCAAGTGGTTCTATTTCAACCGTAAGTGGAGGAAGAAATAACACATCAAGTTGTAGTAATTCAACTATTGGTGGAGGTCGTGAAAATACGTCAAGTGCCTATAATTCAACAGTAAGTGGTGGATATCGTAATACAATATTAACAGGGGCAACAAGTTCAACTATCGGTGGTGGCAGTCAAAATACAATAACAACAGGATCAACATATTCAATCATTGTTGGGGGTTATGGTAACATATCAATCGGAGATTTTTCAACCGTAAGTGGGGGTGGTCAAAATACGTCAAGCGGTTTATATGGGTCAACCGTAAGTGGGGGTTATAATAATAAATCAATTAGTGATTATTCAACGGTAAGTGGTGGTAGAAATAATACATCAAGTGGTAATGAAGGTTCAACTGTAAGCGGGGGTAAAGGCAACACATCGTGTGGTTATTATTCAACTGTAAGTGGTGGGTATAATAATGTATCAAGTGATTGTAATTCAACCGTTGGTGGTGGTAGACAAAATACCTCAAGTGGTTGTTACTCAACTATAGGTGGTGGTGAATGTAATATGTCATTATGTTGTTATACGACAATTGGTGGTGGTCTTTGTAATTTCCTTAATTCAGAATACTCAACAATAGGTGGAGGGTTAAATAATTCAAACGCACCTGTTGCGGGTAGATCGACAATAAGTGGTGGTGAAAAAAATTGTGTTAAATGTGAGTTTGATGTGATTGGTGGTGGATATAATAATACCACGTTAAATTGTAATAGTATTATTGGTGGTGGATCGTATAATACTACAACGGGAAGTACCTCAAGTATTTTAGGTGGACAACAAAATACGACAATAGGTATTTTATCAACGATTGGTGGTGGTGCATATAATAAATCTATTGGTGATTATACCTCAATTGGGGGTGGTAGTTGTAATACAACAACATCAACATTTTCAACAATTTCTGGTGGAGCAAACAACACGGGAGGTTGTGGGTCATCAATTGGTGGTGGTCTATGTAATAGTTCTAATGGGAATTACACAATGATTGGAGGGGGTTATAGAAATACATCAAGTGGTGTTTATTCGGCAATATTAGGTGGTTCAGGAAATACGGTAACACATAATTGTTCGGGAGCATTTGGTATGGGTGTAACATCAATATCGGCAAACACATTTCACGTAAATAATTTGGCATTACAAAATGTACCAGCAACTGACGTACAAACAACCACACAATATTTAACAAGAGATTCTGCGACGGGTGTTGTTAAAACTAAAATTATTGCGGGACCGGCAGCGTATGGTCTTCATGCTCAAACTGGTAATAGTGTTGCGGTGTCGGCAACGACAGTTTCAACAACAATACTTAATGGTGGTGTTGGAACATTAACAGTTCCGGCAAATGGGTTTACCGTTGGTGAAAGTTTTCTTGCAAAACTTGGTGGGGTTATATCATCTAAAGTAAATGATACTATAACAATTAATGTTATTAGTGGTGGGGTTACCTTAACAAGTAGTGGTCCTATAACTATGCCTAATATAACAAATAAAGTTTGGTTAATGGAGGTTACGTTTACGATAAGGAAACTTGGTTCGGCAACAGTTGGGTCAATAGTTAGTCTTGGTAATTTTGTTTGGAGTAACAATGTTAACGTACAACAAGGGTTTGGATTTAATACTGTTAATAGCACAACTTTTGATACTACAATCTCAAACACATTAGATATAAAAGTACAATGGAGTTCCGCATCAACAGATAACAGTATATACTCAGATGTATTTGTATTAACTAAAACATATTAAAAATAAAAAATAATGGCAAATCAAAAACTTACACAAAGAACATTAGCGACAGGAGTCACATTAACTGATTTAATTCATATTGTAATACCAACTGATCCGACAGATGATCCAGCAGGTTCATCATATAAAGCAACCGTCGGTCAGATGATGGACACAATCAGTGCATCAACAATTATGGTGTTAGGTGTTGGAACGGGATCAACAGAAAGATGTAGTAATTTAAATAGTGCTTATGGGAATTACTCAACAGTAAGTGGGGGTATTTATAATACCTCTAATAAGGATTATTCTACTGTGGGTGGTGGTAGAGTCAACACTAGTAGTTCTTATGGTGGTACAATTTCAGGTGGTTTAGATAATTTAACAGGACCAACAGGTGTTATTGCAACTCTAAGTTCATATACTTCAGCGGCTGGAATAGGACTTGCAGATGGGACTTACGGACCTTATACTCAAACAACAACGAGTGGTAATGGTGTTGGTGCGGACTTTACGTTTGATGTTAGTGGTAATACAATAACAGGTGTTACAATCACAAACGGTGGTGTGGACTATAATAATGGTGATACGATTTTTATAACGGGAACAACATTTACTTTGGGAACATCATCAAATGATGTTACAATAACTATTGGTAATGTTTTGGTCTCAACATTTAATACTGTTGGTGGGGGGCGTCAAAACACATCAAGTGGTTATAATTCAACAGTAAGTGGTGGTTATAGAAACACATCTAGTGGTCGTTATTCAACCGTTGGTGGTGGTTTATATAATGAGTCAAGTAATTATAGTTCAACTGTAGGTGGAGGATCAAATAACACATCAAGTGGTCCATATTCAATAGTAAGTGGTGGATATGGTAATACATCAAGTAACTATAGTTCAACTGTGGGTGGTGGAAAAATTAATACCTCAAGTGGTTGTTACTCAACTATAGGTGGGGGTTATTCTAACACAATATTAACAGGTGGGACAAATTCAACTATCGGTGGGGGTAATTCTAACACAATATTAACAGGAACAACAAATTCATATATTGGTGGTGGTACGTCTAATACGGTTTCACACAACTGTTCATTTATTCTTGGTAATGGAATTGCCACAACAACAACAGGTACAACATTTGTTAATCAATTGAATATTGTTGATTTACAGGATGGATCTGCAGGGTTATTAGCTGGTTCAGTTTATTATTGTTCAACTGATGGTAATAGACTTTATTTTGTTCCATAATACACTTTTTAATGTCGTTGTTTATCTTTAATTGTAATTAATTATTCAAAAAATAAATAATTGATTATTTATAGAAAACCATTAAATAAATGCCAAATTGTTATTGTTTAGAATTTAGTTTTGCTAAAGTTAGTGAATATGACTTAACCTACACTAATTGTAGTGGAAATACTGTCACAGAAACATTTTTAAGTGGAACAACATATAATATATGTAGTCAGGATTTAGATCCGATCACATCTTGTCTTGATATTGTCTTTGAAGTAAAAGGATTATGTATTGACGGAGATTGTCCCCAACAATTAATTAAATATCAAAATGAATGTGATGTGATAACGATATTCCCTATGGGAGTTCAGTGTTACGTTACACAACCAACTAACTCAATAACATACAATGGATCGGCAACATTACAAATAACAGGTGGAACTCCACCATATCACGTAATGTGGGATAATGGGAATATATCATCAACAATATCAAATTTAGGGCCTGGTAGTTATGGATCAACGGTGGTTGATTTTTATGGTGATTTTACGGCAAACACTATTTGTGTTTTAACGGGAGTTACGATAAGTCCAACACCAACACCTACACCAACACCAACACCAATACCAACGTTTGGTGATTTATGTTTAGTTGTGAAAGGTAGAAAGACTGAAAAAGTATCTTTTATGGAAGTGATTAACTTTAATTATAATGGGTATGTTAATGGAAAACCATCGTGGATCTCTGACGACACATTATATACGATTGAATGGGTTACATTAACTAATCAATGGGAAATTATAGGTTGGACAATAGGGTCAATTATAAATATTAACCCAATTTATCCACCTCTAACAGGATGGCAAATATTGGGGACACAATATCCATATGTTGTAACAGAATTAACAGTTTCTAATGGTAATTGTGGTAGTTTGGATATATTAAGATATGATTTAACGGTTAATCAACCAACTTGTAAATGTAATGGTAGTATAATCTTTAATGTGATTGATGGTGTTCCACCATATCAATATAGTATTGATGGTTTAACATATTTTAATTCGCCAATTTTTAATAATTTATGTGATGGATTTTACCCAACTAAAGTTAATGATTCTTCAGGTCAAACATTTACTGAAGTGGTAACATTAAATATTCCGCCACCACCACAAACATATTCAGTTTCACTATTGTTAAATGTTGTTGGAAATAGTTTTAGTGTTAATGTTACCCCGCCATTACCTCTTGGTGCATCACTTATCTTTGATTTAGTACATAAATCTGATTTTACAGTTGCTCCAACTATAGGCGTGGCAACATACAATAATGTTGTTACGGTTAATGTTAATAGTGTTTCTACACCGTATAGTACAACATCTGTTGTTGGAACATCAACACTTTTATCAAATAAACTTTGTATTGGGGGAACACAAACCAATACGATAACAACAAATATTTGGAATAATCTAACTATGGTTCAAGGAACAACTATTAATGGTACGATAACTAATTCTGTTATACCAATAACCCCATTAGTTGCTTGTTATAGTGTTAAGTCAGGATATAATTTAATCTTAGATAATGTTAGATTGATTGATTGTCCTTGTTGTAATTTAGTGATAAAATTACCGGCAGGTACGAGTAAAGTTTGATAAATAAATAATAAAATTAGATATACAATATTTATATAACAAATGGCATATATATTAAAAAATACTTCGGGGTTAATCAACACAAGAGTAACTGATACGGGAAGACAAAAGTTATCCGAAGGTAATTTCAACATATCATATTTCCAAATTGGGGATAGTGAAGTTTCCTATAACGCATTACCGAGTAGTTATAATCAACCATATAGTGTTGTATTGGAACCACCATTTAATACTCAAAATAGTTCAGGTGTTCCCCAATCTAACAGACAAGCGGTTAAATATCCGTATTATGTTGATGGATCTGCGGGTAATACATATGGTATCCCTTATATGGATTCTATAATTGAACCTGTATTTAATAGAGCACCACTTCGTGGGTTTTTTACGGGAAATACTACCGCAACAACTATTAGTTGGAGTGCATTAACTAATGATAATTATGTTGTTAGTCCGAACTACCTTGTTGATATGTCTACATTAAGTGGAACGAATGTTGTGAATTTAATATATTCAGGTCCTAACACATTTAATCAAACCACACCATCTATTGGCGATTTTATAACGATGTTTTTTGATGGTAAGGGTAATATGAATTCGGCTTGTTATAACTTGCCGACTCCAACACCAACGGCATCTATTGGTAGTACGGCAACTCCAACACCAACACCTAGTTCTACTAGTAATATTGATTGTTCAACACCTACACCAACGCCTACACCAACAAAGACACCTTGTTTAACACCATCGTCAAGTCCTATATGTCCTTTACCTCCACCGGCAGATTGTTATTTGGATGTAAGTAGTTGTTATCCGATTATGACTTATAGAATTGTTGATGTATGTAATACTTATACAATAACTTTAGATAGGGCAACACCTGATTTTTCAGCATTTTCTGCGGGATGTTATTCAACAACAATAATCTATCCTGCAACGATGACACCAATTTACGATAGTATAACACCGGGACCACATTGGAAAACGGATGTTATTAATTTTGAATCGGTATGTGATGTGGATCAATTTGATGTTAAGATATGGAATATGAATATTCCTTGGACTGAGAATCCTGCGGGGTTAAACTCTAACTTATATATGGATTATACTAAATTTGGTTCGGTAGATTATATTGGATCAAAAGAATATTTTGGATATAATTCAAGTTTGGGTCAGTCGGATACAAGTTCTGTTTTTTATATAAACTCATTTAATGAGAAAATTGTGGTTCAACCAAAGGAACAAAAGGCGGTTGCAATCATTCATTATACAAATCAAACAATTGATTTCTTCTATGGTGAAAAATTTGCACTTGAACCATATGATCCAACAAACCCTGAAGATACTACAGGTCAAGCAAGAAACTTTAAATTACACATTCCTTGGTTGATGTGGCATAAAAATCCTGAATGTTGTTATGGTGAGACTTTTTGGGTTGATCCTGCAAATTTTGAGGATAAGGATTTGTTCACCGTTCAGTATATTGAATCACTTAAGAACACTGGAATGAACCAACCTGGTATTAGATATTACCATTTATGGGATACGCACCCAAATGCTGATGGTAACCCAAGTAGAATTGGTAAGGTATTCCCTGATAGTAAGATTATTATTATTGATGATGAAGAAGTTGTTGCGGCAATGTCTTATAAGTCAAATAGAAATTGGACTCTACCAGCTCCTCAAATATCGTTAATCACACCAAATACTTGTGGAACACCTACAACGACTGTGGATGGTATCTTAACGGGTAATAATGAGACAATGTTTGTTACTTATAGATTAACGAATGAGAGTGGATTCACAAATTCATTACATTGTAATTATTACTCAAAAGTTGTTGGTAATAATAACGATTGTAATCCTGATACATCTAAAAATGTTGGGATTAGATTTGGTGCCGAATTTAATTGTTTATCACAACCAGGATTTACTGCGGGAACCGAATGTTCGGTTGCGTGTAATGTACCTACAGGATTTTATGGTAATAAGTTTGAGATATTATGTCAGAAAGTTATTACGGGGACTAGACCTGATCCTACGGGGTGGGTATTGATTGATTTTACGGACGCAATTAGTGCAACGACAGTAAATGGTTATTTAACACAATCGGGGATCACAGGGACGACCTTTGTTATAACTCCTGAACTTTATAGTAGTGGATCAACATATGTACTTAATGATTATATTGATATGGTGGATCTTGGAACTACAGGTCAGACACTTAATTTTGGTGATGAGTTCTATTTTTATGGTGGAATTGAAACCGATATTCAAGCAACAATATATGAAATGAAATATAAAGTTAATCTTGGGGCTGCTGAATTCCAAAATACTTCTAACCCAACTTGGACTCAAGGAACCAAATCATATATTACTGAAATATCGTTATTAGATAAAAATAAAGACATTCTTGTGGTATCTAAATTACAATCACCAGTGTTAAGACAGGGGATACAACAATTCTTGGTGAAGTTGGATTTTTAAAAAAACTTTAATTTTTCTTGATAAACACTATATTGTTATTATATATATTTTTTTATGGTAAAAAACATTAAAAATTCACCTAAAGTATTAGGTCTTGATGTCTCAACAACAACTATTGGGTGGGCGTTATTTGATATCCAAAAACAAGAATTGTTGGAATTAACACATATCTCACCAAGACCAAAAAACGCTGGTGACAGTAAAATCTTGGAACTGATGTTAAAATCGGAAATATTCAAGACAAAATTAATGGAGTATAAGAACTTGGGTATTGCAAATGTAATAATTGAAGAACCATTACTTAACTCAAACAACGTATATACCGTTCAAACATTATTAAGATTTAACACTTTAATTTGTAAAGTAATATATGATGTGTTGGGAATTGTTCCTGAATTTATATCCACTTATAACTCAAGAAAATTTGCATTCCCAGAATTGGTTCAACCAAATGATAAAGGTAAGTATGTTTTATTTGGGGGTCTTCCAAAAGATGCTGATAAGAAACATATAATTTGGGATCTTGTTGCAAAAAAAGAACCACAAATACAATGGTTATATACCAAAAATAATACGCTCAAGAAAGAAAACTTTGACCAAACAGATGCTTACGCCTGTGTTTTAGGTTATATGCAATCAAAAGAAATTTGGAAATAATAATAATGTAAAGATATTTCTTTACAAAACAATAATAATGTAAAGATGGTTCTTTACAAAAAATATCGGTCAATAATTGTCCGATATTTTTTTTATGGGGTTGTTGATGATGGTGTTGGTGTTGGGGTTGGTGTTATACAAGGACAATCAACAAATACAACATTTATGTTAGTTCCACTAGGAACAGTCCAAGATTTAATTGTTATAATAGAATTACCACCTATGTTATTAGTTTGTGGAACGCCATTACTACAATTAGTTGTGGTAAATGTGTTGGCAGAAAATAGTAAATTGGTAACAATATATTCACAACATACTGAAGGTGTTGATGAAGGTGTTACCGTCGGTGTCATTGTTGGTGTCATTGTTGGTGTTTGTGATGGTATTGGTAAACAAGGACTACAATCAGGACCATACTCAATATTTAACGATACAACGTCAGATCCACTAATGTTATCAACAACCCCAATGTAAGTAACGCAAATATCGTTCCCATTAATTGTTGCACCATATACATACTCAACAACAGGAGTTCCTCCAGTTGGGTTTAGAACAACATCGGTTGTAGAATAGATAAATCCTGAACTACAATCTCTAAATTGTTTACTGTTTGCACATCTGATATAATCATCAACGGTATTAAATATTACTAACCCATTATAATTACAAGGTCTTAAAATACTTGCAGATTGGGTTGGTGTGACTGTAGGTGTTGGTGTAGGTGTTGGTGTATATGTAACACCACTAACTACGAGTGAAACTCCACCACAAGGATTAGTTGAGGATGGTGTCATTGTTGGTGTCATTGTTGGGGTAACGGTTGGTGTTACTGTGGGGGTAACGGTAACCTCACAATCAAAAAGACCGTCAAAATCTATATTACAAGCGGCGGTTGGTGTTGGTGTTGGTGATGGACAAGGTCCTGGTCCAAAAAGTTCATCACATAAGTCAGGACATAAACTTGAGCAAGGTGATTTACCAAATAATAAACAAGTTGGATCTCCTAATGTGGATGCTAAACACCATTGTGTTTGTCCCGTGGAGTAATAAATAGTGTAGGTATCACCTGTGTAATAATCATACCCATCATAAGTTCCTGCGGAAAAATATCCACCATCATAATTTGTTCCGGTACCACTAATACAATATTCTAATAAACAAGGCATAATTAAACTGTTACAGTATCGGTTACGACACAATTATTATCATCAACCACTTTAACAATAAAATCTGTTAAAGATGAAAAAATTGGTGGAATCTCAAAAATATATGGTAAATCACCGGTGGCGATAGTTGATACATAGATGCAGGTTGTGTATCCTGTATCACATACATAAATATCAAAAGGTGTTTGACCCAAAGCGTTGGTTATTGTTATATCTGTTGGCATATACCAAATAAATATAGTAAAACATAAAAACTTGTGAAGTTTGGATAATTGATTTTTTATTCTTATCTTTGTCTTATGGACGAATTTGACGATGTAGTTGAAATAATTAGTGAATTTTTAGGAGACCCAAAGAAAATTTATGAAAACAGATCCCAAGTTTCGTGGAATTGTCCAATATGTGATGATGATAATAACAAGGGTAACTTAGAGGTTAATATTGAAAAATCAGTTTTTCACTGCTGGTCGTGCGGAGATAGTGAAGGTACTCACGGATCTTTAGGTAAGTTATTTGATAAATTTGGTAATAAAAAACAAAAAAAACTTTATAATATTCTAAAACCTGAAACAATTCAAGTTAGAGAAAAAAAAATTGATAAAGTAAGATTACCTGATGGATATAAAAAGTTTAGTGAGGTTAGTCAAGTATATCCTGTTAGGAGACAAGCAATGAACTATCTTAAAAATCGTGGGATTACAGATGAGATGGTTGAGAAATACCAAATTGGGTTCTGTGATACCGGTGATCATAACGGTAGAATAATAATACCCTCTTACAATAAAAAGAATGAATTAAACTACTATATCTCAAGAAGTTGGGATCCTAACAGTAGATATAAATATAAGAATCCAATTGCACCTAAAGATGAGATAATTTTTTGGGAAAACATTATTGATTGGGATAAAGATATTTATTTGGTTGAGGGGGTTTTTGATGGGTTATTCCTACCAAACTCAATACCGATGTTGGGGAAACATATGTCTCAAGTATTGTTTGAAACAATTTACAATAACGCCAAAGGTGAGATTGTTATTTGTTTGGATGCCGATGCTTGGTCTAATGCTTCAAAGTTATATCACGAATTAAATGGTGGTTCATTGTATGGTAGAATAAAAATAATAAAATTAATAGATGATAAGGATGTCTGTGATCTAAAAGGTCAGATAGATGATTTTTATTTTAAAATGAGAGGGTGATATGGATTTATATAAAATAAGAGACGAAATTAATGAGATCATTAAGAATAGACAAAATGAATTAGAACTTACTTTTGAGGAAGAATCACATACCTATACTATGAGGGATGTGGAGACTAATTTAAGATCTGATTGGCCGTCGGTATCAAAGGTAATGAAATATTTCTACGATGAATTTGATTCTGATGGAATTTCCGAGAAGAAAGCCAAAGGTGATCCTGTGGAAAAGGCTCGTTTATTAAAGGAGTGGTCTGATGCTGGAGAATACTCAACAAACATGGGGTCAAGAGTCCATTTCATATTGGAAAAAAAATCACTTGAAATGTTTGGTGTAACAAAAGAAGTGAGACAACCAATCTTTGATTGTGATTTCACACAAATATTAAAGGGGGATTCAATGGTATCTGCTGGTACTAATTTCTTGGAATTAATGAAAGAAAGGGGTGCGGTGTTGTTGGATACTGAAATTGTTTTGGGTTGTAATGAATTTGGGTATGTTGGACAACCAGATAAGTTTTGGTTAATAATGAATAAAGAAGGGACTGAATTTGGGTTGATAATAACTGATTGGAAGACAAACAAACCAAAAAACTTTGAGGAGAATTTCTTCACCAAAAAAATGAAATATCCCTTCCAAAAACACCCAAACAATGCGTTGGGACATTACTTCACACAACTTCCGTTTTATGGTAAGTTATTACTTAAGATGTTGCAAGGATCAAAATATGGTAATATTAAGTTATATGGTGGGATTATTGTTTTGGTAAAAGAAACTGGTCAGTTTGAAGAGTTTAGAGTTCCAAAAGAAGTAATTAACACAATTCTTGATATGGATATGAAGAAATACTTGAAAAAATAAAAAAGATTAATTATAATTGGGTATGGAAGGAACGATACAAATGATATGGACATCAACAACAAGTTGGGATTATGTTGGTGCAGGAAAAATAAAAGTTAATTATATAATAAAATAATATGGATGAGATTTTAAAACCAAAAATTGATTTAAAAAAACAACCAACGGTGGTATGTGAAAAATGTGGGTCAAAATACTTCAAAGAGGTTGTGTTAATAAAGAAAGTTTCTAAATTAATGACTGGAAGTTCGGAAGACACGTTGGTTCCGTTCCCCACATATATGTGTGATGGGTGTAACCACGTTAATATAGATTTTGAATTGTTTGATTAATATAAATAAATAATGGGAAAGAAAATTGTATGGTTTGAAACTTACGTCACAACTTGTAAGTATTTTACAAACTTAACGGACGAAGAGGCGGAACTTTTTGAACAAGATGAAGAAAAATTCTTTGAAGAAGTTGATTTTAGAGGAAATCAAGATTTGGAATGGGATAAAATTAGTGATGAAACAGAATCAGATTTTAATATTGAGGAGGATTAAATATGACACATAAACAATTTTATATTTGGTTGGATGGTTATTTAACTGGTAAGTTGGAAGACAAACATATTGCGATTGGACCTATTGTTGAAAAAATGGGTGAAGTTATATCTGACGAACAAAAATGGATTAATGATTTTACATCGTATCGGAAAATGGAAAAATTAAATCCAATTAAAATTGAGAACTCACCTGAATAAAGTGGGTTTTTTTTGTATCTTTGTGATTATGAATAAACAAGGAATTGTATTAAAGTGGTTAAACAAAGAGTTTGGTAATTTAACTCCGGTGGTTAAAAATGATAAAACATTTTATGTTGATAAGGACAGATTGCCGTTATTTTACTATTACCAGGATTCAAAAAATAGGTATGTTTATATAAATTACGAAAGAATTTGGGTATTTTTTGAATCCATTTTTGGTCTGAATTACTTGCAAACACAGGAGATTCTGAAGGTATGGTTGGGGGAGACCTATAATTTGAGGGGAGTCACACCTAAGTACTTTAAATCTGAATCACTTTAATAGTTGGAAGAGACCTATAATTTGAGGGGAGTCACACCTAACAATTCAAAGTTCCAATGTGGAATTTCCTGTTGGAAGAGACCTATAATTTGAGGGGAGTCA